CGTCCGGGTTGTGGAGGACGTGGGAAGTGCCCGCGTCGAGGAGGTGCAGGCGCGAGGGCCGGTCGGCGATGAACGCGAAGTTCGGGCCGTAGTACACACCGCCACAGACTTGTGTGAACTCCTCTAGGATGCGCCAGGCTTCCGCCTGATCGGGAGTGAGGCGCTCCCTCACTCCCATCACATCGATGAGGAATCCGAACCGGGCGGAGCTGGATCCGTAGATCTGGGCGGGCCAGTACCCGTCCAGCGAGTCGCTCTTGAAGCCCATCTTCTCGGCGATCTTTCGACCGGCCTGCTGGGCGATGATCGGCGAGACCGCCGGGACGATGCGATCACGCGGGATGATCGGTGAACTGAGAACCCAGCCCTTGTTCCGCGCGACCTTGTCCACGGACTCCATGACGAGCTGGGCCGCCCGCTCAAAGTCCATGGGCTTCGTGCTGCGCCCAATTTCCGTCCACTTCCGGACGTACTCCGGCATCTTCGCCCGCTGCTCATCGGTGATGTGGGTGATCTTGCTCATGTTTGCCTTCATTGGTGGGTTTCGAGCACGTATGGGCTTGGCCCACAAGACGTTTATGACGCGTATTACTCTCTTTTGAAACGTCTATGTATCGCCGTTCTTAAGGGCCGCACGATAGCCACGGCGGAATTCGAGGGTCTCATTGTCAAATGAGGACATGGTTACTCCTTAGAGGGGCTGAGAGGGGCCTGACCAAGGGCGAGAGCAAGGGCCTCTGCCAGCGTGTATTCCTCCGTGTAGGAGGAGTTTTTCCCATTGCCGGCGGGAGGCCAAGGCTGTGACACCTGGTAGGACACCTCAATGACTGTGGGTGCGTATGACTCGTCCGTGGTGACTGAGACACGCCACATGGTGCTATTCGGAGGAAGGCGGCCCGCTGCCTGCGCTCGGCGCTTGGTCTCTTCCTCGAGTACGTGCTCAATGGCTACCTGGAGCCACTGGAGGCCCTTGAGATCTTCGCGGCTTAGTGTGATGTCCATCTTCATTCTTCCTCCATCTTGAGTGCCCGCATTGCTCGGCGCTTTCCCTCAAGCCAGGGAGCGTTCCACTCTTCCCAATATCCGCCCTCCTGGGCGTCATCTTCTTCGACATACCACTTGAGGCAGGCGGCCAGCTCAGTGTTGACGGCAATCTGCTTCGCGAGTTCGCCGACGACCTTGCGGGCAGCGTCCTCGGCGTCCATCGGGCCGCTTTCGCCCGTGTGCTCGATGAGGATCTGCGCCACCTCGCGCAGTCGGGCGCGGAGACGGTCGGCCTCGTTCTCCGCGGCCGCCGCACGGGCGCCGAGTTCCCGGTAGCCGCCGCGATAAGCCGCGTCAGCGGTCTTGTAGAGTTCGGCAATCTGCGTTCGGAGCGCGGTGTTCTCACGTTCCGCGTCCAAAAGCGCAGCCAGCCGCTCCGCTGTGAGTTCTGCTTCGGTCACGGCTTCTCCTCGCGGCGGTGCTCGCTGTTCTCGATGGCTTCTGCTCTGTTACAGAGCACGAACCACGCGGGGCTGTCTTGACCCGCTTCGTACATGCGCCAGGCCTCCGCGTGCAGGTACGCCACCACGGCGGCGCGCTCCTCCCACGCGCCTCTGTCTTCATGGGCCGCGAGTTGGCCAGCAGAGTGCTCCACAGCCCCCACGAGGTCGTAGACATCCCGGCGCCGTTCCACCTCGGCGCGGAGACGTTCGACCTCCGCGCGGAGACGTTCGACCTCCGCGCGCTCCGCGGCCAGTTCCGCAGACAGCTTGTCGCGTTCTGCTCTGGCCTCATCGCGCTCGCGCTCGAAGACTACTGGGTACACCCAAGAGGAGTACGCCTCACAGAATGCGGTCCCGGTCTCCTTGTGGCAGGACCAGGACAATGTCTTCCCGCAGCGCGGGCAGATGAGATCTTCTTGTACGTTCATGATCACTCCGCTGTTCTGAACAGTAATCTCTCGTCGTGCTCAGCCCGCGTTGAAGGACGCGCAAATCACGCTTGCGGGAATGTTCCTGGTAGGTGTCATTTGCACACCAGCCCGCGGCTCGTGTTGTGCCGCTCAATGACCTCATCCACGGAGTTGAGGAGGTCGCCGTCGTCCTCAACTTCATCAAGCATGCGCGCAATGCGGCAAAGTCGATAGCCAACGCTCGCGTCTCCAACGCGAAGCGCAAAGCCAACGCACACCTTCGCCTGCTCTCCATCCGGTGTGCTGTGGCACTGCATCACCTTCATGTATGGCTCGCCTGACGCCATGCGGCGAAGTTCGCTCTCATTCACGCATCCTCCCGGAAACCCTCCGGGCTCCACGCTCTTCCTCCACGGGCAGGTCTTGCATGCGCGTCTCATCCCCCAGGGTCCAGGGGTCGCAGCGGCGAGACGCGCTTTGATGGGGTCGAGGTCGGCGGGGGTCACGACGCGGCCTCCAGCGCCGCCAGCAGGTCCGCCATCTGCGCGGCGCGCTCGGCGGCGGCTCTGACGTTGTAGGTCCAGTCGCCAGCTACGCCTTCGTCGCCAGCGGCGGCGACGGTGGCACAGGCGGCGACGTTGGTTGCGTAAATAGAGGTGGCTTCGGCGATCTCTGCCCAATCGACGTCAGATGTGGCAGAGGTGGCACAGGCGACGGCGTCGGTGGCATCGTCGGCCCATTCTGCGGCCTCGGCGGCGCAGCTTTCGACCATGTAGTTGGAATGGGCCGAAGATGCTGCGATGTCCGCGCGCGTCGCCGCGCACCGCGCGACGAGCACCGCCACCTGGGCTGCGCGCTCCGGGGGGTGCGCCGCGCACAGGGTCAGAATCGCGTCTGGCAGGGTCATGGATGGCAAGCACCACCAGGCCGCCACGTCGATGGGATCCTCGTCTGCCACGTCGGGCAGGGCGGATCGGATGTCGGGGATGTAGGCAGCGAGGTGGTCACTGCCCCGGGGCCTGGCATCGCGAAGGTCGCGGATGGAGAGGGTGAGGCGGGGCTCGGTCACGGCGCCACCTCCAGCGCGGCCAGGAGGTCGGCGTGCTGGCGGAGCCGCTCGACCTCTGCAATGAGGGCTGCGAGGTCGGACGGCGCGTGGGCGATCAGTTCCATGTCTTCATGCGTCCGCGGGATGGTCCAAACATCCCGGGTAAGGTGGCTCGTCTGCGTGATGCTCTCCCGGTCTGGGGCGAGCACCCACGGGCCGGGAGTCGCGGCAGCGAGGCGTGCCTTGATCTTGTCGAGAAAAGAGGGGATCACGGGGTGGTCCCCCGCTCGCGCACGGCGAAGTGAGGGAAAGCGCACGGCGAAGTGAGCCATGCGCGCATATCCTTGTTCACCCGTTTCCACTTCACATCGGTTCCGAGCCGCAGCATCGTGTTCGCAAGGTCGGCGGTGTCGAACCAGGGCGACCACTCCCCGTCTTGCTTACGCAGGCGAATCTTAGCCGGGGCTCCTTCGGGCTTGTCGCCTTCGGCCTCCGCTTCAAGGTAAACCCCGGGCGCGTCCTTCCAAGCGAAGATCACAGTTTGCCCTTTGCGGTGAGCGTCAATCAATCGGTTTGCGTCACAGGTACAGCACATGGCTCAATCCTCCTTGATGTCATGCGTCTTCAGCGCCGCGCGCACGGCGCGTTCGGCGATCTCCATCGCCCGGCGTTCCACCTGGGCCGCGACCGTCAGGGGGTCGTAGCCGGGGAGGAGGGTGTTCACATACACGCCCAGTGCCACACAGGCATCCCGCACGTAGGGGTCGGTTTTGGGGTCGTAGGGACTCGGGGTTCCGTGAGTGCCGTCCTCACAGTGGTCGCAGACGTGCCTGTAGAACTCGTCGTTCATGTGTGTGGGCTTGTAGCCGAGATAATCTCGGCAGCACCTACCTTTGCAGTAGGGGCACGGAGTGGCAGTCATCTTCCACCACGGGCAGGTCTTGCATGCGCGTCTCATCGTTGCTCCGTCATTCGCAATTCGCGCATGGGCAGCTATTCCACCCAAGCAGCGCACAGCTCTTATGTCTCACTCTCTGCGCAAATTTCGCAATGGGCGAGTACCAAGAAACAGCCCATTTCCCCACACATGAACACCCATCTCACATCACTCATGAACATACATCCCACCTCTCGTACCTCCACTGAAGTACAGGTCTCGCATGACTGGTACATGACTGGTGCATGACTTCGCTCGTATGGCCCGCCATTCATCCATTCTCCCTCTGGTCAAGCCGTATGCGTATGGTTCAGATGTATCGCCATCCCTCATGCACGCCTGTCACTTCCCTTTCCAGCCTGTTTGTTTGTCTTGTAGAAACCCTCGTATAGACTTTTCATAGAGCCTCTTATGGACAGTGCTCCCACCCCTTGAGGTTCATTTTTTACTTTGATACCATTATTGGGGGCTAAAGAAATCAGGCCGCTTATCCCCGATTCCAGGCCACTTAGCGAGAACCTTGCGCATCGCCGATTCCACTGCATGTAGTTGGACCAGTGAGCTTTAGCTGGTTAGCTAAGGAGCACCTTAGCTAACAAGCGACCGCTCACAAGGCCCGCCCCCGAAGGGGCGGGCCTTTGTGTCTCACGCGCTCTTCTTCTTCTTCTCGGCCTCGGCCTTGGCCTTCGCTTCCGCCGCCTTGACCGCCGCCTTCTCGGCGTCTTCGGAGAGCTGCGCGAGCTGATCGTCTTCGCAGATGATGGACCCCGTGAAGAACGCGATTGCGCCCGCCGCCGCGCCGACCGCTGCGGCGGTGGGGATCCCGGTGTTGACCAGTCCGAGGTGGGAGGCGCCGGCGCCGACACCGGCACCGACAACGCCACCGACGGCCATGGCACCACCGTGACGATTGAGCATGGAGAACGTCTTAGCGAACATATGTCACCTTTTTTCGGGACTTGTTGTAGAACCCTTGCGCACCGCGCGCAGGTATTCTTTCCCGATACCTATATTATGCCAGCTTTTGCCTTGTTTTTTAGCCTACGCGGCGTATAGCGTTAGGGAGATGAAAAGGGGTTCCTGGACACTTAGGTGGGTCACAGTGCTTCCTACTATATGGGTAAACTTTTGAGTAACCTCAAAAAAAGAGACAAGTATCACAGGCCCCGTGAACAATGTTCTGTGGGTGAACTTTTGACTAACTCAAAAAAAGAGGAAGTGAAAACTGAGGGTCCACTATTTAGGGGGGTACAAATTTACTTAGGGTACAAATCAATGAAGTAAAGAAATCAGTAGGTGTCTCCCGAGCATGGGGTGATAGGATTGGGGTGTGAGGGGTTCATGTCTTTCATCAGTGCGGAAGTGTGGCGGGCGTTTGCCGTGGAGACGACCAAGCTTGCGGCTCCGCGTCAGCTTCGGGAGGTGCGCAAGCTGTTTGATGCGGGGAAGGTGGATGAGGCGAACGCGCTGACGCGAAGGCTTCAGGATGCGGGTGCATTGAAGGTGACGGACCAGGGTTCGTTGGTACGCGGGCTTGGGTCTGGAGCGGAGGGGCTGGCAGAGACTGTGGTGGGTGCGACAGATCAGCCGGGACGGATTGCAGTGCGCAAGACGTATAGCCCCGAGGCTCCGATCTACTCTCCGGGGCAGGAGGACAGGAAGGTTCGAGTGGGAGGTCTTCTGAGAGGCAACCCTGACTTCGCGGAGATGTACACACGAGGCAAGGCCCGACAGAACAACAACCAGTTCTCTTACATGCTAAAAGAATACGTACCGGGAACAAAGATTGATCGTTCAGCGGCAAACAACGCCTTTGCGCAGCAAGCGCAGCAAGCCGCGAATCAGGCCGCAGAGAGTGTCAATCTTCGTGTGCGCGACATCGTGACGCCCGAAGGAGGAGTGGCAGGAAACCCGATGGTGGCGAACCGGGGCAACACGGTCCTTACTTCAGATGGCCGAAGGAAGGTCGTGGACTTCATCGTGGATGAACAGACGGGGCCGGTCTACCCGAACTCGGGGCGTGACCGGCTAACGCTCACACCCGAGGAGGTGGACAGGATTCGCAGGTCGTTTGGCCGCAAGCCTCTGCCCTCTCGTACTCCGATGGGAGGTGGACAAGCAGCGGCAAGCTCCGCGGAATCCACGCGACCACTGGTTGCCGACACGACGCCACTGACATCGTTCTTCTGAACTTAGGACTAAGTATCAAGCTGTCAGCCGGTGATAGGACAAGCTAAAAGACAACAGAGCGCCCCTGGGAGGATCGCTCTGTTGTCGAAATCTGGGTTTGTGTGTAGACCTCACCCCTTCTTAGTGACAGGAGTGTACCACTTTCGGGGACGCATTTACGCTGCGTCCAGGGAGCCCCAGTGCCCCCTTTCCAGTCCGCTCAGCCCTTGCCAGCAGCCAGCTCGAAGCTGGCTGGCCCTATGGCGCTGAGACTCTCCACGCTTTGCGTGAAGAAGGAGGAGTTCTGGTACTCCTCGAGCCCGGCGGTGCCACCAGGGCTTTTCGGTGTGATGCAGCTGCCTCTCTTGGTGCGCACGTCGAGAAGCAGCTGCACAACCCACCCAGGAGCTGAATGCCCAATACGCCGGCCGACGTACCAAACACTCAGGCCCTGCAAATCAGGTCTCGCTTTCCAGGGCGAGATGATCTGACTTGTGGTTAGTGAAGAGACCCCAAACCCTCCGCAGTGGTGGCCCTCGCGGAGTGAGGGAGGTTTTAGTATCAACTCTTCACTACCTATATTATGACAGATTTCTTGTGTTTTTTAAGATGTATGATAGGACAAGCTAAGAAGTGATCCGCACCGACCGGCGGCGAGGCCCCGAAGGGCCCCGCCGCTATCCTCTCAGTACCAGTCCGGCTGGCACTCCGAGGGGTCGTCCCATTCCTCTGCCCACGGGGTGCCCCCGTGGTAGACCGGGGAGCGGCCCCCGGGGATGTGGAGGGGGTGGAGCTTGTAGGGGCGGGTCGGTCGCGCCGGCACGGGCGCCGGCGGAGGCACGCGGAGGATCACTCCTCCGTGGTCGATCCACGCAGCCACGGCAGCCTCGATTTCGGCCTCGTGGGCCTTATTCTTGGACATGTGACCTCCGGGACAGGAGAGTTGGTTGCGTGGCCACACGCGACATTGCGCGCGGCTACGTTCTCTCCATCTACTATATTATGACCGAGTTTGGGCTAATTTTCACACAGATAAGGAGGGGCCCCGAAGGGCCCCTCCTTACGACTCTACTGGGGAGAGGGCTTGTCCTGGTGCTCCAGAGACGTAGGAACCTTCAACCCCCAGATCTCCGCAATCCGCTGGACCTTCCGCTTACCGGCAACGCTCAGGCCCCCTTCCTTCCAGTGGTGCGGACGATCATGGAGATCTTGCAGATCCGTCAAGAAGCGGAGGTGACTGACGTGAACACCCCAGAGAGACTCAGGGCGGCCCAGCATCCAGTGGATTTCCTCAACCGGACAGCTTTCCCACGCGAGGTCATATTCCTCGTCCGGGATGAGGACGCCGATGGCGCACTTCAATCCGTCTTCCGCATGGTAGCGACAGTGGCCTCCCGCCGTGGCGCGTTTGCCCTGGCGGACGAGGTGAGTGATCACCTCGTCGAAGATGTTCTGTAGTGACTTCACTTGGCCTCCCATTCCCCGAAGAACCCCAGGGAGCGGGTGTGCTCATTGTCTTGGAGCGGCAATCCGTGCTGCTCGAAGATCCGCGCCATCAGCTTTCGGGTAAGCGGGCGCAAGGCCCGCACTTCGTCGTAGACGAAGTCGGGAGGATTGGGGTCATCCCGGTAGGCGTAGCACTTCTGGACCAGGAGCCGAAGCTCCTCCGGTCCGGAAAGGAGATCTTTAACGGCGTTGGCATCTTTGGCCTCGACATAGGCCAAAATCTCGCTGACAGGAGTCATCATTCTTTCCTCCAAGTTGATTCAGGGTGATAGGACCGGGGCCCGAAGGCCCCGGTCCTTTGACTACTCCGCGACCTTCAGCAAGCGCGCCAACGCCTGCTCGAACGGACCGGCCCATTCGTAGCGGAAGCCGAGCTGCCGAAGCTCAACCTCCGCATCGATGTCTCCGCCGAGACGGAAGGAGATCTTGTCCCCCTCCTTCTTGCCGTCGAACAACCGCGCCGGCAAGCGGTCGGGGATGTTGCCGAACAGCGCCGGCCACTCGCGGGACAAGTGGCACCTCCAGTTGTCGCAGTTTTCGTTGGTCCACCAGACCTGGACCAGCAGGTCCTCGGGACGGACCTCGATGCCCGCCCAGGTGAGCCGGCGAACCCAGTCCTCCCGCGTGCTCTGCGCCACGAACGCAGAGGTCTGCGAAACGATCCCGTTGGGAACGATGAACATGCAGCCAGTCAACATCGGCTTCTCCATTGACCTCTCCTAAGAAAAAACCACCACGAGGTGGGGCCCGAAGGCCCCACCTCTCACCGCAGACCCGAACCGCGCCTCTACCGCGCGTGCTTCAGGAAGATGGGCCAGACCTCGGTGAAGCTGAGACGGGACCGCGTCCCGTCGGGGTTGCGCGGAGCGCCCCCGATCGTGGACCCGCCGCCCCATCCGGGCTCGACCGAGTTCATCTCCGCCAAGAAGCCGGGGATATCGCCCCTGGCAAAATCGCTCTTCTTCCCGATTGTCCAGCCGATGGTGCCGGCGGGGCCGGGCACCTTGGCCAGGGCGACGATGGCGCCGGCGGCGTAGGCCGCGGCGAAGTCCCCCATCACCTCGACCACGTCCCCGTGGACGTTGAGGCCGTGCATCGGGCACGGGGGCATGGCGAACGGCTCGGGCAGCGCCCGATCGCCGCCTTCCGCCCAGGCGTTGATCTTCGCCTGGTCCGCCAGGAGGTCTTCGAAAGTTTGCACAGCGCCCGGTCTGCGCGTCAGCGCCTTGTGGAGCCGCGTCGGCGCCCACAGGGGGCCGTGCGAGTCCACTCGCCCGATCTTGTGGACCTGTTCGCGCACCCGGTCGTCGATGCGGTTGCTGTTGAACAGCAACCAGATCGCGACGGAGGTGTCGGCGTCGAGGTCGTTGACGACCACGCGGAGGCCCCGCGGATCCAAGCCCATATCCAACGCGAGGAGCACCTGTTCACAGGTGGACAGGGTGGCGAACCGGGAGCACCCGGCGTGGTGATCGAACGAGTAGCTGCGCTTCTCGTTGTCGATGGCGGGGCCGCGGCAGGCCCCGTCGAGGTAGATGGAGTTGGGCTCCATCTCCTCGATCGTGGAGGTGGCGCCGTAGTTGAAGACAATCTCGTTCTCGAACTTCATGTCGGTTTCCAGTAGCAAGTGATCCTCCGGAGAATCCGAAGGGAGAGGACTATTACTCGCCTCTCTACATATAATATGACGTAATTTAGGCTATTTTTTAAAGTAGCAAGACAAGCTAAAGAAGAGGAAGCGCAGCTTTTACCTGCTACCTCTACCGCCCCGCAGGGCGGCACTTCTCAGGGGTCAGTCCTCGAACCCGCCCGTCAGAGCGGAGACCACGGACCACTCCACCCCACGGGTGAACCCCGCGAGGGCCAAGGCCTTGATGACCTTGGACCGCTTGCGAAAGTTCCCACCATTTCGGAGGAAGCGGTTGTGGAACTCCACCCCGTGGACGTCGAAGATCTTCTGCCACACCTCACGCCGCGCAGTGAACTTGCGCGCCGCGAAGAGGCCGAACCCCGGCAACACCGGGACCCAGTCCAAGGGCAAAGTCTCAGACGCCCACGCCAGGCTGACGAGGCAGACGTCGGACCACTCCTCGCGGATGTGGCCGATGTCACCCTCGCGGACCGCCTCAACGAGCTCTTGAAGCTCGCCAAGGCAGTACTGCCTGGTGAAGGGGGCTGCGAAGACTTCCCGCTTCAGAGAACCGATGGTGATCATCGGCACCTCCTCACTGGAAGTTTCAAGAGAGATGACGCCCCATTACGCCATTCCCTTCTCCACTACTATTATGACCTAAAGAGTAGTTAATTTGAAACACAATGGGAGCGGGGCCCGAAGGCCCACCCCCTCATTCCGCTACTTCCGCGCCCACGGCGGACGGGGATCACCCGCCCGCCAGTCCGACTCCCACCGCGCGCGCATGGCGGCGATGGTGCTGGCCGGAACGCCGTGGACATTGCGGCGCTCGAGGGCGGAGTCGGAGAGGCCGCCGTCGAAGAGGTCGATGACCTCAATCTCAACGGCGGCCTCGCGGGCGATGTTCACGTAGGGCCGGATCTCCCAGCCCTGCGTGAACGTGTTGGCGACCACCGCCGCCCCGTGGGCGCGGAGGTCGTCGGCAGTGCCCTGCTGGCACGCCGCGTGCGCGGCGCCCAGGAGGGCAGGGTTGAAGGTGTACCGACCCTCCGGGTCGGTAAAGTAGTCATCCGCCGCCCGAGGCGGCGGGAAGCCGCGCTCGGCAGCGATCTGCGCCGCGAGCGTGGACTTCCCGCTGCCGGGCAGGCCGCGGATGATGAGAAGAGTGCCCATCGGGCCTCCAAGAGAGACAACTCCGCGGGATTGCGGGGTATTGTCCTCTCTGTAATTAATATGACCTCATTCAGTCGTTATTTTCATGATAGGACAGTACGCCAGCTAAAAGAATTGAGGGGTGATCATTCCCTCAATTCAAACTTTACCTGACTTCCGATTGATTTTAGTGTCCCCATCTCGTTGAATCCCTGCGGCGGGGACCAGGTTGGAACCGCAGGCGAGGAAGGGCGAAGCTGATTACCACGCGCGGGAACAGCCCTCTCGAAGGCCGCGCGTGGGGAGGAGATATGCGGGGTTCCTCCATTCTCCTTATGACAGAAATTCTGTATTTTTTAGAAACAGCTAAAGAAACGTACCAGGTAAAGAAATGGGCCCTTCCACACTGGATGGGCCCACGTCTTGCTTTTCCTTGTACGAACTTACAAAACATGATGCCTTCGCATCATCCTTTGTTCCCGCCCCCCAGCGGCGAGTTCGTACACCCCATGCAGTTTGTCCTCTGCACTGGGGAATCGAGGCTCCTACGATCAAGGTCATCCCTCGATCCGGTCCAGACGCGCCGCAGTGTTGCAAGTCCGTTTTAGTCGTCTTGCTCTTACGTCGCGCCCTCCTCTATAATTATTATGACCTAAAACAAGCTAATTTTAAACACAGCAGGGGGCGGGCCCGAAGGCCCACCCCCTCATCCCGCTACTCCTTCCCCCAGTCCCCGAGGTAGATCTCCTCGACCGCCACCTCGCGGCGGATCTCTCCGCTCCGATGGTGGTGGAACATGATCTCCCCGGGGCGGAGACAGGCCCCGTTGCTCCACCAGGTCGCGAAGCGAGGCCCGCAGCACTCGCAGTAGTCGAGGTCGAGGAGGCCGATCTTCTCGGCCTTTTCCTCCATCTCCTGATCCGACGCGGCCTCGATGGCGACCACGTATCCGATGCCTTTTTCCTCGTCTACGTGGTAGAACCCGCCGCTGCTGTTCTGCCGGAGGTAGAACCAGGTGGCGGTCGGGGCGGTATCGGTAGACATGTGAACTCCCTGCGCCTGAGAAGTGGATGGTCCAACACAGGTGGGCGCACACCTGCGATGCCGATGAGAACAGAAAGGAAAGAGTTTAGATTTCCCTCTGCTTAGTATTATTATGACCTAAAACAATCTAATTTTTAGCACACACGGGGGCGGGCCCGAAGGCCCGCCCCCTCTACCTTCAACGGCTGAAGACGTCGGTCTTGCCGTCGAAGGCGCCCACGCGCCCCGTGAGCACGGGCCCGTCGACGGGGGTGAACCCCGCCGACAGGAGGTCGTTCGCCCGGACCGGGGGCGTTACCCCGTCCGTGGCGAGGGTGACATGGGGGACGGCGTTCGCCGACCGCATGTCACCCGCGAGTTCCACCACGACGGCCTGGATGCCGGCGTCGTGGGCGAAGCCCACGACCCGCAGGGTCGTCGCCTGGCCGAGCTCGTACTCGGCCAGCTCCGCTTCCGTGGGGCGGAAGCGGAGGGTGCAGTGGTGGGCGATGTGCTTCTGAAGCAGCTCGCCCACCACAGCCTCCCACCACCGAAGCAACGCTTCGGTGGCGGCGGCGTCGAGGATGACGCCGACGTAGACCGCCTTCATGGCAGCCTCCATCGCAGAGGGGAATGAGTGGTTTTTTCCTCTGCTTACTATTATTATGACCTAAACTCAAACTCTATTTAGAATGATAGGAAGGGGTCCTAAGAGAAGAGAGAACAGCGCCCCGCCCCCTTGTGGAGGGCGGGGCGGTTGAGTATATTCAGCCAACGGGAGTATCTATGGACAAGATCGCAGCCTACCAAATGCTTCTTTCCGATCACCCCCTTTGGGAGAAGGAAGCGAGGGTCATCATCGACCCAACCGCCCATGCGGCACTGCGAGCCCAGCAAGGAGACAGGGGTCTGAGAATCTCTGACCAACAGCTTCCTCTGGCGATGAAGGACCTCCGAACTGCCGCCCAGGAGGCTGGAGGGATGAACCACGAATTGCCGGAGAAGAACTTTTTTGTCCCGATTAAGGATAAGACCGGGACAGTTCGCGCAAACCTGATCCTCAACTACGACAAAGCGCACCGAGGCCATAAGGTGACCACGATCCTGGGCCCGGAGATGGGTATGAAGGGAGTGGAAGAATTCACTGCCGGGAACACCAAACTTCCGCGTGACGTAAGCAGGCAGTTCGTCAGGAAGGCCGGAGAGATTCTCACACGCCACCTTTGACCCACTCGATCCCAAGTTCGCAGAAGTCGTTCGTACGAACGTCCCGGAACCTCGTCACGGACAGACGCCACAGGCACCAGGGGACGGAGGCATCCCTCCAGCTACCCTGTTTGTGGAGGGAGACGAAGTAGTTGTAGTCTCCCTCTCCCACCCTAATCTCCCACCCAAACAAGATAAACATGTAGTACTTGTTTCCACAGGTATCGATAATCATTTAACACACCCTCTAATAGATAAAGTGATTTGGGGACAGCGCCCCGCCCCCTTGCGGGGGCGGGGCTTTTCAGATCAGTGCTCGCGGCGGGCGGCGGCCTTCGCCGCCTCCGCCTTGATCTTCTCGATCTCCGCGAAGGCGGAGCGGTTGGCGGCCTCCTGCTGCCGCGCCTCTGCCGTGGCGAGGGCGGCGCGGGCCTTCAGGCCCTCGGCCTCCGCGACCGCCGCGGCGATGGGGACCACCTTATCCAGCAGGTCGGACAGGAAGGTGGCGGCGGTGGTGGCCGCCGCCGCCTCCGCCTCCAGGTGGAGTCGGCGGACCTCCACGTAGGCCGCCACGATCGCCCCGCCGTTGGCGGGGTCGGCGGAGATCGCCGCCAACCCCAGCTCCTTGAGCGCCGCCGTCTCGGCGGCGTGGGTGGAGGTGATGGTGCTCAGCAACGCGGTGGTGTTGGCGGTCATGGCCGCGAGCAGCGCCGCCTCGGCGCTGATGGAGACGGAAGAGGGGGTGGAGGCGGAGGTGGACTTGAAGGAGTGGAACTTGCTCATGTGAGCTCCGAGCAGGGGGAAAGAGTTAGGTTTCCCTGCTACTACTATTATGACGTATTTTTGTTAATTTTTCTAACACAAGTTAAAAGAGTGGACCGACGCATCGTGCGGCGATCCACTGCCGGATGCCTCTACGGAGGGCTCCCGGTCTTCTTGCGCGTGTAGAAGCTCCCGCACTTGCGGGAGCACGAGACGGTGATGATCGTGGCACTTTCACGCTCGATCATCTTCCCCCCACAACGCCAGCATGAGTCAATGATTTTTTCTTTCATGCGACCTCCCTTGTTAGAACGAGTACCAACGGAACGCTGCCTGTTTTTTCTGCTTCCGGAACACCGCGGTGAGGATGAGGTCATCCGTGCCGTAGTCTTCGGGTTTCCGATTGATCCTGTTGGTTAGGCCAAGGTCTCGCAGCGGAGTCGCCAGCGCAGTGCCGTTGACGACCAGAGGAACCTCGAACACCACGGATCTCGGGTTTACCGCGTTGAGGTACGACGCATCAATCGTGATGCAGGAGGATTCGTACCGAACGCCGTCGTCGTTCGTCGCCGCTTTCTGGGGAAAGATCTCGCTCAATTTTACGGCGAGTGCATCCGTGCTCGACCCCTCGTCCGAGGCGGCCGCTCCAAGCTGAACGCGCGGCACGCCCCGCGCAGAGGGCACGACCTTCCGAACCGCCATGTTGACGTAGAGATCCGAGATGGACATTCCCTCTCCCAGATCTTCCAGCAGGTTCGAATACGGCCGGTAGGCCGCGATGTCGACGCCGACGTCTCGATTGAATGAGAACTCGGCAACCCACTCGGTTGCCGCATCGGCCGGCATGCAGTTGATGCCCGTGAAGATGTCCTTCACAGACAGCTCTGCGTGCCAGTCGTTGGCCTCCTCGACCAAGACCCGGAGGATGTCGAAGTTGAGGTCTTGCCTCAACAATTCGCACCGCTCCAGAATCTCAGTGCGGTACTCCTCCGGAGCCCGGAGCACATCATCGAGGTACTCCAGGATGAACTGCCGCTCCAGTCCCTCGTAAGTGTAGAGGAACCGAATGCGGCCGGGCCGCATCAGGAAATAATCGGCCAACTTCCTCTTGTCGTTGGCGGTGATGATGGTCAGCCGGGAAGATCCCGATGTTCCGTCGAGGACCGACAGGAACTGATTTTGCAGATCTTCCTTCTCGAACACCTTCTCGAACTCGTCCAAGAACAGGACGTGCGGACCCACCGACTCCAAGAAGGAATCGACCAGGGTCGGCGGCGCCGCGAACGCCACCACAATGATGGGCAGTCCAGAATCGACTGCAATCTTCTTGGCGAGGAGAGTCTTGCCAGAACCCTTCTGGCCAATGGCGGCGACGGCCATCCGGCCGGATCCCTGCTTCCGGTAGGACGCGAGCACGCGGTTCGCGCGCTGGGCCAGATTGCCGTACAGCTTCTTCGGAAGGTCGAAGCTGTGGGCGACGTTCTCCTCCAGATAGGGGCCGAAGTCCGAGTCAATCCGGAAGGAGTAGACCTTTCCACCTTCCAGGCGGGCGACCTCATAGGTCTCTCCTTCGTGGTACGTGAGCCACCCATTCGGGTGGCGCCGGATCAATCCATTTAGTTTCATGAGTCCTCACGGGGGCGTAAGCATCGCCCACAGGTGTTATGCCCGAGATGCAGATGTTTTTACAAACTAAAAAAGGCCCAGTCTCCTGGGCCCAGGCTCACAGCCTCTCGAGTGCGCGCTGCTGTTCCCGCGCGTACTGGCGGGCCTTCGGCCCCGCCCCGTTGTAGCGGCGGAACCTTTCCTGAGTCCCTCCGGTCAGCTGACTGAAGATCCAGTCTGTCGCGCGCAGGTTGACCTGCGGATCCCACAGATCGGACTTGCGGCTGATGATGCCGGCATCCTTCAGTTCGCGGCCCCAGATCTCGTAGCGGATCTGGCCGAGGCCGATTTCTCCCATCGCGCCCAGCGCGTTGGGGTCACACCGGCTTTCCCGCCGGACGGTGACCAGAACGACCTCGGGCTGGGACAGTCCGAGTTCGCGGAGTGCAGCCAGGCTGCACAGAGGGGGAACTTCCCCCTCGATGCCCACCACAATCGGCGCCTCCGGACGGGGTGCCTGGGATACAATGTACCCCATCGTCCCGCTAAACGAGACTACAAACGAGAGCAACCGCATTCTCACCTCCACAGTTCTTATGACGCAAAACCGTCCAAATTGGAGATGTACGTGGATCCGAAAACGTTGAAAGACCCGAAAATGCTAATCCCCTCGCTGACGATCCTTCTGGGAGCGATGGGCACTGGCACGTTATTGGGGTTCACAATCGAACCCAAAGAGATGACACAGCTTCGTGTAGAAAACGCCATGCTCAAGGAGCGCACAACCAACCTGGAATCACGTCTTCAGGTGTTGAGCGATCGCGTTATTCTATTGGAGCAGATCTCTGATGGCTGCCGGGAAGTACTGAGCCAGTGCAAGGAGACCCGATGATCGCGCTACTGCTTGTCGCCGCGTTTGCAAAAGAGAGTAAGGTCGAGACCGTCAAGACGCTCATCGATAAGTATGAGACTTTACGTCCCGCGCCGCATGCGGATTATCACGACGCCATCATCGAGGTTTTTCAGGCAGAGATAGAGATCCTGAGAGCCCGCAACGCCTACTTAGAGAAGGAGTTGGAGACTCTCAGGAAAGAACACTCAGCCTGCGTTCAGACCAAGTAGCGTGGTCAGAACACCCTCATCTCTGGACTGAAGAACGCGGTCTACGTCCGAACGTCCCAGCGCAAGCTGGAGAGCGTTTTGGGTCTGTCTGCCGGCAACCCCATCGATCTTGCCGATGTCGTAGCCTGCGCGAGAGAGAAGCGCCTGAACCTTGGCATCGTAGTTCGACAGGTCGCCATGACCGACGAGGATTGCACCGCACAGCGCCGCCTGTTCGTAGCCGAGACGACGAAGAACACCGGAGAGGTCTCCCCACCAATCAAAGTGCCACGCCTCAGATGCGCCCTCGTCGGCTGAGCGAATGACCGGCTCCCAGCCAAGCGGACGGGCAATCTCCCACATCTTGTCCAGCTGCTTGTCTTTTGCGATTGCCGGGAAGTTCAGCATGCCGACATGGATGTCGATCGCACGACCGGCGTTGTGCATCGATCGGCCGGGTGCCGCGACAAAGGCAGCCTTCATCGTGCGCGCATCAAACTGCGCAGATCCAGGCTTCGGCTTCCCTGCGCGCACCCAGGCATCGTACTTGTCCCTTGCTGCCTTCTGAGTGGCGAAGTCTCGATGGCACTCGGTCACACGAAAGTCTCCTCCCGCAGCAAGCACTGCATCGTGGAGAACTTTCAGTTGCAAAGCCGCGCCGGGGTGCGCGACGCCAATCTTCCCCAGCTTCGACAGCGGGCGCAGATTTGCGCGAGGGCCGCCTGTCTTCCCAGCGGTGTCATAGGAAGACAAGACTGAGTCGTGGACGGAAACGAGCGGGATCACGGGACCTCCATCAAGTGCTATCTACGCTTCTGTGCCCTGAGTAACTCATCGAACGCGCGAAGGACTTCTTCGATCATGGAATCTCCTGACCTCCATCCTATCACGAAATTATGGGACGAACGAGGTCACAATATACTTGAACGGGAGGTAGCATGCTGATCACGATTGAAATGGAGTTGCCCAACTCCATGTGGGAGAAGATCGAAAGTGGGGGCCTGCTTCAGGCTCCGCCCGAGGTTCTTTACGGCTACGTCGCGTTCCAGGGGTTCCCTGAGTATGCGCAGGAGTACTGGCGCCGCGCTCCCGAAACTGAGCGCGAGCGGATCTTGCGCGCGGTAGTGCTTCGCACCACTGTCGCCGGCACCGATCCGATGGTGGACACATACGGCCTCGCGTTTGCGATGGCGAATGACTACGATCTGCGATTGGCGTAGGTCGTAAAAATCCAGTAAAAAACGTCATAATATACATAAGCCAGGAAAATAACTGTGCTGCACACCCGTGCGGCAGCCTGGTGTTGGAGTGTTCAAAATGGCGGCCGCTACCAGTAGAGTCGATGAGGGGGACGATGTCCTCTTCGACCTCGGCTGCTGGATCGACCTCTCGATCGACTGATCTGGAGACCGACTGCGCTTGGGGGAGGGGCCTTCGGGCCCCTCCCCGTGGTCGTGACTAAAAAATTAACTTGTGAAAAAGAACACAGTTCGGGTCATAATAGAGTTAGAGGAAAGCCAATCCCGGTGTTTCTTCTTGTTCCTGGAGGGAACATGATGTTCTACATTCTGGGAGGGCTTATTGCCCTCGGCGGCTTTGCCGCCATGTTCAGCGACGTCGCACCTTGGTGCAACGTCGGTCCCCTTGGAGGAGCCGCGATGGGGGCGATGATCGCCTCCATCGGCCCGTGGTTCCAGAAGCCCCGCCAATAGGCGGGGCTTCTGGGCTACGGCCCTTCTTAGCTCCCGTCCGTGGACGGCCCTTTTGCGATCTCTTTTACGTCCTCAATCGGCAGTTCTACCGTGCCAAACTTGAAGTCGCACTTGAAGCACTGGCGACGACGGTAGACGAGATCAGGCCAATCTTCTCGAAACCGATTGACCCACGCGCTGTATGTCTCGCCCTTACGAGTCTCAAGCACGCGAGTTTTGCCGAGGCACTGCGGACATTCCATTTCAGCATTCACCAGCGTTGTTGGAGCCCTATTCCCAGCGGTACGGACTTGTTGCGGAGGTGGACAGGATCGAGGTTCTCTACTATAACAGGCTCAGTGTACTACTTACGAGGGCGTCCAGATGAGCAGCGAAACCGTTTCCATCCTTGCCCCCTATTTGGCGGGCCCGGGTGCGGCAGTCCTGGTTCTTCTCATCGTCGTTCTCGGGTCGGGGTGGATCGTTGTCAACCACGTCGTACCGCTAATCGAGCGATTCGGCGACCGCCACCTTGCCCAAATTGACATGTTGATCCAGAATCAGCAAGAGGAAGCCAAGTCGATTGCGCGCGCACTCGGCTCTCTCGATAAGCGACTGGCGCTGATTGAGTCTCAGCTCCTTCGTGCAGAGGAGCGCGAGAAGGCGTCATAAGTCCCTCGGAGGGACTATGAATATCTTTGCCATTGAGGGAGTTGGAAACGAGATTGATTGGGAGGCATCGGCACGGAGCCAGGACAATCTTCGTGTCAACAAGATGATCCTCGAGTCATGCCAGATGTTGTGTACCGTGCTCAACGCTCAGCACGGCTTTCAGGTGGCGCCGTTCAAAAGCTGCCACCACAAACATCCGTCGACGCTTTGGGCCAGCGCAAGTTCCGACAACTGGGCGGCACTTGCTACGCACTGCGAAGAGATGATTGCGGAGTTCTCGCGCAGGTTTCGTCGCCCGCACAAGTGTCAGTCGGTCTTGGATCGCTGCGCAGACATCTTCGACCCGAGTCGATTTGACCTGAGTGCCAGCACACCTCTACCGCTTTGCATGCCGGAGGAATACAAGGGCAGAACGATCGTAGATAGCTACCGCAGGTACTATGCGTCCAAGCCCAACATCCGCTACCCGAAAGATTGTGTTCCGCAGTGGTTCCACGAGTACCGAACCCTGCCCTACATTGTGTGCTAAAAAGAAGGGCGCTCTTCTGCCGAAGGGCGCCCTTTCTTTTAGCTGGAGAACTCCGTGATAGGATTGCTTCGCCCGATTGTTCAAGTGACTGCCGCCATCTTAGCCCCGTTACTTGCGCGCGATCCTGAAGTTTACGAGTCGCGCGCTGTGCAGAGGTGGGCAAAGCGGTATGTGAGCTTCATGCTTCTTGCGAAACAAGAGACTGACTACGAAAGGAAAGTCCAGATGGTCGCGCGCGCGATGGCGGCGAGGTCTGCGCTTAGACATCTATCCGTCGAGCAGAAGATCCTCGACGAGCTGGACCTTGCAATCCATCTGACTGTTTCGAAGGGTGAACATGGCACGCCCGACTAAGAAGACCTTGGATGCAGTAAGCATGTTGCTGGACTACCACGAGGAGGACGACGCGGTCTTCTACGTTGGCAAGTCAGGAGAATCCGCCGTTATCGTCGTACATGACGAGGCGCTTTTGGAAGTCATCATGGTGCTGATGAACTACACCGCATCACGCGGCGAGGAAGAAGACATCCCCCAGTTCATGGTCCCGCCCATTCGAATCGAGGCGTGATCTATGTGCTAAAAAAGTGACAGATCCCGGATCGGAATCTGCCACCTTATTCACGCCTTCTTTTTGCCGCCGAACTTGGCGGACGCGAGTACGACACCGTACGGACTGAGCACGGCCACCTGCGTCACCTTTTGGTTCGCAGACAAGCGGCTGACCTTTTGCCGCTCCATCCATCCAGATGTGATCGGGATGGTGTACTGCTGTGCGGGATCCCCGGAGGGATCGCTGAATCGCAGTTTGCGGTCGGGCTGGACCCACTTGGCGGCCCACTCCCGTGCGAACAGCAGATCTGAGATCGGGTCGTTGATGAAGGACTCCGCGACCTTCTCGGTCTTTGCGGGAGGTTTCTCCGTCCGCGCCTCGGACGTGTCCTCCGGCAGCATTCCGTGGTAGACGCGGCGTAGGAGGTCGAACGAGACCTCCGTGTCTCGGAAGGTGACTGAGGGGCCGTCGACCACCGCGACAATGTCGCCCTTGTCGTCGAGGTATGCCTTGACTCGGGAGAGACGCCCTTCCAGATCTTCCAGTGCTCTCCTGGTGCTTTGAATAGCATCCATCGTACACTTATAATCAGCAACCTGCATGATTACCTCCGGTTAAACGCAGCGAAAAGAAAGATCATGGGCACCTTCGCGTACAAGATGGAGCGGGAGACGGGACTCGAACCCGCAACAACCAGCTTGGAAGGCTGGAGCTCTACCAATTGAGCTACTCCCGCAAAGTGTGGGGCTTCAGCCACCCCACTTGAGAGGACTCTCGCGTCACTGCTCATCCCCAGGCCCGGTTCTCCTGACACCCCGGAAGGTAATGGTAGCCGCAGAGGGATTCGAACCCCCGACCCGCGCCGTGTAAAGGCGCCGCTCTCCCGCTGAGCTATGCGGCTATAGAATCACTTCACTTCCGAGATCTTGCCATCCGCTGCCTGGACGACGATGGGAGCCTGCGCGGCACGCCGCGCCTCCTTGGACTTCTCAGCCGCAGCGAGGGCTGCGTCCCGGCGACCCTTGCGATCGAAGTTGGGGCCCGGGGCCTTGCCCGCCTCGACGGCGGCGATGTGGTCCTTGATCCGACCCACGACGACACGGCTGGCCTTGCGCTTCTCGGCGTGACGCAACGCCTTGCGGGCGCGACGCAGCTGCTGGTTCTTGCGGGCCTCGCGGCCCTTGGTGCTGTCCTTCATCTTTCTCTCCTAAGAGGTGGAGGAAGCGGTGGGATTCGAACCCACGGTCCCCTTTCGGGGACGCCGGTTTTCAAGACCGGAGCCTTAAGCCGCTCGGCCACACTTCCCTGTATCTACTTCTACTACTCTTCCATGATGGCGTACGGATCGAGTCCGCAGTCCTCCATGATGTCCGACCAGGGCTCGTCGACCCAGAGGGTGTTCCCGTTGACCAGGACGAGGGTCGTTCCCCCGTCCATGCTGGCCGAGGTCTTCGCCGTGTCGATGAGGTTGGGCGGCAGGACGACCGGATAGTATCCGAAATCCCCGTCATCCAACTTCGCGATGACATGAACCTGAAGCATCTTCATCTATGAGTCCCTCCACTTGCCTTATGACGCTTTCTACTCATTTTTGGTTCCTGGAACCGGACTCGAACCGGCACTCCCAATCGGGAAGGGACTTTTAAGGTCCCTGTGTCTACCGTTCCACCATCCAGGAGTGGTGGGTCGCGTGGGACTCGAACCCACGACCCTCGGCTTAAAAGGCCGGTACTCTACCAACTGAGTTAGCGACCCGAAAGATGTCACCTGATCCCACCGTTTCTGTGGTTTCTTTCGCGCGGTGACGGACACGTTCCTTGATGCTTACCCCATGTATACCGATGGCGGCGGGGAGGAGAGTAAGCTCTTTTCGGGTTAGCCGAAGGTTTGGAAAATCGCCCTGGAGGTGCCTCCCCCTTTAAAGTGGTCTCTCGAGCAGGACTCGAACCTGCGACCATCGGTTTAGAAAACCGGCGCTCTATCCACTGAGCTATCGAGAGATGGTCGGAGAGACAGGATTCGAACCTGCGACCCCCTGCGCCCAAGGCAGGTGCGCTACCAGACTGCGCTACTCTCCGATGTGACCTTTTCTTCCAGGAACTTCCCCTGGAATGAGGCCGGTCAAGCCTGCCCAACGCCGTCACATTTGGGGGGTTGTTCCATATGGGCTCTGCGACTGTCCCCCGCAGGAACCTAAGAAGGTTCCGCTCCCACAGGAATCTGTAGGCTTGTTTATTCGGTCTCCGGGCGCGCGCCCAAAGCGTCTACTCGGGCTCAGCCTGGCTGAGCAGCACTCGGTAAATGTGGCCGAAGTCAACGACTCCAACCTCTCCCTCCTTCGAGTGGAGCATCGTCTTCTCGACGTCCTCTCGGGAGAAGACAATCGGGTTGTTCGGCCCCGGCCAATGCCCAAGCCGAACCGCCGCGCACAACTTCGCGCAACGGTCAAACGCTGCCTCGTACTCCTCCTCGATGTAGGTGGCCCACTTTTCTCCTCGAATGAGGTCAATCGTGTGGAGAACGCGCGCGCGTTCTTGCTCTACGAGGGCTTTGACGCCCTTCGGGTAGCGGTCAGGGGTGTCTTGCTCCTTCGGAGTGTTTTTGAGCCCGCCGTAGAACGTCAGCCCCACGCGCAGCCGAACCCACAGGCCAGCTCCGACTCTCGAACGCGGCCCGTTCCACCTCCGAGGGAGCCTGCCTGGGGTTTCTTCTTGCAAGAAACCTTCTGCAAAGTCACAGAAAGCCAAGAGGAGGGTCGAAGGCCGCATTCTCGAGAGGAGACGCCCAAGATTGGGCGGAGGAAGAAGGTCAAGTTTGGTCATGGATTTTCCCGTAGAGGTGGTGCTGGAGGTGGGACTTGAACCCACGGCCTACGGTTTACAAAACCGTTGCTCTGCCAACTGAGCTACTCCAGCGTAGAGCACGTTCTCTCCGTGCGGTCACACCACTGGCTATGGCCACTTGCCCCGCAGGTGTCGCGGTCCCAACCAAGTCACTTGGATGGGAAATGGTGCGAGCGGAGGGAGTCGAACCCTCACGGTTACCCACCGGATCCTAAGTCCGGCGCGTCTGCCAGTTCCGCCACGCTCGCAAGTAGGACGGGCGGGACTTGAACCCACGGCCCTCTGGTTATGAGCCAGGTGCTCTGACCAACTGAGCTACCGTCCCAAAAGCTCATCTCCGAAGAAGTGCAGCATGTCCGAATCGAGGACGGACGCCTGCTTGAGTACCTCCTTCAACCGCGCAATCCGCGGCTGATCCTTCGGCCGATTCAGGCTCTGGTAGAAGTCCAGAAGGCCGGGCAGCGACTGAACCTGCATCCCGCGGATCTTGACGCTCTCTCCGGCCCTTCCCGGCATGTGCGAACCGGGGCCCGCGTCCAGCTCGAATCCTCGATGAACCGACTTCGTGAAGTCGGGCAGGTCGGGGTTGAGGAAGTCCACGTCGTTGATGTCATCGCGCAGTCCGTGTACATACATGGCGGCACCGCCGATGAGCACGGACTTCTTCGGGTCAATCCCGTGGGCACGGGAGAAGTCCTTCACCGCCGCACGGATCTGCTTCTCAGTCTTCTTACGGTCCGAATTCATCGTATTCATCTCCGCAAGTCATTGTACAAGATGGTGGAGCCGGTGGGAATCGAACCCACGTCCGAAGCATCTTTGAGTTCATCAGTTACGTCGCCTGCCCGTGCTTAACCCAGCGGGCCGGGTGTCCTCCGTCTTTCCGAGGTGTCGCACGTTCTTTTGCCCCGGATGGCTTGTACTCCGGCTGGCTGCATTGGTTGCTCAATGCTGAATGAGGAGGCGCTATGACTTCCCCCACACTCCCAGGACTCAGAGGATACGCCAAGAATGAGCTGAGTCAGCTCTCACTCCTGACGCTGGGGCTCACGTAGTCCCCAGACTTTCACTCAGGCCGCGAGAGCGACCGGGGCGAAAGCGTTGGTGTTGTTCGCAGTTGTCTCTGCGCCACCGTCAAGCCGGTAGCCACGCCGCGACGCCGAATCCCTATCCAATACCCCGTCGAAACCTGTCGGCCCCAAGGGTGCCCGCCGATTCTACGTTCGTACTGCCCGGCGGGCGTAGGCAGCAGAACGACCTGTTTCCATACATCTCTGTACGGGGGTCCAGGTTGACCCAGGGGCGAACAGTTTCCTGTTCACCCTCCACCACTTCCCTTGCGGGAAGGCGTGGTGGAGACAACGGGACTCGAACCCGTGACCCCCTGCGTGCAAAGCAGGTGCTCTCCCAACTGAGCTATGTCCCCATGATGACCGTTTAGCCGTTTCCAGGCGGCCAGGGTGGTCAGCCCTCCCATAGATGCAAGGGCCCTTGCATCAGTTCGCTGGGGGCGGCGCCGTTTTTTGTGTACTCACGGTGCAACAAGTAGCCTCTCCGTGACCGAGGAAAGGCGATTCGGACTTCGTTGTTGTCGGATTGGGTCTTCCGCTGCCATTTAGCGTCTACAGGGACGGCTAACAGTCCGCATCAGCGGCGGGAGGACGACCGGCCCTCTGCGGGGAACGTCATGAATGGCTCCGGCAACTGGACTCGAACCAGTGACCCACGGATTAACAGTCCGTTGCTCTACCAACTGAGCTATGCCGGAAAAAATGGCCTCCTCGACAGGATTCGAACCTGTGACCTTCGGATTAGGAATCCGATGCTCTATCCAGCTGAGCTACGAGGAGCCACCGTAGTTCTTATGTCAGGTTTTTACTTAAATTTCAAAGAACAGTGGTTGGGGCGCAAGGATTCGAACCTTGATGGCCGAGTTCAAAGCACGGTGACTTGCCGTTAGTCGACGCCCCAACAAGGGGCGCTACGCGCCCGGTACTTAGCTCTGATGGCCGTCGTCAGACTGCACAGGGCGAGGCTGACGAGACCGGATCTTCAGAACACCTTTCGTCTCTCCCTCGGGAGGGAGGAAGAAGACGAAGGTGACGTCGGCGAGGTTGACCATCGCAGGGATGTCCGTACTTCCAATGAAGTACTCGTCCCCGTTCTTGTCTTCCTTGGAGTAGAGGCGGATCTCGAGCTGATTACTCATCGGCCACCTCGCCCGCTGAGATTGTAAGGCTCTCCTTTCGAAGCGCGACGAGCAGGTGCGTCAGCTCGTTGCTCGCCTTCCGCATCCGCTTGTGCGCGGCCTTGTAGCCGCGCTCACCTGACCTGACGAGGCCAAACTCGGCCGTCAGCCGCGCGATGACATCTTCGACTGCCTTGAGTGTCGTGTCCATGAGTTCTCCATCAGAGTTCAAGAGTTGGGTCATCCAGTAGTTCGGCCTGGCCCAACTCGGTTGCTACTTTCGCGAAGTGCCTTGCAGCGAGCAAGGCTTCATTGCTTCCGGTCATGTCGTGCTGATGTTGCCACTTCAGCGCGATCAGTACGTAGTTCGGTTCTGCGACTAAGACCTTCGGCAGTATTCTTATGCCGAGTTTCTCGGACATTTTTGAGGTACTGAACTCGTTCATCGTTGAGTCTCTCGAGTGTGGTGAGATCCCACATGGTCCTCTCCAGTGATAGGACGATGGCTACGGCTGCTGCCTATTCCCTCTTATGACCGAACGCTCATTGCATTCGTTGTTTGAGGAGCAGGCACGGGATCTCACCCAAGAGAGTTACTCGCGCACCTGACGCCAGGTGCCGGTCTCATCGGACCAGTTGTAGACGCGCCACGCCCCCTCGACGATCTCGCGGCGAATGGTCTGAACGCCGTGCAGCCACTTCTTGTCGAGAGACGAGATCGGCTCGTACACGACCTCATCATCGCTGGTCTTGCCCATCAGAAGGCCGTAGAGGATCTTCTCGCCGGAGGAGTCGGTGAAGGTGTTGCTGCGAACGCAGCTCCACACCACGCCCCCCTTGGGGTCTTCCATCTGGTCCCCGGTGTCGGGGAAGTAGGTCTTGAGGCTCAGTGAGCCAACGCGTCCACGGGCCATGTTATTCTCCTTTTGTGCGCACGCTACTTGGCGGGCAAAAACAGTATATGAAGGTTTCTCGAAGGTGCAAGTAGGCATGGTGAAAAAAGTAGCGATTCCGGGAGAGACTGTCGCCGCCTATGCGCGTAGGCTCGGCAAAGTAGACACTTTTGCAAGGAGAGGAGCCGAGATCAGGGGCCCGAACGGGTGGAAGAAGGTCGGAATGGACTATAGGATAGGCCCAAACGAGATTGTTCGTGCGGTGCAGCCGGCTGACTTTGCCGACGACCCTCTGGGACTTGTCGAACTACTCCGCTCGTTTGTCAGGAGACAGAAGTGAGCAGCATCCTCGTTGAGCCCGGACAAGAAGTCGCACAGGTCGTAGAGTCAACCTTCAACGGCGTGCCGGAAGTTTTGGCTGTAAAGGCCAAGGTGACGCGAGAGGCGCGACTCGGAAAGCCGGCACCGGAACAGAGCGGTGCAGTGACAGAGATGGTCGCGCTGTTGGACGGGGTGCGAAAGGTCACGGACTGGTGGAAGAGTGCTTCTACCAATCCGTTCAAGACGATGTACCGAACTGCGCGCGGCAGGCGGAAGATCACATTCTGGCCGTACTACGAGAGAGAGGATGAGTTTGTGCGCGCAACGTCGAAGGGCCGAAGCGCGCCCCAAGGGCGTACGTGGGCACAGTCAGTCCTCGGATCGTCCGCTTCCTTGGAAGTCATCATCAGGGCAGAGCTCTGCTACTCTGACATTGAGACGCCGCGAGGAGCGGGGATCAACCTGACCCCGACCGCAGTTAGCCTGACCAAAGATGTAACGGTTGACTACACCAACACCGACGGTCCGAACCTTATCGAGATCCGCATCCTAAGAACCGCCGCCAACATCAAGGAAGTCGTTCTACACATTTTCGGAACAGAGGAGAGCAGAGAAATCCTCTCTGGAAGCGGACTTCCTGCGGCCTTTGCTCAGATGAATGAGACTGTTGTGCTAAAACTTCCTTGACTGTGAGTACAACTGTGAGTACAAACGGGTCATGCAAGAAGACGACCCGTTTGAGGAGTTCCTGAAGAAGGAGCGCCTCGAAGACTTCCACAAAGAAGAGCAGACCGCCAAGCCGGTTGCCCAGAGCATGCGCTCTGCGGCAGACGAGATCATTGAGGCGATCGGCGGCGTCAAGCCACGCCGGAAGACTCAGCGTGTCTGCAAGTGCGGCAGCACCGAGTTCACTGTGCGGACTCCGCTCAGCGGCGAGAAGATCCATCAATGCGTGAAGTGCGGCACTCGGTCCTACGGGGTCGCTCGCTCTCCTGTGTGGATGCAGGGAGACGCCACCCAGCACGCGCAAGGAAGTGGTGGTTCTTACTACCGCGGCCCCGACGTAGCTCCGACTGACGTAGAGACGCACTCGCCAAAATCAAGAGCAAAAAGCCGCAGCTATGCGGCACTACTGGAAGAGGAAAACAAATGACAAACAAGGGTTCCGTCTCTTTTCACGATGCTCCTCCTGGCAAGGAGTCCAAGTACGCCGAGGTCATCGCGCGGGCAAAGGCATCGCAGGTGCCGGATCGCCCCGGAGATCTGACCAACACTCCGAGCTTTGAGGACACCCAGCGGTCCTGGGAAAGCAAGAAGCCCCAGAAGACTCAGCTTTCGTCGCAGACCACTGCCGGACTGGCAGCCATCGCGCACGCGCCTCCTCCTCCCTCTCCGAGTCAGGAAGATGAGGAAGAGGTGGTTGCCGCATCTCCTGAGAAAGATGCGGGTCCGGTGGACGAGGCCGAGAAGATTCGTCGCGCGGTCGAGGCGCGCATCCGTGAACCGATCGACATTGGCCAGTACCTCGTGAACGGCGAGGTCTCTCAGACGGTGCCGATCATTCCGGGCAAGCTCGAGGTCACCTTCCGGTCCGTCACGGACCAGGAAGAGGCGTTTGTGGATGCACAGCTCTCCAAGAACAAGGAGACGACGGCGCGCGTGTTCCTGCGGACTTCAAACGAGTGGGCACTCGCGTTCCACATCGTTGCGGTCAATGGACATCGCTGGCCCGCAACGATTGTGAACGGGGACATCAACGAGGCGGCGCTCGACAAGCGACTGGGCCATGTGCGCAAGCTGTCCTCTCCCATCTTCCAGCTGGTCACCCAGAATCTCGTGTGGTTCCTCGAGCGCGTGACCAAGGGCCTCACAATGGAGGTGCTGGGAAATGGCTGAACTCTCCCGTCGGCTGGGCACGCGCCAATGTCATCTATGACAAGGGTCCGATGCCCAAGTTCGGGACTCTTCACGAGGCCATGCACCTAATCGTTTGGAAGTCTCGAACCTCCATGCGAGTCGCAGAGACCCGAGCAGTTGCCCAAGCAGCCCTCGGCGGGGAATCGGCAACGGAAGCCTTCAAGGAATACCAAAACCTTGTCAACAAGGCGACCGTGGATCGAGAGAAGAAGTCCATGCACGAGCGGCTGGAGAGTCTCAAGCAGATGCAGCACGTCAAGTTCAAACCAGCAGAGAAGGGCATCGGCACTGGCAAGGGGCCGAAGCTCAAGACCGCACGGAGAAAGCAATGATCGCACTACTTGGTTTGATGGACATCCATCCCTTCTCGGGAGAGCAGAGAGGGCTGTTTGTCCTTGCGCACGGCCCGAAAGGCGAGTTCCGCTTTCCGGTCACGGAAGAGCAGGCCGCCATTCTCCTTGAGCAACTGGGAGAGGGAGACGAGGAGCCTTCGAAAGAAGAAGAGGAGGACGTCGATCCTGCGACGCTGACGCCTGCGCGCGCAGTTAGCCTCCGAGCAATGTACGAAGGCCAGAAGCAGAGTGGGCCTCAAAAGGACGACGAGGATGACGTCGTCCGGATCAAGAACCCTTTCAAGTTGGGCTCCCCCTCCGCCATCGATCTCGACGACGATGACCTATGAGTAAAGACTCGCTGGTTCGAATCGAGTTCAAGCTCGACTGCATCATGAACGCTCTAAAGAAGAGCGGCGTGATGATCTTGGACCTGCCTGAGCTGCGCGGTATCGACCGAGACATCTGTCCGGTTTGTACGCAGCAAATTCGTATCGTCATCGACTTTGAGACCGAGACCCCTGTCTACACTTGCGGCTGCCGGCTGCCGGCAGTCATCGTTCCCGGAATCTCCAAACTCGTACCTTCGAGGAACACAAATGAGCACGCCAAACGGAATCAAGAAGACGCAGTATCACCCGACAGTCCGCCGTCAGGTGATCGCGACCGCTGACGTCAGCATGATGCAGGCGCAGGTCGTGGACAAGTCGGGCGAGGTCCGCGCGATCGTCGTCTGGAAGTGTGGGCCCGATGTCTACTGGGCCGACACGATGGACGGCCTGTTCGACAATGCACGTCGTAAGCGTGCCCCCGAGTGGCTCCTTGAGCAGCTTGCGGCAGTTCCCGCGGACAAGCAGTTCGACAGCAACGGGCGACCGAAGGGGGTAACGGCCCCTCCTGAAGGAGGTAATGCCGTCGCCAAGGCTACCCCTTCTCACGTTCCGAGTGCCGACGCGGACGTTCCTCAGTTTGCGCAGGTGTGAGATGACGACGCTGATTCCCATGCCAGGCTGGGCGTTGTGTAAGACGGCGCCTCATTCGACGACGACCATCTCCGGAATCTACTTGCCGACGGACATTGACAAGAACGTCAAGTCTGAAGGTGTGGCAGAGATCGTGGCATTCACCGCCCCACACGTCGGTCCGTCTGGCGTCGAGGTCGGTGACAAGGTCATCTACCGAGGCTTCCTGCGCTTTGCGAATCAGGTCGGTCATCTGCTTGGCAGCGATCGAGACTGCGAGTTTTTCCTTCTGAACCTGAAGGATGTGCTCGCAGTCGTCGAAGGTTCCGGCGTCATCGGTATCAACGGCGAATACCGGGTGTAGGCATGCCCGTCTCCAAGGAAAAAAGGCTGCAAGTCCGGGTAACTGACGAGCAGCTCGCGTTTCTTCGCACCTACGCCGAGGTCCATGACCTCTCGATCAGTCAAATGGTGCGCGACTTCATCGAGTGGCTGAAGAAGAGGGAGGCCCAAAGTGGAACTCAAGCCTCGGCGTAAGGTGATCACCAGCGAAGCGGTCCCGCTTCCTCGCCCAACAGTACAAGTGCTTCTCAGCACAATCGAGACTCTTTTCGCTGCAAAAGACAAGCCGACCCGCATTCTCTACCAGAAGGGCGAAGACCTGCTGGTAGAGACTCCTCGACTTGTCGCGGAAAGTGACGATGCCGTTGATCTCGACAGCGGCCTCCTTACGCCCTACCAGGTCATTCGACAGCACTGCGAGTTGGACATCCTTGATGGCCGCGATGAGGGCGTTGTCACCCTCTGTCGAATGATGGAGTCTGCGCGGGCTGGGGGATTTCTTGTGTCGGGCGTAGTCACCTCGACACCTGACCTCCTTGAAGAGTGGGTTCCGCGTGTCAACGTAGGCGCTGCCTTCGGCGTACCTGTGTATGTCGATCCAGAGACTCCTCGAGACGTTGTGTTCCTGTGCAGCAGCTCAAGAAGTACAATGATCCGAGACTTTGAGAGGGCAATCGCCTTCCAAATCAAGGAGACCTGACATGGCCTGCATCGGACGCTGCGGAATCTACTCGACTCGCCCCCAGTTCTGCCAAGACTACCCAAGGGTGCACGACTTCATCCCGCCGGGCTGCACGTACCACTTCATCGGCGCCGAGCGACACGGGTCGTGTCAGCCGCAGATCTGTCAGGAGAACATCTGCTGCGCCTACCCGCGTGAAGGCGGGGAGCCGGAAGGCCTGTCTATGGACGAGCTTGCCGGCGGCGAGCCGTGCAAGCACCTGGTGTGGCAGGAAGTCCCTGCCGAAAAGACTGCCAACGACGATGAGGGCCGCTCCGTTCTGGACGACCTTTACAAGCTGATCAATGGCGCACTAACAGGATGGTGAGATGCTGAAGTCGTACTTCAAACGCTCGAGCTATATCGAGCTGGTCTCTGAACAGAGAGACGACGTCAACTCCCAGTACAAGGCCTACTTTCGTGTCACGGACAACGTCGCATGGGGCAGTGCCCTCGTCGACATTCTTCGCTTCGTCGAAGATGAGGAGTATGTGGTCTCCGTAAGGAAGGAGTACTTCCTACGAGAAGGCCAGCCCGCGTTCGTCTGGACAATGATCTTTACCGGACCGCTGGAGACTATCGCAGAGGACATCGGGCCGATGCTCTGTGACCCCAACAAGCGGCCGTCCCCTGCTCCGCTGCCCAGTGCTCCCACGACGCCGAAGATCTCGGTCATCCAGGAGAGACTGCCCGATTCTCCAATCCTGTCCGAGCGCACGGTGCAGACCGAGGACGGCCTTCGCATTGTGAAGAGGGTCCGGCTGCCCTTTTTGCGCGGAGCGCGCGACATGCCGGGGCAGGAGGTAACCAAGAAGCCTGGAGATAAGGGTCTCGGGGTCTACGTCAGCATTGCAAGTGGAGCGTCCCTATGATGAATCTGCAAAAGATCAGCACCGAAATCGCGGCAAAGATTGAATCGGAGAACATCAAGGCAGCCGAGGAGGCAGCAAAGAAGTCCAAGTTCAAGATCCAGATGTGGTTCAGGTCTGACCGCTCCTTGACGAAGCCGGTCGCGTACTCGCTGTCCTTCTGGGAGTCGGGCAAGCGTCTTCACGGCGGAGGCGACGAGATGTTGTTCATCTGTCGGCGCCATGCCTCGGAAAAGAAGCTCAGCCCGTTTGAGCGGACGCTGGCTCCTTCGGCAAGCGAGCGTGGGTGTGACGGCCTCATCCCAGGAGACCTCGCCCAAGACACCGGAATCGTCGTCTGCCCGCACTGCGGCGTCGCGCATCGCCTGGATCAGATCGGAGACTCGATCTTCTACCGCAGTACCATCGATCAGGCTGCTGAGACGCTCGCCTGGTGGTGGCGCAAGATCGGAAGCAACGCAGACATCTACGCGAAGTATAGCCCGACCGACCCTCGTACGGTTATGATGAGCAGGAACTACGACGCTCGAACTGCGCGAGAGAAGAAGGGCCTCACCATCTACCCTCTTCAGAACATCCTGAAGGACATTCTTTCAGGATCTTCTCTCGAGTCACGGTTCCGAGCGTTCATCACCGCGTAGAGAGATCAATGCCGCTCCCGTTCTATGTTGACTTCAGCAAAGAAGCGGGAGCGCAAAGCCGGGAGAAGGCCAAGGCCGAGCGGCGCGTTCAGCGGTTCCAGTCCTCGGAGAAGAAGGACTGGGACTCGTTTACAGCCAATACAGCCCGCAAGTCGTTTGTGCAGCAGCTTGGTAAGGATCCGATGACGGACCCCAAGCTGCTTCAGTACGCCGACAACATGAATCGGCTAAAGACAGGCACGAAGGTCGGTACGGTTCCAGGCGAGGCCGGCAAGTCGTACGAGATCACAAAGCTGCGCGGGTCGGAGCGGCTGGGCTGTACCTGCAACGACTGGCGGTACAAGAGGTCAGTAGCGCAGCCAGGGGAAGAGCAGGACTGCAAGCACATCAAGCAGTACCGGCAGATGAGCAAGACGGCAGCAGCGTCGTTCAAGGACACACTCCCCAATCCAGTCATCGACGGCAAGCCGCATAGCGGAACGTGGACCATCGTTGGAAGTGGGCGCCTGTCGATCCCCAAGAAGACAAGCGACATCGACTACATGGTTCCGCTCGAGGAGGTCAAAGATCTCTCGGGCTTCCAGGAGTACGCCGATGTCCCTGGCGTATACTGGCGTGATTCGGAGACCATTGATGGCCGCCCTTCGACAATTGTGGCGCTCCCGAGGTACGCGTACGACAAGATCGACGCCAGTTACCAGCAGGCCACAGATCGCTTTGGAAAGCGCAAACTTCGGCAGTTGAAGAAGACGCTCCCGAAAGACTCCTTCTACAAAGACATCGGCGTCGTCTACACAAGTGACGCGATGAAGAAAGAGAGCGGACACGTAGAGGACCGCATCGCAGAGCGTGCGCCGGGAGCGGAGGCAGAGGTCAACACTCTCCGTGCCAAGCTTCGACAGATGCAACTGCGCAAGGGACAGACCTACCACGTCCCTCTTTCTCGTGGGAGAGGCTACGCCGTAATCGGAGACGTCGGCGACAAGCACGCGGTCAAGACCGTGCTCGGCCCAAACATGCGCCCTCCCGGGGAGCGGCTAAAGCTCGCGCGGGCTCCACGCGACTACAAGCGCGAGTACGAGCAGTACCATGCCAAGCCTGAGCAGGTGGAGAACCGAAGTCTTCGAAACCAAGCGCGCCGAAAGCTTGGGCTAAAGAAGGGTGATCCTCGCGAAGTCGATCACAAGACGCCTCTTTCCAAGGGAGGCGGAAACGGGCACTCCAACTTGCGCGCAGTTAGCCGCAAGACCAACCGCACCAAGTTTACGGATCCATCATGAGACTACTCACTGGCTTCATGCTCGAGCTGGTCAAACTCTCTGCCGCACAGATCAAGTGCCCCAAGTGCGGACACATGAATCACGCTGGTGCCGAGAGGTGCTCTAACTGCGGATACCCGCTTGGTGGATCGAAGCAGGCTGCTGCCTGCCCAACGGCGACTGAGGATCTCAAGATCAATACGCAGAACCGCAACAAGGCAATTCAGGCCGAGCACATTCAGTACGGACCGCTGAACCTTTCCGACGAAAGCTACTGGGAGCGGCTGGCAAAGCACTGGAAGACCACTCCCGCTGTCGCCAAGAGGTCGAAGTGCGCCAACTGCGTTGCCTTTGACATTTCGCCAAGAATGCAAGACTGCATGCCAGGCATGGTGCAAGAAGACGGCTACCTCGGATACTGCCACATGCACTCGTTCAAGTGCCACTCGGCAAGAACTTGCTACACTTGGGCTTCCGGCGGTCCCATCTCAACTGACGAAGCATCTCTCGACTGGCAGAAGTGAAATCTCCATGTCCAAGTACAGCGATGCACACACGCTCATCAAAACTTCTTCTGGTTCTTCTGTAAAAACGGACATTGGGCAGGCGCTTAGTCTTCACAAGGGATTGCTTATTGGCCTGGGAATAGGTGCCAGCGGGGGCGCTCTTTTTGCTAAGTTTGATCCTCGAATCAGGCCTGCCAAAGATGCTAAGACCCCAGAAGAACGTCGCAAATCTGTAGAAGAGCGGCGCCGCAGGGCCATGCTGATAAGAGGTATCAGCAGCGGGATCTTTTATGGACTTTTAGGCCATCAGTTTGACCGTATTGGAGCTAGACAGGCGGCGAATGATCGGTGGCGGGAAGAACAGTCAAAATATTGGAAAAATTACGAGCAAAAAACCGAAGACTGGTGGAGCAGGTACAAAAACCAGTACAGGCACAAAAACCAGTACAGAGGAGAAGGATCTTTTGCCGGCCGCACGCAGCGCAACGCAAGCGATATTTGGAAAGATCTTGGTGGCGTCGGGGAGCCTCCGAAGACAAAAGCAGAGTTCAAGACGGCGTATAGAGCAGCGGCGATGAAGTATCATCCCGATAGAAATCCAGATCCAAGCGCGGCGGACAAATTCCGGACCGCTGCCAAGGCATGGGAGGACGCTGAGAAGTCGGAGTGGTTCTCAAAGTTGGCAAGCTTCCCATCTCTCAGGATGGGGCTGAGCAAGCTTTCATCAGTTGCAACAAAGACTGATCCTCAGAAGTGGGAAGCAGCCAAGGCAGAGGCCAAGGCCAAGATGGGGGGCAAGCATTCCGCACGCGCGATGCAACTTGCGACTCAGATCTACAAGAAGAAGGGCGGCGGCTACTCCGGCTCAAAGCCCACGTCCTCGACCAACTCGCTCAAGAAGTGGACGAAGCAGGACTGGAACTGGACTGGCGGCGATAAGCCCGGACAGGGCGGACGTGGAGTCTATCTGCCGAAGCAAAAAGCAGATAGACTACGTAAGACGGAGGAAGGCAAAGACCAACTTGCCGCCGCTGCCCGTAAGAAGCGCGAAGCCACACGCAAGGGAGAGCAGTACAGCTCTCACGGACTGGCCGCCAACACAAGCTTGAGGAAGAAGTGATGCGCTACGGATTTGAAAAAAGCCTCGTTAAGATTTCAGGGGCACCCTCTACGACGGAACAGCAAAACCAGTCCGCAGATAAGCCACTTTTGGGAAGGATTGCCCAGGGGCTGGCCGGAACTGGCATAGCCACTGCTAACCTTCGCACTGCTAAGACCATGGGCTCGCCTGATGCAGTTTTGTATCACGGAACATCTCCGTCGTCGGCAGCTGCAATTATGGGAGGGGGGCCTGACCCTTCGGTAACTGGCCTTGATACACGCTTTTCTGGCTTTGCTGATCGCTTAAACTCAAAGATGCTTGCAAATGCGTTTAACCGGCATCTCATGGACGCGGGACTTCAGCCGTCAGACGACTTGTTGGAGAGAATGACCACTGCCGCGCGTGAGGAGATGGACCTCGCACGTAGTAGAGGAATTCAAGGGTTCGACTCAATTGCCGCAATAGAGCGCGGAGCAACTAAGGTGCTAATGGGCGAGGGCATCGCTCCCGATAAAATCGAGCAGTTGATGCAAAAGGCACGCCCTGCCATGCAGGAGGCGGGAAAGAGGATTTACATGGCGCAGACGCCTCGCGTCACTGCTATGTACGGAACGCCAAAAAGTGAACTGGAAATGATACAGGGCCGTCTTGATGAGATGGCTACAGATCCGGTAGCGGCAGCAAAGAAAAACCTCACTACTATGCTAAATGTGTTTACTGGCGGTGTAGTACCAGAGGTAACGCAAACTCTTGATAAGATGAAGTATGAGCGAGATGTTAAGGGCCTAACGTCTAAGGCGCAATCTACCGACGATGTTAAGCTCCTTATGCAGGCTATTCGTGACCAAGATCCGAATACTGTCCGCCAAGAGCTGCGTCGCCTTAACCCATCCCTTACGGATAAAACCATCTCCGATATTACGAACAAAATGTTCGCAGGAGATCTCGGAGTTACGTTCGGCGTAAGGGCAAAGCGCGACAACCTTAAGTCGCTTAGCGACTTTCCCATGGTCAGCGGACTTCTATCCGTTAACCCTGGGATTAAGCACGAGTTGGCAGGTTTCCTGCCAACTTTCGATCCAGTAAATGACCTGTCAGTTCCAGAGTCAATTCCTCTTAAGGATTTTCGTAGCGTAGACCTTCTTGACAACCGGACTGGCACGCCGTTTCTAAGACTTGACCTACCAAATAAGTCTGACCCTATTTCAATGGGAGAACGTCTGCGTGCGCTAAAAAGAGCCTCGCCATATGCGGGAGTTGGGCTCTTAGGCGCAGATCTTGCACAAGATGCCATTTTTCAAAAAGGAACCCTGACAGGGCGCGGTATAAAGGCCGGGGTAAACAAGATTCGATCCTTGTATACTTCTCCGCAAGAGAAAAAAGCTGCCTTTAGCCCGTCTACGCTCGAGGGCCTACGTGAGGCGGGCTCAGCTCTCAAGCTCATGGCCGTGCCAACGGCCGCAATTGGAGCTACGTCAGTGGGGGCAGCTTATGGATACGGCAAGGCTTCTGATTTCATCGAAAAAAAGCTAAGAACTCCAGAAATGGTCGCTTTTAAGGAGAAAGAAAGAAAGAAACTTATTTCTCAGGGCAAGGATCCACGTACTGCCGACAGTCTTGCCAGTGCTGCGGCAAGAAACGTCGTTTTGAACCTTGTCGCCTATCCTGCCATACTCGGGGGTGCGGCAGTATCTACTGCGCTCGCAAACCCAAACCGCGCAGTACGTCTTCTCTCTGGAAAAGCCACGACTAAAGATTACACTGGCGGGATGCTTACAGCCTTGGCTGGTGGCATAGCAGTTCCTACAGCAATGGGCCGGTCCGAGCAGAGTCGAGTTGGCAAAGATATCTCAGACATGAATATCCTAGCTATGCCGCTCAAGGGCTCAAAAGTTGACACTGCCATAAGAGATCGACCCTATTTGGCGGGTCTTGTAGATTACCCGGCTGCAATTGCACTCCCAGCTTTGGGTGCCTACGCGGGCAAGAAGCATTACTCCGGAGATTACGTGGCGGGCCTACGAAATCTCAAACATATGTTTTACAATGATCGACCTGTTGAGGGGACACTTTTCAGTAACTTGAGAAAATTCCGGCAGGAGGCTAAAGAAAGACGTGAAAATGATGCCTTCTACGAGCAAGCTTCATCGCTCTAAGTCTAATCGAGGACTTTCGTGACCTACAAAGAATTTCGGGGCTTCGTTTCCCAAAAACTCGCAACAGGCGATTTTCCTGCAATTTTGAAGACAGGAGGGGGCGTCCCTCATCCCGCAGATGGGTCACAAGTGGCGATGGGAATCGGGCTCAAAGACTCGGCAAGATCTTACGGGATTGGCGCAGGCAGAGGGGATCCCGAGCAGAAAGGGCTGGCGTACTCTCATAATGTCTTGGCAACAGGCGCTGCCGGAGTTGCCGGAGGCGCAGCGGCAGGGGCCGCCGTTGGAAGTCCCTTTGTAACTAGTACGTTGCTTCGGTCAGAGCCGCGATCAAAGGCTATCGCCCAGGCGGTAAAAGACTACGCCATTTTGCAAAACGCAGGAACAAGGTCTGTTATAGATTCGCTACTGAACAAGAATGTTTCTCTTAACCCAGAAGTTACAGATATTGTAAATAGGCGACTAAAGGCAGGAGTCGGAGCGGGAGCAATTGGGTTTGGCTTAGGAGCCCTTGGTAAAGGGCTCTACAACGTAGCAGAGTACAACTTAGCAAAAAAGCTCACTAATCCAGAGAGACCTGTAGCAAAGACAGCAGCAGACATGCCCCCATTTCTAAGCCAAGATCGACCCGAAAAGGTCAAAGAGATCTACCGTGCCCTCAAGCGGGAGCACCCGGAGTACAGCGCCGGCAAGAAGGCCCGCATCGCAAACGCGATGGGTAAAGAGGCCGAGGTCGAGTACCGAGGCAAGAAGTTCCCTGGATACAATCAGCCTGTCGACTCCGACCGGCCTGAGAAGAAGAAGATGGTCCTCGCCAAGAAGGGGGACAAAGTCAAGCTGATCCACTTTGGACAGAAGGGCTACAAGCACAACTACTCAGATGCCGCCAAGAAGAACTACCTGACGCGCTCTGCCGGTATCCGCGGAAAGGACGGAAGTCTGACCGCGAACGACAAGTTCAGCGCAAACTACTGGGCTCGGCGCGAGCTTTGGCCGAAGAACGAGCCGGCAGACGGGTCAGCTAAAAATAGGACTTCCGGAAAACAACTTGAGAAGAAGGCAGGAAGGCCGATTCTACAGTACAGAGGGCAAGTCACCGATCCCCGTTGGTGGTATCTGAACAAGAAAGGAAACCCTGCCAGTAAAACGTGGCTAAAGAAGCAGAGAGAGGAAGCAGTTGCGCTCGGAGAGTCAGTAGCAGACGCTCGCGGCGACTACGGGCGCCCTTTTGGCAGAACAGAGAGTCACCTTCACGGTGCTAAAGGTTCTGAGGGCATTCACTTCTATGGAACTCTGTCCGACGCCAGAAACGCGCTAAAATCGGCCAAGCGCGGCAACTCGACTCTGAAAGAAGCCTCATTTAAGATAGCGTCTTCGGACGAAGACCTCGGCCACGGAATGGAACTCGCCGGTCTTGGCATCTTAGCTGCCCCGGCCGCGGCCCATCTGGGGGCCAAGATCCCCGGGGTGCGCAGCGCCGCAAAGCCGCTGTCAGACTACCTACACAAGAACCACTCCCTCGAGCATGCAGTAGAGCTCGGAGGTCTTGGTGTGCTCGGAGTGCCTGCGATTAAGCACTTCAGGGATAAGCGCAAGAAAGAGAAGTCCTCCTAAAAAAATCACACCCAGCTTTCCCGAACAGTCCGGTACGCCCTGGGTGCGGTGAGTACTTCGTCGATTTCTCCGGAGACTTCTCAGTTTCTTCACAAGTATGTTATACCTGATTTGGAGGACTTTTTTATGCCTGCTGCAACAAAGACGGTTGGCCTTGTCCTGACACAGGTTCGAGAACTCAAACAGCGCGCCGCGGTCCAATCTACACTGGCCCAAATTCTTCGCACGCGTTATTTGCCGCGTGATGGAGTACCTGAGCCTCTGGCTCAGATCTCCTGTGAGGGAGCCCCCGTCTCCACCGATCTCATTGAGGAGTTCGTGGAGGAGCTGGAGGAGGGGGTCACTGAGATGGAGAAGGAAGTCAAAGTCATCCTTGGAGCGGAGCTGACATGACCCAGGAAGAACGCATTATCGCGCTCGAGAAGCGAGTTGCCACTCTCGAGAAGGTTCAGGCGGATGGGATTGATCGCCTCATTCGTGAAGTTCAGGCTCTCTTTGCCAATGACGCGGTGCTGGGAGAGGCGGCCACCACGCACGATGACCTCCTTGCCTCGATGAAGGCACTGCTGATCGAGCAGCGCATCTTCTCGGAAGATGCAGTGGAAGAGAAGCTCAAAGAGATTCACCAGATTCGCAGGCGAGCCGAGGCGCATCGCAGGCAGCAACAAGAGATGGCCGAGGTATCCCGCAGGGCAGAGGAGGCTGCCAAAGAGCAAGCCGGACATCCGAAGGAAGCATTCATCTTCGGAGGCTAAAAAAGGCCCCGCAGTTATCTGCGGGGACCTTGTACTACAGCAGGGGGTTGATGCACTCCTCCGCGTCCTTGTCTCCGCGCTCTGCGATGAAGCGCGGGAACTGAAGGGCGTTGGACTTATCGCCCTCGCTCATGTAGGTGCGAGACTCGTAGCGCACCTGAATGACCTTGGGCCAGCATGAGGGGTCTGAGTTCCTGGCGATGAAGTCGGCCGTGAACCCGTTGCCACATTCGCAGATGTATCGCAGCTCTCCTGCGGCGTCGTACTGGTAGAGCTCGACTGCGCCGAGCATTCCCGAGTACTTGCCGCTCCCGTGACTTCCCACTCCTTGCGCGGGGTTCCAGCGTGCGATGAAGTCGTCCTCGAAGAAGGGCTTCAGCTTGCCGCAGGTTGACGGCCGCTCGGCCTTTCCCCGCAGGTTGAAGCCGCGATCTCCGTACGTTGACGTGGGATCGACGATGACGAAGCCCTCCCACTTGTTCCTGGCGGCCATCTCTTGCAGTTGATCCGCACTCTCCACGTCGGAGTCGATGAATGCCTCTGCTGCCAGGATGTGAGTGCCGGCGATCTCTTCGAGCACGTCGTACCTGTAGCGATACTGTATCTCTCCGAGAAGCTGTATGTATTTGTACCATGCCACATCCCACGCACGGTAGCGCAAGAACCCGTGCTCCTGCTGAAGCTCGAGGGAGCGCGGGGTGAGGGACTTCATCACCTGCGCCACGAGCCAGCGATCATCGTGATCGTGCGGCCCCGTGACCTCGCCAAGCAGAATCGTGCCGACCGGCAGGCGACGCGCCTCCTCGGCGATGAACGGAAACCGCTCTGCCCAGGGAATGTCCTCGTTGTGGTGCGACTTCAGCATGCGCCGCGAGTACATAACCACCGAACCGTCCAGACGACGCTGGATGACCATCATCTCGCCGTCGTACTTCCGCAGAGCCCACGCCATGCCTTCGTCCAGCTTCTTCCGCAGAGCCGGACTGAGCGTGTTCTGCGGCTTGTAGAAGGCCAGATTGTCGGGAAGCTCCGCAAACGGAGCAAACCCCACATCTCCCGCCGGGGCGTCCTCGGAGTAGCCCTGCCGCTTCTGATCGCGGATCATCCGAGACATCATGTTCTGAGCATCCTGCTCGGCCGAAATGTAGTTGGTCTTGCCAACATTCTTCTCCATGCCGTAGTCCACGACGGTCTGGAGCTTGCCGTTAAGCTGACCAAACCGCGTGTGGACCTCGTTCCCAACGACGGCAACCTGCCAGATCCGCAGTCCGCCGTTTCGCGCATGATTGTACAGGGTGATATACTCCATGTGACCTCCGGAGAAGTTATGACCACAAAGAAAGAACTTTTAGATCGTACGGATCGAGAAATCGAGGCGTTCGACAAGTGGTTTCAGTCTCAGGGAGCTGAGCCGCTGGCGCGGTTTGAGCGATCTATCATCAAGTCTTTTCTGGTAGCTAAAGAGACGGGTAAGTTCACGCTCTCGAATGAGAAAGAGCGCGGTCCATGTCAGCTAACGTGACCGCGCTGAGAGGCGGGGCCCCGAAGGGCCCCGCTCTACTACTGCGGCTTTGCGTGGGCCCGCAGCAGGCCTTTGCCCAACAGATGGGCAACTTCGGGAGCACTGAAATCAGTGCCCCCGCTCGTGGCCGTTTCCAGCCACGAGACCTCCGCGGGCGTGAAGAAAAACTCCACCCCGTGGAGAACGACCGATCGAGCACCGTTGTCTTCGTAGCCCCTTTCCGCCCAGGGGCTGACCTTCTCCCCCTGAAGGAGGACAGTCGCCTCCTTCAAGGCGGCGGCAAAGGCCCGCCGCTCGTTCTTCTCCGCCTCGTCCTCGCGGACTTTGGCGGCGGTGGTTGCGGTAACGTTTGCCACTGCGAACGCAATAAGAGCCAAAAACATAGGCACCTCCTTACCTATATTATGACCTAAAACCAGGGGTTTTTTATGTACACCAACCCGGGAATGCAGCAGATGCAGCCCACCTTGGGCTCATCTCACTACCCCCCCTCGTTTAGCTACGCCCAAGACACTCCTCATGCGCAGCATCGAGGGGGGGCTTACATGGGTAACTCCTTAGTCTCAGGAGGAATTGGCGCAGTACATGGGATGGCAGAAGCCGGACAGGCAGGCGTCATGGGCGCAGGGCTAATCAACCTTGGGTCTCGGTTGCTGGGAGCTCCCATTTTGACGTCCGGCTGGATTGGAACTGCCGCGGATAGCGGCCTCATGATGGGTATGGTAGGAGGATACGCGGGGCTTGGGCTCATGGGCGCCTCCGCAGTAGCGGGCCTCGCTGCGTCGGGAGTGCAACAAGCCAATCAAGTTGGGGCAATGTTTGGAAACATGCAGTTCGCAAATGCGTCTGGAGATCCGCGAACCGGCAGAGGATTCAGTCAGCGCGACCTAATGACCCTTCAAAGGGGAATCTCTGCGATTGGAGCAAATAACCCGTTTGTGTCGATGTCTGATGCACTCCGTGCGACGGAACGCTTTACCGAAATGGGGATGCACCAAGGCATCCAGGATGCAGAAAAGCTTGCCAAGCGTGTGACTCAGCTTGGAAAGACCATGCACGAGATGGCCCGTAAGCTCGGGACCAGCATGGAGGAGGCAGGAAACATCTTCCGCGACATGCGGGGATCGGGCTTCTACACTGCTCAAGATGTCATGGGCAACACTGCCAGCATGACCCTGATGCGCGGCTTTGGCATGTCCTCGGACCAGTTTGCGGCCATGCAGCGCGCTGGGGCTGGAATGACTCGTAGTGCGCAGATGTCCGGTCTCGGCGGTGCGCGCACGATGACTGCGATGACTGAGCAGTTTATGGGCGCGATCAAGTCGGGCGCGATGAGTCCAGAGCAGATGATCGACATTACGGGCGCAGGCACTCCGCTCGAAGCAGCGCAGATGCTCGCGCAGCAGACGCTTTCGGGCACAATGCAAGGCCTCTCCGGCGGTCTTGGAACCGCCATGCTTCTTGCCGCAGGCCAGGTAGACGAGTCTGGGCGATTTACGGGCGATGTTGACCGCGGAATCCTCGAGTCGATGTCTGCCGGCGTGATGACGCGGGATCAGATGTCCCGTATTGCGGGAGGTAAGCGGAATACGAGAGAGGGGCAGGCATCGTTCGTAGCCCGTAGACAGGACATCATGTCCTCGATGCTGGAGACTGGCGAGGGGCAGGATGCGCTTCTCGGCATGATCAAGTCGCTGACAGAACAACAGCATGGTGCTGGAGCGGGAGAAAACGAAGATCTCTTCCAGCTGGTCGCTGAAACTCAGCTGAACATGGATCGAAGAACTGTCCGCAACCTCCAGAAACTCAGGGACACGAGAAAGCAGCGTATGGATGCGTTGGTTCAAGAGATGCGTGTTAACGACAGGGCGGCCGAACTTAAAGAGCAGCGCACGTTAGGCGGGACCTATACAAAGATTACTGGAACCCTCGAGGATGCGAAAAAGACGCTTACAAAACCGTTCTCAGAAGGCTACCGAGATATTGTAGGGGGTCTCCAGGACGTCGAGCGGGTTATGCTTGGTGGCGGCAACGATGTAATCGCCGGAGCCAGCAGTAAGGCGATGCAAGATGCCATCATCAGCGGACTTCGCGGAGCAGATACGCTCAACGTGAAGCTCGGCGTGGGAGATGCAGCTCGGCTATCCGCGGTATCGGGAGACTTCGGGGCGCTGCGCAACGCTCTGCCCTCCATGACTGATGAGACGCGTGCGCGTGCGGCCGCTTCCGGAGTAGACATTGCAAATCGAGTCGCGCGGCTAAGGGAGGGTGGCGGTGCTCTTACTGAGCGGGAAATGGATCGCCTTGCTAACGACCTAAAACTTGGCCGTTTTCGACAAGGGGAGACGTATCGCACCTACGATAAGGACCAACTCTTTGCGCTTATCGCAGAGCAGGGAGGAGAGGCCGGGCTCAAGCTTGTCACCGAAGCAAATGTAGGAAGGACAGAGGGCGCGGAGGGTTCTGCGAAGGACATTAAGCAGCTCCAACTTGATGCCAAGCGCGCAATGTACGGAGACTCTTTGTTTGCGGGGTTCACCGACGCAGACATGTTTGGCGCCAGGAATGCCTTCCTGGGAGGAGTAAGCCTGCTGGCCTTCGATACCGATAACGAGGAGGCAGTCTCTCGACTGGCAGAGGGAGGAGAGGCATCCGGACTGCTGAAGCTGTACTCGGACAATCAAAAGGATATCGACAAGGAGCTTTCTGGACTTGTCACTGACGACGAGTTTGAGGCTGCGGCTAAGAGGATAAATTCAAAGTATGGCCTAAACGTCTCTGGAAGAGACCTGAAGGATATGAACACAATGCTGAAGGGCCGTACCGGAAAGGGTGCTGCCGATCGTGCTGCGACTGGGGTATCGAAAGAGATTACAGAGGCCATCTCCAAGGCTGCTGGAGCCATTGACTCGAAGGTGTCTACTGCCAAGAGGCAGGAGAAGCTCCAGGGCCTTGTGACTGCCGCAGCAGCGCAGGGTCTAACGGTTGAGGGCAACCAGCAAGGCATCCGGTCAGCTATTGAACAGCTTGCCAAGCAGGACTTTAGCGCCGGGTCTACTGCTTCCGAGGGAGAGCGTGTTCTTGGGTTTGGTGTCCAGGTCTACAAGCAGCTCGAGCAGGCAGAGAAGGGAGGTCTCACTCTTGCAGAGGCCAAGCAGGCGACAGGACTCGACGAGGAAACTCTGACACGGGTACTGGCGTCTTCCGGTGCGGTGACGGAGGGAGGGCAGATCAAGACCACCGACCAGGCAGGGTTACGCTCCGCCCTTGCGGGCGTCGTGACAGAGGGCATCGGCATGTCCGGGAAGGCCGAGCAGTTCTTGAACGGCGGCATGAGCGAAATGGAGCGACAGTCACTGTCTATCTACAAGACCGCTGAGATGGTTGACTCGCTGTACACTAAGCTGAAAGCCGACAATGTCATCAAAATTGAAAATCCGGAGGAGTGACCATGTCAACAGTTCAGATTCTCGATGCCATCTCGGACTCTCGTACTGCGCGACAGTTCAAGATTACCGATGAAAGAGGATTGCTGCGAGAGGTCACCATTGTAGAGTATCCTGCGGCGGATGACTTCATGCGGCAGGCAGTACGGAACTTGGTTGCTGAGCGCGTCTCCAGGGAGGCGTACGTGTCCGTGATGGAATACTCAGCAATCAGTGCTCTAATCCAGTCCCGTGTTCCAGTGGTGCGTCGATGAGCGTAACTGTATTCCAAAATGCAGCCGAAGTTGACATGAGCAGGAGATTTTTAAGTGCGGACCTCGGAGAGCGTGAAGATAAAATCTCGTTCTGGGGTATGCGTGCTGAGACTGACAACCCAGATTTCATTCGTAGGCCAATGCGCGGGATTGTGGTCCCAAAGGATACGCATGCCTCGCTGACCATCGTCGATAAGGCGGGAAGATCGCAACTCATCAACACCAGCTCCCCCGCTACCGGGCGTCCGGTTGTTACAACGCATAACTTCCTACTTCAGAACGTAACCGAGACTCGGAACGAAAAGTCTCAGTTCATCACGACATTCGGCGCCACTTACGCGTTCTTCTTCGGAGAACAGCCTCGGATCATCTCCTGCACTGCCATCCTCCCGAACTCAGCCGACTTTGAGTGGCACAAGGAGTGGTGGGAAAACTACAGCCAGTCTCTACGTGGAACGAGCTTGGCTTCCTCAAACTCAATTGCGGAGCTGACATACGCCGACGGCCGAGACTCGACCATTATCCGCGGATACATCACCAACTGCACCTCAATGATCACTGCCCAGGATCCCTACACGATCCAGGTAAGCTTCTCTATATTCGTCGAAAGGCTTGTCCGTTCGCAGATCTACTACGAGGCTCCGCGGCGAATTGGTGAGAAACAAGACCTACTGGGCGTCGGCGCCCTCTCGAGTCCAGAGGATCAGCTCCGACTTGAGGAGAGTTCGACAGCGTCAGTACGCCGAACCAACATCAAGCTGTCTCCTTTTCGGGCAGAGCCCTCCGGCATGTCCAAGTTTGCATCCGCTCTAAATGCGATTGATGCGGCAATTGACAACACTGTTCGAGAAGCAAGAAACTTTTTGTTTGGGCGGAACTTGGTAATTCCGATCAATTACGTTGCGTCCGGTCCTCCAAGGAACTCGCTCTTTGCTGAGGGATCGGCGGTAGAAAGCCTGCAAGGTCTTGCACTAACAAACTTCTTTGGATCAAAAATCTTGGCATTTTCCGACGAGCCCGGAGCAGCCAAGACGGTCATTCTGCGCTCAAACACCGATGGAGAAATTTCGGACGACCTGCTAAAGTCCCTCCAACGCACTTCACGCTACTATTACCAGAACACCGATGAGTACACAAACTACCCAGTAAATTTTCCATTTGTGCAAGAGGCATTGATAGACTTCGAGATTCGTAAGAGGGAGTTAGCGCAAGCTGGGCAGGCTGCTCTATACGCCCCACAGTCAGTGGCCGCGTTTGCAGCCTTCGGCATCGACGTCACCCCGTTCCCAGGCCCGGTGGTTCGTGGCGCAGATTCTCTCGAGCAGCAGGCAGAATCGTACTACTGGGCAAACTATAAGGCCCAGAAAGTGTCCGAAACGCTCCGAATCGTCAGCAGAGCTGCGTTTGGAGTTGCGACGTTCTTTATTGGGAAGAGTGTGGTTAATAGCCGCAAGAAGCTACAAGAGAGCATTACGAATCCGAACTCCGGTAATCTCGGCGCAGCTCAGCGGTCAGACTTTCAGGAGAAGGTGGCACGTTCACAGAGGAACGCGGAGCAAGAGCGTCTCGTCCAAGAGAGCAAGGCTGCACGGCTTCGTGGAGAGACAGGGGTTATCTATCCTGGGACCATTGGGGCGATCATGTCGGTGATCCTATGATGCAGTCTGCGCCTGGCTACCTCCTTGACCTGCGGCTCTACCTCGAAGGGATCCAAGTTCCCGTGATCGGAGCCTCGGTCAGTGCTGCGGTAGGTACGGCCGCGACCGCAAGCATCGACATCGTCCCACACGACACGGTAGACCTGATCCTCCCAAGAACGATTGTCCACCTCTTCTACCTTGACCACATCAAATTCAAGAACAGCGGAAAGAGTAGCCCAGACAACAGCGACTACAGGTTGCTGTTTTGCGGCGAAGTATTCAGCATTTCTCAGAGCAAAGTTGGAATGGGGTCGCGGTCCGTAACCCTCAACTGCATGGATTTCTCGAACGTCCTCGATACCTCTTACATCTACAGCATGAATTTCACTACCAGCGATGACCAAAATAATCCAATCTTAGCAAACAGCTCGAGGTTCCTTGCAACGCTGGACTCTGAGTTTGACAACATCATCAACTCGCCCTCCGAGATGATTCGGCAGCTTTCTCAGCTCGGACCTACAAGTTCCGCCAGCCCCGTCAGCTCGAGTGTGTTGGGAGGTCTACTTGCGATTATCGAAAGACTGGTGGGCGTTCAGGGCCACACCTACGGAGTCAATCAGTGGACGACTGTCCATGAGCGGCAAGTACGCCTGCTGGAGACGCTCGTAGCTGACTCCGGAGAAACTGCCGCGAAGATCTTCGATGCAGTGCAGTTCTCCGACTGGCTCAGGAACAAGATTGGCTCTGAGGGAAGCGTCATCTCCTTCAGGCGGGTCGTAGACATTGTCCTGAACTACATCATGTACGCGATGGTGCCGAACCCTGTGGCAAAGTATGTCCCAGGAGTCAGCCTTACTAAGCCAACGTACCCAAATCGGGACGTACCCGAGTTCTCGATCCCACTGGCAGAGACGTCACAGGACGCAACCTTCAGCGAATTTGCGGCGTCAGGACGCGCGAATACGTTGTCCCTCTCAAAGAAGTTCGTAGACGAGGTAACTCCGTTCCTTAAGATAGTAGATGACACTCTTCGACGTGGAGTTCTGAAGGGAGGTCCGGCAGAGGTCTACATCACGTCTGCGTACAGAGAGAACGCGCCTGGGGACGAGACACTCACGGCGCACGAGCGAGGCCTTGCTATCGATATTCGCTTTAGATACCTGGACCAAGACAAGGTCACGAAAGCAAAGATCCTGGGCCCGGTAGACGCTCCTGCGCTGGGTAACGTGAGAATGCCTTATAAGACGCACGCACCGGGGAAGGGCTTGGAGCGTGTTGACGGTCAAGGAAGTTGGTATCTGAGGCTCAGAAACGCCCTTTATCGACTGAGCCTGAGAGACGTCTCCGTGACCGACGTTGCACAGCTCCGTGCACGGATTGTTGCCTATCCGGATATCTACGCCACGATCTACTCTAGCAGCCAAGAATTGCTGACTTCGGATCTCATCCTTGCAGAGGACTGGAGGACATTCGGTGCTATCTTAAGCGGGGCCAAGACCCCTCTGCTTCATGTGCTCCTTAAGATTGGCCGTGGTCAAAAAATTGACCCCCTTTTCGACTCCATCCTTGGAATCGGCAACGATCCAGTTCATGTGCAGTACGCAGACATCCCGGGGGTTACGCCGACTACCGTTGAGGATGTAAGGCTGGATTCTGGTCCGACGAGTCCGCGTGAGCGCCTGCACTCGTTTGTTCTACGTCCTGACGTGTGGTTCGTGTCCCCTCCGCGCAGCAATGTCATGTTTCCCGACATGATCCAAGCATTTACAGCGCAAAGAGAGATGATGCGCGAAACCTCGCGACTGTCTCTAAACGTCGGATTTGAGTTTGCGGAGAACAGCGCCGCAGTCAGCAACACCATCTTCGCTCCGCAGATCAACGGGCGTGCTTCGCTCGAAAGCCAAGGCCTCAACAGTGCGGCCGAGATCATCATCTACGACCACGAGAAGTTCAGCGGAGTCGTGCCGAAGTTTGAGCGCATGCTCGATACGATGTTCTACATCAACAAGGACTCCGGAGCATCGACGACTGAGACGGACGAGACTGGAGAGCTTGCCCTTTACGCCCCCAAGATTGCGCACTTCCATCTTCTGAATGAGCGGTATCAGGCTCGTCAGGCGTCGGTGTCACTTGCATTTAGCCCTCACATCATCTGCGGCTTTCCAGGAGTAGTCATCGACGCGGTAATTACCTCCGAGGAGGCAGGCAACCCTGACTTTCGTCTAAACCGAAGCTTTAAGCTGGGAATGGTTCAGGCCGTCACTCATTCTATCTCTCAGGCGGGGTCGCAGACCCAGGTTCGACTGACACATGTTCGGTCACATCGCACGGGAGACAAGACCGACGACCTGTTCTCGACGCTGATTAACCGTGAAGGAACCCTTGAGATCCAAGACCCGTCTCGAGCGGATCAACAGCTTGGTGGTGAAGGGATTTTCATTCCGATGGGTCAAAAGAGGACCGTAGCCGAAAGTGGGAAAGATTTCGACTTCGGTTGGGCGGCGATCGCTGCTTCATTTAAGCGGTCTAAGATCGAGGATCTTCTGAACGACGCGCAGCTGTTCGAGGTCCAGTATGGCGCTACTCCAAAGCAGGTCATTGACCCAACCAGCCTTCCCGCAGTGGGAGCCTCCTACGATGCAAGCAGCGATGAGGCTGAGACAAGCGTCACCACGTTTAAGAGTGTTCGTTACCGAGGCAAGGACGTCAAGTCCGGGTCGTGGACGGGAACTCCAACGCTTGTATGGGTCCGAACGGCAGTCGAGGCGCAAGATACCAGTGACGGCGTAGAGGACACAGACAACACTGAGATCTCGATCAGCACGGCGCTTCCAACTGAGTTCGATCTCGGACCGCTGGATTCTGAGACGGACATCGTGCTTACACGGTTTTTCTATAACAGTGGACAATATGTTATTAGTTACATGCCGCTAATCCTGCCCGGTTCGCAGTTCGAGGCGGACCTTGGCGGCCAAGTCGATCCAGAGAAGATTTTACCAGTCGAGGAGTCACTGCGTCCGATTTGGATGTCGGATGCGTACGGGGCCGAGCGGATTTCGAGTGAGATCTACGACCCGTTCTTCGGTACGCGCGCGATCGTCGATGACGTGCAGAACTCCAAGTTCTCAGTAAACAGCGTGGAAGAGGCCGTAGATCAGCTCTGCATCACCTACGCAAAGCAGGTAGCTCGCGTGGACTCTGGGTCTTCTGGAGAGATCGCGCCCGATCCGCTTGAGTGGATCTACGAGTATACGCGCAGAGATGTTGCGACGTTCTCCGAGGTCCTCGGCTCGAAACGGGTCAGGTATGACACTACAAAAAAAGCAGTCGTAAACGTCGAGCCTCCGCCGCCCTCGCCGTTGCCTGCGGATGCAAAGTACTATGGAGGCTTCCACTCCAACGCGGTAAACTTCGGCCGTAGCGACTACGGGACAGAACTTGAGTTCCTGGACATCTTGGATGCCGGGCTTAGGCACACTGGGCACTCCGGGGGCCAAGATCCGTTTACAATCGACAAGCAGGAGGCTACCAGACTTGACCCGCGTGCTGAGCGCGCAAAAAGGGTCAAAGACTACGTCTCTGCCATTGACGGAAACAGCGCGTTAGGGGTAACTTCAATCACCGGAATCGGTAAGAGAGGGTAGCTATGATCAGTCGGGCTGTGTTTCAAGGCTTTTTTGCAGAACTTGACAAGATGGCGTCCATTGCGTCTCTTACTCCAGATCAAAAGGCTCTCGGCGGCCTTGCTTCTATCGGTCTTCTCGGAGGAGGGATGTATGCGGGAGGCTCGCTACGAGATCTAAAAGAAGGTAGGAATAGCCGTCAGCTACGAGACCTGCAAACCGCTCACCAGCTCGCAGCCATGAAAGGATCCCACTGATGAGTGACCTCTTTCAGCGCAGACCAGAGGCGCAACTTTCGTCTGCTGCGGAAACCCTCAACCTCCGCGACACCAATCTTCTCTTAGACGACCTGTTTAAGTCGCGCGACGTTCTGGCAGAACGCGCGTACCGTCAACTTGCTTCTTTGTTCACGAACAAGGAACACTACGGCAGAAATGTGCGTCTTGGCGTGTCAGCCGAACAAGCGTCGAAGCTGCTAAAGAGGGCCGTCGAGTCTCGATGAGAACTCTCCGGGAAAGGCTTGAGAAGCTGGCAGAGAAGGATCCCTTTCAGTTCCCGGAAACCTGGGAGCAGAAAGATCCCTCCGGCAAGGCCGTGCCTTACACCGGAAAGGCTGCGACCGAGCTTGACCTCTGGAGGCAGTGGAAGGTCTCCAACGAGAACCCAGAGAAGCTCCAGCCCCTCTTGAACTCGTTGAATCCGGTGATCACTGCGCAGGTCAACCGCCATGCGCCTCCGCGCATGTATCGACCTGCCATCGAAGCCGAGGCTCGCGCGCTGACAGTCAAGGCGCTTAAGAAGTACGACCCGTCGCGCGGGGCGCAGATCACGACCCATGTGACGACAAACTTGCGCGGGCTCAACCGCTTCGTGAAGAAGCATCAGAACTTTACGCGCATCGTCGAGGCACAGGCACACAAGATTGGAGAGCTTCAGCGGACGCAGGACTCACTCACCGAGGAGCTTGGGCGTCCTCCGACGAGCCTCGAGATTGCAGACCGGATGAAGATCGGCGTAAAGAAGGTGGAGCGCCTCAAGCTCGAGATGCGCCCGGACATCTTCGTGATCCCCTCCGGTGGCGAAGAAGGAGGGATGGACCTCAACCCGTTTACGGAAATGTCTCCCGTCCATCGTGAGATTGTCGAGATGTTGCCGTACGAGCTGACCACGGAGGAGCAGCAGGTCTTCAGCTACCTCTTCGGACTAAGCGGTAAGAAGCAGACCTCCTCGACCGGCGAAATTGCACGCTCCCTCGGGTGGAGTGACTCTAAGGTGTCCCAGGTCAAGAAGAAGATCGCGGACAAGTACAAAGCGTATGAGGAAAACTTCTGATGGCGACCGAGACGACGGGGGAGTTTTCTCTGCGGATTGATGCGATCGCCAGTGATGTGTTAGAGTTGTTACGCATTGAGGAGGAGAGACTTTTAAAGGAAAAAGAACTTCTACTAATAGCGTACGAAGGCAGGACGGGAAGTAGACAACTACGGCGCCGTGCGGTAGAGTTGTCTCGTCTCCACTCGGAAGAGTTTATCTCCGAGTTCTTTCCGACTCTCTCCTCGGCCCTCTCCTAATGTTTGAAACCCAGGACATGGCATTTGCCTCGTACCTCGTCTCTCGTGGGCACTCCATCGTGTCTGTGAAGCGTGAAGGTCGGCGCGTGTTCTGGGTGTTTAGCATCACACCAGAGGAACTGGACCAGGCCGAATCAAAGTGGCCGTCCACTGAAGAGTGTAGGTTCTTCAGCACGTACCAGACGTTGAAGAACCAGATCCGTAAGCAGTAAGCAAGAGCGACGCAGTTAGCGTCCGCCTCCGTTCGACCCCCAAGACGAGAGGTTCTCCATGGCTACCATGGTTTTTGATCGCATCGTTCCCTCTGGCAAGAACGCCTACTGGCCGTTCCAGATGTCCGCGGCCTCACTCAACCCGACGGCCACGGTCTATGTCGCCAACGACGCCTCCGGCGCCGACTCCACCCTCGCGTCCGGCGTGTCCGTTGACGACATGGGCGGCGGTCTCTACGCGCTCAAGGTCCTCTCGGCGAACATGACCGCGGACAACATGTACTACGCGGTGGTTACGTCCGGCACCGAGTCGGTTCGTATCCCGCTGTGGGCGTACGCTCCGGCCAACCACATCGCTCAGGTCCTCACGGACGTGGCGACTGTGGACACCGTCGTGGACAACCTCGCCGCTGAGATCGGCGACGTCAGTGGTGAGTCGTTCTCGGGCATCTCTGCTCCGGCGACTGTCGCTGCTGCGCTCGCTGAGATCTTCAACAAGGTTGACGGTGTTCAGGATGACCTGGACAACGCCACCGACGGCCTCGGCGCGCTGAAGTCCCTCATCGACACGATCGACTCCGAGGTTGGCTCGCTCCAGGGCGACGTCACCTCGATCCTCGCCGACACCAACGAGCTCCAGGGTGACTGGGCTGACGGCGGCCGTCTCGACGCGCTGCTCGACCGCACCGTGGCTGCTTCTGAGGCCGCTGAGGACCTGATCGGTCTCGCCGCTGACACCTCGTCCGCTGCTACCGTGTTCGGCAAGATCGCTGCTCTGAGCGGCGACCTCGCCACCGTGGACAGCAACGTGGACGCGATCAAGGCGGCTGTCGAGGATGCCACCTACGGCCTCAGCGCCCTCGAGACCCGTCTCGACAGCGTTGACACCGACCTGGGCAACATCGAGAGCAAGCTCGACACCGTTGACTCGGTTGTCGACTCGATCGAGACCAAGGTGGACACCATCGACGGCGTCGTGGACGGTCTTGCGACCGAGATCGGCGACGTGAGCGCGGTGTTCGCGGGCGGCGCCATCGCCGGTAACCCCGTCAGCGTTGCCGAGGGTCTGAAGAAGATCTACGACAACCTGGCTGGCACCGACGTGTGGGCTGAGGACCTGGCTTCCTACACCACGGCTGGCACGGCCGGCTACCTCCTGCGCGAGGCGCATGAGGAGCTGACCAACGCCACCTACGGTCTGGACGCCATCAAGACGGAGACGGCCGCCATCGCTGGCGACGTGACCGCGATCGACAGCAAGCTCGGCGCTCCTGCGGGCGCGACGATGTCTGCTGACATCGCGGCCATCAAGGCCGTGGTTGACACCCTCCAGGTGTCCACCAACGCCCGTCTGACCCCCTCGGTGCCCTCCGAGGTCTACTCCGCGGCTGCCGCGTTCCGCGTTCGCTTCGGCCTCACCATCAACGATGGCGAGACCGGCGCTCTCGAGGATCCGGACACCTTCGGCAACGGTCAGGCCCTCATCCTCGCTCAGACGATCGGCGGCGGCTCCAACCCGACCCTCTACAACGCGGCGTCGGCTGGTTCGGCTCTGTCCAACAACAACCAGACCGGGTTCACCTCGTGGTTCAACATGAGCCGCCAGGGCGCCGGTCGGTTCGAGGCATGGGCCGAGCTCCCCGCCTACTTCAACAAGAGCGTTCAGGTGCAGTTCCTCTGCTTCGACAGCGACCCTGTCTCTGCGCAGCAGACCTTCACCTCCGAGCGGTTCATGGTCGTTCGTTCTCCGATCCAGGCTTCGGCCGGCGGCGGCGGCGCGTTCTGATCTGAACGGTTAGGTAGTAGAGGCCCCGGCGCAACCCGCCGGGGCCTCGTTGCATTCGGAGGACTCATGTTTGCGTTCATCGGTGGAAAGAAGCGCGCGAAGAAGACGCTGGATGCCGCAGTCAAGGCGGTCATGGAGGGTTTCGAGGGCGAGAAGGCCATCTTCGATACCGAAACGGGAGACATCTACTCGCTGAGCGGAGAGCGGACCACGATTCTGACTCCTGCCGAGTACTCGGCCGTCAAGGAGATCCTTGGGGTCTGTTCTCTCGTCAGCGCAGCATCCTTGCCCTTTCCCACCAAGACTGTAGCGGCTATGATCTCGAGGCTGAGTCCGGCGCTGGCGAAGGATGCAGTTGTCACGGCAGCCGAGATCTACAAGACGTTGCGGAGTAAGCATGGCGGTGGCGAATCTGGACGGCCTAATCCATCCTGATGAAATCGGGCTGGCCTGGAGTCGGTTTCTGATTGATGATCTTGTCGAGCAGCGAGAAGCTCAAACTCGCCCGCTGCTCGCGCAGATCTACACGTTCGAGTTGGATGATGGCATCCCCGGGCTACCTACACTGCCGTTTCTCTTCATCCCAGAAGACGTAGAGTCGGCACTGAAGATTGTCGGCGACCCCAAGACTTACGCGTACCTCGTCGTGCTGCCGGGACTTCCCGTCCCGAAAGCAAAGTGGTCGGGCTCTCCGGGCGTCGCCAAGGGAGAGCAACTTCTGGGAATGCCGCAGGAAATCATCGAGGAGGGAGACTTCCCGTGGTATCTCATGGCCCTCTACAACAGCCCTACTAAGAAGATGAGCTTCTGCGGTGCCTTCGACGGCTTGAAGTTCACCAAGATCAACTGCATCTACGGGTCTTACGGAGGGTCGCTCTCTGACCTTCTGAGGAGGGATGCGTGACGACTGCCACCATCGGCACTCCATATACGCTTGCGTTTTACCACCCGACCTCGGGCCTCACGGTAGAGGTTTCGGTCATCCGGATCGAGACGGGGTCGTCGTCTGCTGTGACGATGACCGAGAGCGCACCTCTGAGTAACGCACAGACGCGGGTGTACCTCGGGACGTTTACGCCGACTGCCCCTGGGTGGCACGTTGTCCACTACACCGCAAGCGACGGCGATACGATCGTCAAAACAGACGTCACTCGTTTTGAGGCTGTTACGGGCACTGCGGCGCTTACGAACCCGCCCGTGTCCGCTGGCCCACTACCTGACGGGTCGCAGCTTGATGTTCCTGCTGTCATCGGAGACTTGTCGGGTACTCTGACCTTTAGCGTTCGGAGTTGAGATGACCTTCAAGGCTGTCGGCGTCGAGACCTCCTCGATCCTCACGATTCAGTTCACCTCAAGCGCGGGCTCTACCTTCCGCGTCAACGCCGACAGTACGCCCACGTTGGTCATCTCGTTTGGCGGGAGCGTCGTAGACACCATTACGTCTGCGACAAACACCTCGACGGGTGTATACGAAGCCCCATGGACTCCAGAGGATGCGGGCGAGTACTCGCTGACCTGGGAGTTTGAGGTCAACGGCGTTTCGTACACTGCGACCGACAACGTCTTCGCATTCGACCATGCGTCGTCCGTCGACGTTCCAGATGCTCCGGATGTCGGAACAGACAACACCTGCCTCGTCACCGGCAGGTTCATTGACGCAAGCGGGAACTACCTCAAGGGCGTCTACGTCCGCTTTAGCCCAAGCATTGAGTCAGCACGCAAGATGGGGATTGGGTTCGTCGCCGAGGACGTGACGGCGGTATCCAACGTGTCGGGCCAGGTCTCATTCAATGTAGTGCGCGGGATCCAAGGGCTTCTTGCAATCTCGGGCACCGCACTTGTTCGGAATGTGACGATCCCAGACGCGGCAACAGTCGACCTCTTCGACCTTTCTGCAACTGGGGCCGATCTTCTTGAGGTACAGGAACTCGAACTTGTCCCTCTTCCGCGGAGGTCCTGATGGCATCGGTGACGTTCTACACATATGACTCGGAAGACGAGACTCGCCTTACCGCGCTGGATGCCACCACGGTATTCGTGTTCACGTCGGATGGATCCTCCTTCATTGACAGTGGTGACACTGACGAGAACGGAGAAGTTGTTTTCGAGCTGCCTGCCGCAACTTACTGGGTGCGCTTCTTCAAGGCGGGATTTAGCTTTCCCAAGAAGCTAAGTGTCGTCGTGAGTACGGACGGCACTTATGATGTCGGAGGGCAGAACCTTGATGAGCGGCCTCCGGCCACACAGTCAAATCTCTGCCGCGTGAGTGGATTCGTCATCGGAGCTGCGGGCCAGCGACTGCCTGATGTGACGGTCGAGTTCATGCTGGTGGACTACTTGCGGATCAGCGCGGGCACGGCAACTGGGAATGACAAGGTGCTCGTTGTATCGGACTCGGACGGATACTTTGAGTTCGATCTGCTCCGAAACGCGCGCTACGACGTCGTCGTAGAGACCTACGGGGAGCAGGTGTTCTCGGTATATGTGCCGGATGCGCCCTCAACAGGGTTCACCGACCTCATCTGGCCGTACGTCGCGTATGTGGATCTCTCGTCCAACGCGCTCTCGATACCGGTCGGAGAAGATGCCGAAGTTACGGCAGTAGCGGTCTTGTCGAGCGGCCGCCGTGCGCCGTACATGTCGGGGGATGACACATCTCCGAAGGACTGGCTGATCAGCGCGAAGTCTTCCGACACAGACGTGGCGACAGTCCATCAGGAGGGATCGACGCTGACGATTACGGCGGTGGGAGTCGGGGAGTGTGAGATCCTCTTCCAGCGCAGGCTTGCCCATGCAAATCGCTTTCCTGCACCTCCAGATCTGAATACCCTTCTGATCACGGTGGTGTGATGTCTCGTAGGGTCGTCCTATCAGCAAGGGACTTCGAGTCTCGCTTGGCGGTGAAGACCCAGCCTGGCGCGGCCGTAGTCGGGTTTGAAGAGCGCAAGCGTAAGTGGGACTTTGCGCGATCGGCGTGCGCGCAGGCGCTGGTTGCCGAACCTCAGATCCTTCTCTACTTTAAGTGCAAAAACAGAAACCCAATTCTCTCGGAGCTGGCTCAGCTCCACGCCATTCTCTGCAAGATCATCGAACTCGTGCAAGAGGTGGTTGATTTTGTCCCCGGCCCTGTCCCGGGCGATACCAGCTCAGCGCGCGAGATGATCGAGCGCACTCTACAGGGAGACCCTGTTCCAATCCCGACGCTTCTACGAGAGGTGACGGCGGCGCTGCAACCCGAAGTCAAGGGAGCTGTTGTAAACAAACGACTCCGCGAGGCACCTTCTCTTTCAGGGATCAATGCGCTTCTGGCGGAGGTTTCCCGTAGGCTAACCTCGCTAAAGCGGCGAGTTTCGGACGTCTTGTCTGCCGAGGTCATCAACGAGGGCGTACAAGAGCTGGCCCGTCGGCCAGTCCTTCAGAAGCTTCACCAGGCCCTCGGCTCTGAGCCCGGCCCGCAGAGAGTCATCGACTGCGTCTCATCGCTGGGTGCGCTGAATTTGTCGAGTAGAAGAGGTCTGTTGAAGTATAAGGTTTCCGAGGCCAACGCATGTCCGGTGCCCTTTAAGTCAGTCATCGCTGGAGCCAGCGTCACCCTTTCCGTGTCTCCATCTCTCCTGGACATCCAAGTAGGAGACACCGTCTTCGTAGGCCAGTCCTCCGCAGAGGTCGTGTCCATCTCCCAGAAGACGCTCACGCTTAGCGCGTCTCTGCCGTCAGGCACGCTCACGCTTCATAGTCCGACTTATGCACAATTTGAGTCGTTCCAGTCCGCGATTACACCGCTTCTCTTTCTACGAGGCGAGTCCATAGAGCGCGCGATCAATCTCCAGAACCGTCCATCGGTTGCTGACCTTGCTCGTAGACTGGCTGCGCTGGCCGCAGAGATCAGTGCTCTGACGCGCGATGCCTCGGCTGCACTCTCCTCTTTGGGAGTAGACGCGCCCCCGGCACAGGATCGTCTGGGGGAACTCCGTGCCCTCCAGTTTGAGTTCTCTGCTGATGTAGTTGATGTCGCCGAGACGATGTTGCGCTCCTTGCGAGATGAGGGCTTTGTTCGTGCAGCGGACTCCATGCTTCGCGGAGACTACGGCGCGCTATTCAGCGCAGACCCGCGAGATGCGGCAGACGGCGTAGGGTCTATTGATTCATCGCTGGCGCAGTTCTCTCAGGCGCTGAGGTCAACCCTATGAGCCAGTCCGTCGTAACCGAGCTGTCCTCAAGGAATCAGATCCGCGCGCTCTCGAGAGAGGTCATCGGACTCTTGGTGCGCGCCATGACCGAGGCGACAACAAGCTCGAGCGCGAACACCGTTCAGGGGCAGACTCTCCTGACCAGCATTGAGGATGCGATCTTTGAGATCGATTCGGAGCCTGACGAGCTGGTTGAGGCGACCGAAGTCCCCGGCGTCGCAGAAGAAGAGGTCTTTGCATCGGGTGTCCTGCCCACTCGACGCCCAGAGGGTAAACTCCAGAGGATCCGAGCACTTCGGCGGCTGCTGTATGGGGCCTCCATCGACGAACCAGGTGCAGTCAGTGCTCTCAAAACTTTGCTCAATGAGTGGGACTGATGGACTTCCCAATCCTCGCCTTTCAGCACGTAGCCAAGGTTTCCGACCTCGCCCTCTTCTCAGGAGGAGGATCTCTGGACATCAGGGGACGGGACTTCACAGGGGCCTCCGCGATCCTCATCAACGGCTATCGGTCTCCGACCTTCGTCGTGATGAGCGATACCCGGCTCCTCGCCGACGTGCCTCCGTCGCAGATCGGTGTACCCATCAGGACTGTTAGCGTCTTGCGTTCTACGACCCAGAACAGTGAGAACACTGTTGTGTCGTTTGAGGCGGCTGTCCCGTCTCCGCAGGTCACTGAAGCTACTTACTTGGTTCAGCGAGTTCTGAAGGCGCTGCTAACCACGCCGGGGTCTGATATCTTTCGGCCTACCGCCGGAGGGGGGCTTCTTTCTCTGATTGGGCCTGTCCCCGTAGATCCGTCGGCCGCTCACGCGCTTGTCTCCTTGCGAATCGAGGCCGGCGTAAGAGACCTAATGATGGCTCAGCCTGGGGACGCGTCCCCTCCTTCTCAGAGACTTTCAGGCGTTGAGATTCTGTCCGTTAACTACACGCCGAGCGATACCTCGTTAGATGTTAGACTGCGGATTATCTCTGCCGAAGGAACAAGCGTCGTAGCCGGCGTATCCTTGTAGGATCAAAAAATGGCAAACACGACCTCTCAGGCCGCTCAGATTCGAGATCTTCTTGTCGAGAGGCTCGAGGCGTTCGATCCGACATTTGACCTCGCACAGGGAAGTTCTCTGTATGAGCAGGTTGTCGCGCCTGTGTTCCGTGCCTTGTCAGTGGATCCCTTCGATACGGACATCGAGGAGTTTCTCAAGACGCGACTAAAGCAGGAGTTCCCGACCCTGTCGGTGCAGGACGGAGACGCGATTGTCGACATCGTCATCCGCCCGCTTCAGCTTCTACTGGAGGGGTTCAAGCGCGAGATTCAGATCATCAGAACTGGGCAGTCCACGAGAAACGCATCTCAGATGCGCATCCAAGACGCCGAAGACCTGGCCGCAAACTTCTTCGTGTCCCGTAACGCTGGTTCCCGGGCGACAGGGACGGTCCGCATCTTCTTCGGCAACCCGACCTTTGTTTCAGTTCTGGTAGGAACCCGTTTCAGCGCGGGAGGACTTGGCTTCTTCCCTACGGTGCCTCAATTTTTCAGACCGGAAATTGTGGCAGCGCAGCGCAGCGGTCACCTGTACTACGTGGACATCGCGGTCATCGCCGAGTCACCCGGAGCTGCGTACAACGTGCCGGCCGGGGCCGTCAACACAGTTGCCGGCATCGAAGCGGCCGTGCGCGTCACGAATCAGTTCGAGTTCGGAGGCGGCGGTGACGATGAGTCGGCCACCGAACTGCTGGCACGTACCCAGACCGCACTCACCGAGCGCAGCCTAAACACGCGCAGGGGTATTCGGGCCCGGATCTTCTCGGAGTTCCCAAACGTTCGGAACCTCGAGGTCGTGGGTTTTGGCGACGCCGAAATGCAGCGCGACAAGATCACGGGTGCCGGAGGCGGAGATGTCATCTGCTCTGGCATGAGCCTGATCCTCGGCCGCTACATGATCCTCCTCTCGATGTTCGAGAACAAGGGCAGGGACGGTCGTAGAAGAATCCGTGCAGGGGGTCAGATCGACCTGAACTTCTGGAAGTTCCTATACGGCGCGGTTCGGGAGAACCAGCGGTTTGTCGTGGAGGAGGTCCTCTACGAAAGCTCAGAGGACCTCGAGGGCATCCCGACGGTCTACTTGCTGCGACTCAATCAGTCCCCCGATGTTGAAGCGCCTCCCGGCTCTCTGATCCCAGGGTTACTTCCTGGGGTCTTTGCGGCTGCTTACGATCGTGCGGAGATTCGTATCTCCGGCATCCCTGGTGGGATCACCAATCCCGATGAGGGTGATGAGATCGTCCTTCGTGACGATCAGGTCCACATTGGCGGCCATTACGACGTGTATGTACGCCCCTCGCGGACCTCGATTGCGGTCGCCAACTTTGGGGCCGCCTCGGGAGAGGTCAGCGTCTATGAAGGCACTGACCTTTTCACGGTTTCAGATGCAGAAATCGTAAGCGAGCTGCGTGACTACCAAGCCTCCGCAAACAAAGTTCACGCACGACTGCGGCTGCGGCTGGCAAGCGTCGTGGGGCTGTTTGCGCTGGGAGAAGTGATCCACTTCTCTTCGGATGGAAGCACGCCAGAGCTCGACACCGGCGGTCTTTCGTATGCAGTTCAGATCTCCAGCACGGAGAACTACATTGACCTCGTGGCCCTCACCTCAGACAACGAGTGGGCGGCCCCGGGGTATGTCATCGGGCTCACTTCGGGAGCAACTGCCACTATTGTAGGCGTCGAGCAGACACGCTGGGAGGACTACGGCATCCAGCGGGGCATGACCCTCAGTGTGGTCAACGGTCCAGATGTCGGTTCCTACAAGATCATGGACGTGCGAGGGCCCGAGCTTGTCCTGGACACCGCGATGACGGTGCTTGGGGGAGACTATCGGTTCCGCATCATCAACGAGGTCGTGCTCGATGCGTTTGCTCCAAAGGCTCCCATCTATCCTTTTGCTGGTGCTACTGCTTCGGATCTACGGACCGTCATTGGCACGTCTACAGTTCGAACAGATGTGGACCTCATTAGCTACGGCGCGTCCGTCGGTAGCGTTCTTGAGATTCTCGATGGCCCTAACGTCGGAGAATATCGGATTGCTGGCTTTGACTCTACGCTCGGCGGCAGGGGCCCTGTCTTAGAGACGGCGCTGCCTGCGACAGATTCGAATGTCTCCTTCCGAGTCTACGCAGCAGGAACAGGCCTCAGTCGGCCGCTGGTACGAGTCGCGCCCGGAGGAATGGTTGTCCAGACCGCCTCGGGGCAGTCCACTGGCTATTCCGTACCTCCGTCACTTCCGGTTGGCGCGCGCGCAGTTGACGGCTTCTCAGGGGCTCGTGAGACTCAGCGCGGGATGAATGGCTTCGTGTTCCCGGACGCAGGGTTCGAGTGGGCACCAACAGAGCATGTGCGGCTGCGTGCATACGACGTTGACTCAGTGACCGGCGCAAAGAGTGGGACGGGCTCTCGCTCTCCGGATGGCACCATCAAGGCAGCAGACCTGGTGTCCATCACTCAGTACTCGGGCAGGCCAGGCACCTGCTACACCGACGAGTGTCTGCCCACGGACGATGACTACGTGGCGGTAATGACACTCCTGTCTGACCCGGCCGTGACCACTGGTCACTCCGTGCAGACCAACCTAAGCATCGCGCTGCCCAGTGCGGTGCAGGGCTTCCTCGATACCATTCGAGGATGGCTCGTAGAGCTTACGACCTCCTTTTCGCTGGGGGACGACTTCCGCGCGTTCTTTGACTTGTTTGCCCCCTTCACCATGAAGGACCTCGATGATCACTTCTCGGGATGGACGATCCTTGCTCAGTACGAAGTGCTGATTCCAAAGGCACTGTTCGATGGCTGCAACAACATCTTCATCGCAGCCCCGGAAATCGACTGGAAGGCGATCTTCTCAAACGAGGTGACGTTCGAGGAGGCGATGAGCCTCTACAACAACGGTAATCTCCCCAATACGCCAGCCGCGCTGTCTCGCGCCAAGCCTGGGGACATTCTCACGATTGACGAGGGGGCCAACGCCGGCTCTTACGTCATCGACAAGGTCTACACATACAAGGTGTACCACGGAGGGTGTATCGTCTCCGGTGGCTCCGAAGACTACCTCGACGATCGCCTTGCCTACACGTTTGCGATCGTGAAGATCAAAAACGAGTTCCCAGTCAATCCCTACGAGGGACTGTCCGGGTTTGTTCCCCGCACGGCACCCGCGCTCTCGCTCTACCCGCCATCTTTCAACGTCACGGCCTCGATTGCGACTGGACCGCGCGCAGGGGATGCAGTCAACCCGTGGGAACTGGTGCAGGAGTCCTTTACCTGGCTGTTCCAGACTCTCGCCTCGGCTGGCTACGACATGCCCTCTGAGTTCATCGTGAACCCGGGGTCGGTGCTCAAGAAAATTGTCGATGGCTTCTTTGACAACTATGTTGTCGCAAGGCCGACCGCCGAACAGATTGTCCGTCTCTACTTCACCGAGCCAACCTCTGTTACGGTTTACGGGCCAAGCTCGTGTGTGGATTACCAGTGGACTGAGAACGACGAGCTTACGCGGGGCGTGTACCATCCGCATGCACCGACCCTGTTCTCGGTTCCTGCGGGAGCGGAGGAGCTGTTGTTCGTCGCAGCGGGCACTGAGCCGCCAAGACAGGTCTTCCCAGGTGCAACTCGCACTGGAAGGACGCCACCGACAGAGCTTCCTCGGGACATTACGCTGAGTGAGCACACGGCGGGCGTTGACGCGTTCGACGTGACTCCCTCTGATGCGCTCTTGTCGTCCTTCCTGGCTGCCGGGGTCCAGCCAGGTTCGGACTTCCTGCACATCTATGAACAGCGCACTCTATTGACTCTGACAGGCTCGAGTGGAGAAAAGGAAACCGACCGCGTTGCAGTAGTCACGACACAGGCCAACTCTTCTACGCTTCGGATTCCCCGTCTAAACTACGGGTCACGCGAGTTTACGTTCCTCTCTCCGAGTTCGGAAAATGACCAGGATGTTGTGCGTCCGGGTGATTACCTCTTCATCGAGGAGGGAGACGGCGCAGGAGGCTACCGAATCACGGAAGTGGGGGACGACTACGTCAATGTCGACCGCCCGATGCCGGCGTCTACCGCTCAAATCTACAAGAGTGGAAACGAGGGCTCTGTAGAGGCGGGCTCGCCGGGCCTCGTAGACCTAAACAACCCGTTTAGTTCTCAGGACGTAGGCCGGTATTTGACCATCTACCTGTCTAACTTTGAGGAGGTAGACGGCAGCTATCAGATCACCGCGGTGTCTCCCGATGGGAGCACGGTAACGCTGGATCGAGACAACTTTGCGTCCGATGAGACCGGAGTTCATTGGAGCGTGGTCAAGGCTCCAGTAGACGACCTTGATAACTCCGGCATCGGAGGTACGACGGAGCTTCTTGGAGTTCGGCCGGTTCGAATCTACAGCGGAGTACCTTCCGTGTGGAGAATCGCCACTGTTCACCCGTCGACGGACAGGCTGACCTCAACTGTTCGCGCAATCTACCAGGGCGGAAGCATTGACGTCGGGTATGCGCGCCAGCGCGAGCTTGAGGTCAACGGTCCCGTGCGTGGCGTCAAGCAGCCGTACGAGATCGTCCGCCCGCACACAGTTCACATGCCTTCCTCCACCATGAGGACACAGGGCACGGAAAGCGGGCTGTTCTACATGGATGTCCGGGCACACTCCCTCGGCGGGAGGCCGGTCTACAACATCCCGAAGGATGCCCACCTTACTCCGGTCTTTGGCACCTACGACTCCGATGGCTACCGAATGGAGGTCATCGATCCTTTCTACACCTACAGTGCAGCGGAACAGTGCAAGATCTACTTCTCGGCATCCTTCCTCCCGAGTGATCTGAATGACGTCGCGGAGAACAGAGTCGTCCTCAATGGTGCGGTCTTCACTGTTCGCCACGAGTACTCAGCGGAGGTTGGGCAGATCCAGGCGTTGCTGACGTCCAATCTGAACCGAATCTTGTGCGCCGATCCGCTGGCACGGCACTTCCTGCCCTCGTTCGTCTACTTGGACATTGAGGCGAGTGGGGGCAACCGGACGAAGATGGCAGCCGAGATTGCCAACTACATCAACAGCCTCGAGCCAGACGAGGTGTTGGATGTCTCGAAGATCGAGAAGTTCCTTCACTCGAACAACGTGACGTCGTATCGGCATCCCATCATCCTTCAGATCATCACGCACGACCTCGATCGGCGCCGAGTTCTGACACGCTCGACTGACGCAATCGGGCTGGAAGAGGGGACGTTCAACGGAACGCACAGGACGACCTTCTACATTCCGGGCGCCCCCGTCACAGTAGAGCCCGGCACGGGACAGGAGCGCATCTTGATCCGCGCGAGGTCTGCCAATGCCTAAGACCGTGAACCTGACTCCAGCGGAGGGTGACTCTCTATTTTCACCCTCATCTCCTATCTACTTCGGGGTCAGGGACAACGATCACCGGGTCGATCCAGATACGGTCAACGCATTCGTGACGTTTTCCCGTCTGGAGTTCGACGCAACGACGGCGGATGAACTTCCGCTGGCGTATCCGTTCGTGTTCGACGTGTTCAGTGACTCACTGCCAGTCACCTCGACCTCTGCGCGCGCGAACCTGGAGTTCACGGCTACTTCAAGCGTAGAGCCTGTGCTCGCCATCGAGAGCCCGACCACTTCGAAGTCCTCAAACACCTTGTTTCTGCACGGCGAGGTTACGGCCAGCGCCCCAGTGGGGTGCGAAATCCGTTTCGCAGTGCCTACCGTACCCGCCGCCGGGCCATCTGCGTACCTCGACGATACTAACTTCCAAGGAGTGCTTTTTGGATTCATCCACTGGCAGAGAAGCACCGGCGTGTTCCTATTCTGCGGGGAGAACTCCGGGACGAAGTACGTTAGGATCACCGGCCCTGCGGATGCCGATGGAAACCGAGCAGTAGACCAGACTTACGACATCGACTGGTCAGTTGATACCCACTCCTTCGGCATCCTCTTTGAGGCGTCTGGCTACTTAGGCCGCGTTGTCATTGTGGTGACAGACCGGGCAACCAATCAGGAGGAGAGGATCTTTGACGAGCCCATCTCGAGTCTTGGGACGTTCATCCCAACGGCAAGGATTGGGTCCATCGAATCTGCAAACCCTGCCGCCGGGTGTAGCGCACTGATTGGCATTGATCAGGAGCGCGCGGGAGAGGTCCATCTTCACTATCTGCTGCTCAAGGAGCACGGGGAGACGCTCGTCGCTTCTGGGGCTGTCGAGTACGCCCAGACTGGTACGGCGGAAGCATCTGGCTGCCTTGTTGCTGCACGCAAGGAAGACGTTCTTCGGATGAAGAGGGACGAACTTACCTGGCTTACCGACACTGACCTCTTGGTCCTCCAGACCTCTACAACGGAAAACTCGCGGCTACGTACTGAAGAGCCGCAGCTGGAGACGTCGAAGTGGTTGGTGTTCTTTCGCGGGCGTCCAGATCAGGAGTCGCACCCCGGGTCGTACAACAGCGGGATGGGATTCAACATCAGCAACGGCACCGACCTCCTCAAGTTTCGCTTCCTCAACGAAGGTACGTCCTTCGCGCGAGAGGGAGTGCGTACCTTTGGGCTCTACGTCAACACGTTGGGCAACGACAATCAGCTTCTTCTTGAGAACTTTGAGTCAGTTGATTTTGATTGGCGCGACTCTGCCGCGTGCGTGCTTGTGGCCTTTGATGGCACTGCGGTACATGCCAGCGTCGCGGATAGCGTCGCGGCCCTTCGCTATGGGAACTCATTCACGTCGACAGCACTAAGCACGCTCGCGGACGTAGAGACCCTTGCTCGGTTCGAGATTGGTGCGCTGGACCACGGACTGCTTGGAAGTGACTACGAAGGATTCTTTGTTCTTGAGAACTTCGTATTCATGCCAGTTGCGGACTTTGCAAAAGACGGGGACTTCAGCTCACCGCCCGGGTGGTCATCGGATGGCGGCTCAGCAGCGGTCGTCGATGGTCTCCTGGAAATCAGACCGGAGCCTGCGTCGTTCTGCCTCTACTCGCGCTCCTACGATCCGCAGGACTATGAGCCAGGAGAGACCGGCATCGCAGTGCTTGTTCAGGCGCAGGTCTTGGACATCACCGACCAGTTCGAGCAGATCAATCCTGTTCGCATCCCAAGCCCTGCACTGCTGAGCATCGACGTCGGAAACGATCGCTTTCTTCAGCTTCAGTTTGTAACTACTGAGGACGGGTCTGAGACGTTCATGTTCATGTGCCAGGATGCCCAGGACTACCTCGAGGTACTGAACCCAGAGTCAGAGTTCGGCAGACTGATTTCGTCGCCCATCGATCTGTCTGTTGAGCACTTCTTCCTTGTGACGTATCTGCCTGGCAAGGGGATTCGCGTATTCGTTGACTTTGAGGAAGAGCCCAGCATCGACATTTCGTGGCTCGACAAAGACGCGGTGGGCAAGGCGGACGTAGATGACCGCCTTGCGTCTACAACCGTGGCGGTTGGATCCATCCCGACATTGAAGTACGGATCGGTATACAATCGCATGGACGTGAACTTGCGCAGCGCGGCGGTCGGAGTCGGTTCTGGTTACGATTACGCCGTCACACTCGCGCCGACTCGGTCGGTGTTAGAGTCCAAGATCTACGGCGCAAGAGCCAACGTGTTCATCGACTTCACGGACACTGACTGATGCCAACCAGAGCAACCGAAACTCATCGCTTCGATGTCGAACCTTTCAGGGCGAAGCCGGTTGCTCAGATCACTCCCGTAGAGGCGACGGGCATCATCGGGACTCGCCTTCAGTTCAGCGGCGCTGGATCTACCGTCCAGGGTTCGTACGATAACCTGACGTTCTTCTGGAAACTTTCAACGAGGCCCGTAGACAGCACCGCAGCTCTTTCGCTCTCGCAGACTGCGGACAAGGCGGTAGATCTCGAAGGCGACATTACGGGAACCTACACGATCTCGCTGTACGTCGAGGCTGACGGAGTTCGGAGCGACACCGTACAGGCGTCAGTCTTCTTTTCTCCGGCGGTTGTCCCTGCGGTTAGGCGTCTCGATGTAGACGGCACGTTCATGTTCAACGTGCTGTCGGACTTCTGGAAGCTCGTCAACGACAGAGAGATCTTCCCGATCGTCTGGTCAGGAATGACACAGGCTGTCGCCTCCGACTTCCTGCGAGCAGTCCAGGTCGATCGCGCCAAGTCTATCGCAACGATCCAGCCCCTCTTTCAGAAGCGGTGGCTAAAATACTCGCCAGAGCTTCCTCTCGACCCCGCCTCAACAGACATCATCTACGGCGGGATGCAAAGCGGAACCGGCGCATTCACGGGTTCCGTTACCTTCGTAGCGAAGGCTGTGGTGCTTTCTGCGAAGGAAGTGCTGGTCACAGGACCGACAACGATCCGTGCAATCGGCACGACAATGACGTTGTTCTCCGGGACCAGCCGCGGCACTTACCTCATCAACCGCCTGAACGCAGACGGCTCTGGGTACATCGTCTCTGATGAGGTCGCCCTTGGAGGAGTAGAGGAGGTAGAGAGCGGCGTGACCCTCGTCGCGGCTGCGTCTTACGACACGGTCTACGACCTGTCCGCCGACTTCAGTGCCGTCAATGAAGGGGACTACCTTCAGATCCTCGTAGGGGCGAACGCCGGCTTTTACGAGATTGCACAAGTAACATCGAGCACAAGTCTTGTTCTTGTTGACCGGGTTCCTGCTCTGACCTCGAACATGAAGTACCGCGTCCTCCGCGCAGTACGGGCAAGCTTCAAGAGTCCGCAATCCGCCTACACAGACACGGTCTACATCCCCGCGGCTCAGGCAAGCCTTCCGCTGTTCGATGCTGCTTCGCTTCAGGGGTCGGGCACGCTGGTCAACAACTTCGAGATTCGGCTTGAGGGCAGGCATGTCCTGGACTCAATCCAAGGGTCGCGGATCCGAATCCTGAGCGGCTCTCGCGCGGGACTTGTGCTCGAGATTGCCTCCCTGAATCAAAGCCTCACGGGGATTGTCACCTCCTCGAAGATCCAGGGCACGATCTTCCCAGAGGCCGTCCAATACGCAGTCGATCTTCGGTTTGGGTTCGAAGATCGACTGCTGGTCTTGGATGGCGTCGGACATCAGGTTGCTGCGTACGAGCTTCTGGAAGGGCTGTCCTCCGAGGAGGAGGGAGGTCGCGGCAACCTCTGGGCAATCACACTGGCTGCTCCAACGGCCCCTGCGGGAAGGGAGGGGATTCGCTGGAGGCTTTGCCCCACCTACAGGTCCGACTCGATTGAGGACTTCGAGCGTCTGGGCGTTTCTGCCGGAGACGTCATTGAGTTTGAAGTCTTCCGCACAGACCTGGAGATCGGTTCCACCTTCAAAGGGCAGATCTTCGGTGCGCAAGGAAACAAGTTTGCCTTCGACTTCGGCACGACTGACATCGAGTTTGGGAAGGACGAAAACGGGAACTTTTACAGAGGCAAGATTGACGCCGCCGACCTGGAAAGGCTTGCGGTAGAAATGTCGATCCCGACGGTGACCATCTCCGAGTCTGGAGAGGCCCTTCTGACATCCTCAGCCCTCGACATCTACGAGCTGATGCACAGCACAGAGTTCAAGAACTCTTGGCGCAACCTCCCGCTGGATCCTTCTACGAACATCGCGCTTCCGGGGTACTTCCAGTTCCGCGTGGTCCCAAAGAGGATCCTGCGAAACTCGCGCATTCCTCTCGACCCCGACAACACACTCGAGCATCCGGTCTACTCCATTCCGGCGCTGTTCGAGTACATCTCGACTGAGCAGGTGGAGACGCAGGCAGACGGCACTGCCGTCATGACGCACAAAGATGAGACCACCTCTGCGCTCAAGCGGTCCCCAGTCAAGCTGTCTGAGAACAACGACTTCAGCCTCACGGACACAGAAGTTCGAGGCGCCGCGCTAACGACGCGCGCACGTTCGTCTGTCATCCAGATTGCGGACTACGCACTGGCCTTCCACGGAGTACGCCCGGGTGATGAGCTCGAGATCAAGAGCGGCCTGAGTCAAGGCTCTTACGTCATTACGTCGGTCGTCTCCGATACGGAGATCAGAGTTAGCCCGCGTATCGCCGATGGATCGCTGCCGGTCGCTTCGCAGCCCTCTCTTGAGTACGTCATCCGGCGTCGCGGGACTGGGCGGTTCGTCGAGTTCGCCAGCCGGTTCAGCCCTTCGTCTCCAGCACCGGCACATCTCTGGGCTCCGCTGACGCTGCTGGACAACTTCAAGTACATCGAGGACAACTTCGGCGTGCTCGTTGGTGTCCGCAAGGCCGATCTGGATGCGTATGGAACGACGCAAATCACGTTTCGTTCCGCGGTCGCAGGCCTGATGTACGCGTGGGCATCTGGCCCCACGCTGCGCTCAGCTGAGATCGGTTCACACATCTTGCTGGACCTGCCGGTAACCGAGAAGCCCAGTGAGATCGTCACGATCGATGCCGAGTACACAGAGTCGTATGGCAGGGTTGTGACCGAGGAGCTGGACAACGAGGGCCTGGGCACTGGCATCTTCAACGTCTTCCGGTATCCGCGCAGCGACCTTTACAGCTTGGAGAAGTTCAAGGGGCTGGGCATCAACCCGCTGACGGGAAGCACCTTTGCCGAGGGGGACTTCTTGCCTCCGTTCACTCCGCTGACCAACTCGGTGATCATCACAGACAATGTGATCTCTCCGAACTGGTGGCGCGAGTACTCGGATGTTGCAGGCGAGGTCGAGCTTCAGAAGTACCACACCTGGCAGGTCGAAGTAGACGTCCGTGCTGTGGACTCCCGCGACCTGCCACTTGCAACACAGTTCCTTCGAAACATCCGTCCGATCTACACAAAGCCCATTGTGGTTGCTGTGCTGTCCCTGCTCGACACCGTGACCGTAGATGCTGCGCTGTCTCTGGAGATGGATGCCTACTTCCTGGATGACCCTGCGTTCAGCCGAGAGTCGTCACACGCGTTCGATGACTTCAACGGGAGCGGCGTTGCCCTGCGGCGCGTGGACTATGGGAGCGGCGTTGCCCTGCGGCGCGTGGACTATGGAAGTCGCTCAACTCGCACGCTCTTCCAGGGCGATGACTTGGCCATGTCCGCAGGCTCGGGCATTGTCACCTCAGCCCGCGGAGGCTTTAGCGGAGTCCTCACCGAGCTTGACAGCCTGAACTCAGTCTTTTCGGGGTCTGTGCCGGTACACGGCCTCAATCTGGTCCGCCCAGGAGACCGCCTGCTGGTCCTCACGGGCGCAAACTACGGATTGTTCGACATCCAATCTGTCGATTCAGCGACGCAGTTGACACTCGTGAAGCACGCGGAAGAAGCACCACGCGCTATCGAGATCGCTGCAATCTCGGCGGACACGAATGTCAAGTTCCAGATCCTTCGTGACAGCGGGCATGTCATCGCCACTGGGAGCAGCTTTTTGATTGATGACACGGTTGGTGATGACTATGTCGATCTTTCCAACTATGTTTTCGTAGACGGGTCCGCGTCATTCCGCTCGGATGGGGTTGCGCAGGGGGACCGCCTCATCATCGAGAGTGGCGACAGTCGCGGCGTGTACCTCATCGAGGATCTGGGCACTTACAACTGGACCTCGGGGGTATTCGACAACACAGAAACCAAGCTTACACTGGCCTCTCAGATTCCGTCCAGCACGGAGGGTGCTCCCTACAGAATCGAGCGGTGGGCCCTGTTGGAGAACCCAATCTATGATGGGCCTGCGGTTGGCGGCACAGACTTCGTCGAGGTAGTCGACGCGGACCTTCTTCCCATTGATAAGGGCGATCGCATCTACGACCAGGATGGAGTCTACTTTAGAGTGGTCGGAGTTTCGGGAAATCGAGTCTACGTCGACCGTCCCGCAAGCAGTGTCACCAGCATTGAGATCCACAAGGAGATGTTCGAGGACCTCGATGGAGACTCGGATGGTCGCCTTGAGCGCCTCACGGGCTACGATACCGTCGAGTTGGATATCTACCGTCCCCTCGACCAGTTGGAGTCTTGGTCCGTCGAGTTGACGCTGAACTCCGCATTTGCAACTGTGCTTGGAGTACCTACTGAGGTCCCGCAGACGGACGACACGCTCGTAGTGACCGGGCCCCTTGGCGCGCTGGCTCTCGGAGCGTTCGGGATTCTGGAGGCGGATGGAGATCTGCTGACCCTGGACGCACTGTCCCCCTCAACGGAAACCGTGAGTGCTGTGCTTTGTCGCCCAGCAAGCGCGTTCACGCTGGATGGCTCCGATGAGGTAGTGTGTGCTGATGATGTGCAAGCCCTTGGCGTGCGACCTGGAGACTTCTTTGAGTATACAGATGAAGATGGAACAGTTACTCGGCTAATCATCGGAGTAACTGGCACAACAATCACGCTTGCGGATACTGTTGGCTCGGGCGAAGTCTCGGGTCGGATTTATCGACGAGAGATCCCGAATCAAGGTAGGCTCACTTGATGATTCAGTACCGGAAAGAAACACCAAAGGTCAAAGATGAACTTCATGTCGAGGGCGGAATCCGCGGAGCCCGCCGCGGTGGGATACAATCTGCGGACGGTAAGCCGCTCGACCCCGAAGTGATTGCAAGGAACTTCGGTGTTACGCTGGATAAGGCCAAAGAGATCATCGGGAGATTTTCGGTATGAATATCCTCAAACTGCTGCCTTGGTTTGGACCGAAGATCATCCAGGACAAAAAGTCTGCCCCTGCGATTGAGGGGCATGTGACGATCGACTGCTTCGAGCGCGGCAAGGTTCGGCAGCATGTAGAGGGTTCCAACATCTGGACCCTCACTGGGAGGGAGTACCTCTCCGAGTTGATTGCGCTCAAGGCGTTCAGCGGAGACAAGTTCTTCCGCAATGACCGCATCGCCTTCGTTGGTGTGGGTATCGGATCTCAGCCCGAGGTTGCCAACATCCCGAGTCTCGTGCAGATGGTTCCGTACGCTCCCGGAGAGTACCTTGCTCGTCTGAAGGTTCCGGCCACGTTTCCCGTGCTGTCGTCTACCTCTTCGAGAACCGCTGTTCGGTTTGTGCGCGAGTATGGGCAGACTGAGATCTCTCTCCCCGACAACATGATCTTGACGGAAGCAGGTTTGTTCACGGACGGAGACCCGGCCAACGGCTGGAGTACGACCTCGCGTCCAACAGGTCTCGCGACTGCGGATGAAGCTCCAATGGCCTACAAGACCTTCGAGCCGGTTACCAAGACGACTGACTTTACCCTCCGGGTCATCTGGGAGGTTCGTTTCCTATGAGCTTCGTTCGCCGTCCTTTTCTCGCCAGCGGCACCGACGTACGCGTGCTTTCCGAGCCAGTGATCTACGGCTCCGTCCATGTCAATGTGGATGGGGGCTTCGATGACGTCGGCGCAGGATCCTACGGCATCGAGCTCGCAACAGAAAGCTGCGCGTCCTTGCAGGTGACGTTTTCCTTTGCGTCGGCTCCTACCCTTCAGGACATCGTCGACGGCATCAATACCGCAGCTTCGGCCATCTCTCCGGTGCCGCTGACTGCGTCTGCGATTGAGGGAGTTCTCTGTCTCAAGTCCACCGAACTTGGCAGTGTTTCTGTTTCTCCGATCATCCAGGCGTTCATCGAAGTCCTGCCGCTCAACCTGCTTGGTGCAACTGATCTGGCCCCGCTGCTGGGCTTCTACGTGAGCCCGCACCCTGCGGCAAAGGTCACTGCGGGAGACCTGGCCTCTTCCAGCCCTCGTGCGATGACCCAGCACAACCGTCCGAGCGCCAGCTTCATTGCGCGCGGAGAGGACAGGACCAGCGAGAACTTCAACCGGGCTCTACACAGCCTGGCAAAGAACCTCGACAACCATCAGGTGAAGATGGTCCGCGAGGTGGCTGTTCCGGTTGTCCTCGAGGTCCCGGAAGGCAGCGCACGTCTTATCGAGAACGCCGCCACGGGGGAAGTGGACTTTATCGACCTGCGGACTGGGTTTGGGGATGACCTCGACGCGGTACTCGAGGGGAACATCTTCGTCGACCTTCCAGAGACGGCGACTATTGATCAGATCTCCAAGTACTTTGCCATCGTAGATGCGGAGTGGAACGAAATCCTCTCGTTGAACCGCGTCGTGCGTGTAGGCACCGTCGCCTTCGCTCCATCGGGCTCGCCTCTGTCAAAGACTACCTACGACGAGAATGGCAACGCGCTTTCAGTCCTTCTTACCAGTTCGACGTTCGACGCATTCAGGAACGTCCTGGGCCACGAGTCCACAAAGACTTCTGCGATCTCGGTGACGGAGATCATCGACGGGGCCACCATTGTCGCGGAAGATGCAACCTTCGTGACTGATGGCGTCGAACCCGGTGACATCGCGGAGCTTGCCGGCGCGACAGACGAAACTCCGAGGACCAACATCGGGAGGTATGTCGTCGATACCGTGGTCTCTGAGACGATGCTCATCGTTCGTCCGGAGACTGCCGAATCTCTTCATCTGCTGAACCCGGCCAGTGGGGAGACGATCACGATCCGCTCGAACGGCAAGTTCGAGTCGTCTCTTGTCATCGCCCCAGAGCCGCCACTTCCGCGCGTTCCCTCGGGTGGCATCAAGATCATCCTGGGAATGCAGAACGAGTTCGGCGCGGTCCCGCAAGACTTCCTGCTCGTTCCGGCAGTGAACTCGGCGGAAGAGGTGGATGGCTGGGTTCTGCGGAACCTGCACCGCAACATGAACCTGGGTGGCATTTACAAGGGCCAGGGGCAGGACAGGGGATCGGGCTTCTTTGCCGAGGCCACTCATCGTCCGTTCACTGTGTTCTCGATTCCTACGGTAGGCACTGCGGCATCGGACAGGACTTCGGCAGATACGGCAGAGATCCTTGCAGGCAACCTGCTCCGCGCCTCCGGTGAGGACTCGTTCAGCCTTGCCGACCTCGGACGATCAATCAACTTCGTCATCGCCGGAGTCAACTACTCCGACTGGAGAATCGTCCGCTGGATCGATGGGCGGACGGTTCAGGTCGTTCCTCCTCCGCATCAGATCGGGACAACTCTCGCGGAAGGTGCTGGCGTAGACAACGTCTCTTCCTGGGAGATCTTCGATGACCTGATCTCCGACTTCCGCGCTGCGTTCATGAGCGTGACAGAGTCGCCTCGTGCAGGCGGCTTCCATCACATCAAGATGAATGACAGCAGCGAGAGCGGAGACCTGTCGTTCGCGCACTTCGAGCACGTCACGCAGTCCATTGAGCTCGATGGCACCACGCTCCGAACTGACCTTGCAGTGCTGTCCGGGTCGTTTGCAACGGGAGGTGTCATCACCACAATCGTAGACAGCTCGGCAGCGTCAGTTGACCCCGACGCGCTGCGGTCCGTGTTTCCGATCACCCATCACAGCACTTCGCAGAGAAGTGCGAACGGGCACGGGGCAAAGTCCTACGTCCGTGTGCTGACCGGTCTCAACGCCGGACTGTACGAGATCTATGAGATTCGTCCCAACCAAATGACGATCCGTGGCTTGGATGGATCTACTCCCACATTCACCGGAACGCATCAGTTCAGCGTCCTCAACCTGCGGCTTGGCGTGGGTGTTCCCGTCTTTGGAGGTGCAAACGCTGCACGCGCAGGGCTCAGTGTGTTTCAGGAGTCAGAGCCAAACTCTACAAGCGACACGGCCTATGGAATCCGTGTCGGGTGGGCAGGAATTGGCGCCGGCATTCTGGTTACCGCAAACGATTCCGAGTTCAGTGCGCTGGTAGGGGGCCGGTCGGTAAGCCAGGGGCCTTCCATCAAGGTCGTCGCTTATGCCCCCGCAGATGGCATTAGCGTAGAGGTTGCATCCTCCTCGACGGAGGACTCGCGCGTTGTTGGCCTCGAGGTACTTGCGGAGGGCTACGGGAACAGCCCGTCTTTCCGCGATCCAGAAGTTGACGGTGCTGATTACACGACTGGAGAACGAAGGTCTGTTGCCGCACTGATTTCTCAGGCGGGGGCCGACCCCGCGCTTGTAGTCAGTAAGGCAGACGCACACGACACCGCGGGAGGAGGGCACACCCCGTCTGCGACAGCAGTCTTTTCTCGAAGGAACTCCGATGAGGCCCTGACGGTAACGGGACTCGGTTCCGCGGTAGAGACCGTCGGCTCTATCTGGGTGCATGGCAGACCGCCTGCGGCCGACGGTCATGCGCTTGGAGGCGTCTTCTCTGAGGACGTGGTTGCCGCGGGGCGCGCAATCTACCCGATGTGGGGATCGCACCTCGACCAGCATGTGCCTTACACCTGGGCTGAGAGCTCTGCGTCCTACTGGGCCGCGCCCACCACGCTCGGCAAGCCCGGGATCATCCTTCCCACAGCAGAGACGAGCAGCGATCCAACAGGCGACCTGCTGGGGCCCGACTTTGCTGAGTTCAACCTCCCCCATTCTGGAATCCTGACGTTTGCCATTGGAGACCTGGCCGGTCTTGCCGTCACATTCATCGGCTGTATTGCTGAGATTACAGAGTCGGGGCACCCGCAGGAGGGAGAGCGATACGCGATCGTCTCGATTCGGCAAGTAGGTACGGACCTGCTGATGGCGCTGGTTGGTGAAGCCGAGATCACCGCAGCGACTTCCGTTTCTTTCCGAGTTCATGGTCTGCGGTGGCACCGCTCCTACCTGGATATTGCCGACTGGTTTCAGGTTGGAACATATCAGTCAACCAAGGACCTAAACCAGCTTCCGCTCATTACGTCCGACCCGAACTCGCTCTCAAGTCGCGCCAATCCTGCGGCTGCCCGCACATCGAGCTCCGAGACATTCGGGTTTGTAGAGTGGTCGTTGTCAGTCGATGGCGTCGGGATCGGGGCTGCTGCTGACTACGAAGCGGGCTCGGAACCGTCGCTAATCCTTCCGTCTGTCTGGTCTGGAACTGCGGAAAATCCATCCCTGACAACCCCCTGGGCCTCGTACGCCGAGGAGCCACGGCCGCCCTTTTACGCAGACGAGGCTGTCAGAGGTGCGGATTCAAACTTCGCCTTAGCAGACATCGTAAAGCTACTTGGAAGCGGAGGCTCACTATCCTACGTGTCCACGCACGGAGGCGGACTTCGTGTAGATCGAACCGCTACTCCGTGTGTGCTGCGGCAACGTGGCAGAAGGTATGTCTGGACAGACCACCTTCGAGTCAGGGCAAAGATTCGCGCAGCCTCTGTCGGCACAAGCAGTCCGGTTGTCCTATCTGTCGCCCTTGTCTGCGACGGAACCACCATTGCTTCGGGTACCGCAAGTCTTTCCAGCAGTACAAATCCTTTAACGGCCGAAATCGGGTCGTACGAGGTACTGCTGTCTTCTGACAACGTAGCTGACCGAGCCTCGCCGTCTTTGGCGCAAAGCCGCAAAGACGCGGAACTTGAGCTGCGGATCACGATCCCATTGGATGCAACATCCTCTACCTACGTGTTCTTTCAGGAGATCCGCACTGAGCACGAGGTAGATCCTACGTTCATTAGTGCGCCCGTGCTCGTCTCAGGCCATGTCGCGGCCCATGGGTTTAGGCACGCAAACCCGGTACGTGGGTTCCAAACTCTCGGACCAGCAGATGTCCGAATGTTGGACGGCGCCGACTACGGCCTGAACATTAGCTGGGCGAAGGACCACGATGGGACGGAGTACGTCTCCCCTCCTACCCGATCCTACTCCTTTGGAATGCAAGAGCTCAGAGGGGGCCCTGGATTAATTCGCACGACTTCTGAGGCGTGCATTGTCGGTCAACAGCACGTCCTCAATTTGACATCGCTAAGCACCTTGTCCGATCAGATTGCTTGGGCAACGGCCGTCGATGCCATCTTTAGAAGGGAGTCTCCCGCTGCGGCCGGCTCGGGCTACGAGATTGACTTGCGAGTCCGAATCGTCAGCTACACTGCTGTCACCTCAAGACTTATTTTCCACTTAGACACGCAGGATGAGTGGGATGCTATCGACGGGCTGTACCAGGACTTTACTGTTTCACCCAGCGATGAGACGTTTGATCTGTACAGGGATGCAATCTTTCGCTTTGCGAGAAAAATCTACCCATCTCCGCCTCGACGAGCGCAGCGACCCACTGAGGAACGGTTTGATGTGTTCATCGACACGCTCAGCGACCTCTACGAAGAAGTCATGACTTGGCGCAACTTTGCGGTGGCGTCGGAAGAGCTCTACGACAAGATCGTAAAGTCTGAGGTAGAGGATCTCTGGATTCAGCCGGAACCGCTGCCTCCGCTGAGAATTGGACCAAACTCGGCCACGCTTACAATGAGCAGTCCGGTGCAAGATCCTCTGTGGTATGCGCTGTGCACTCACCTCACGACGAACGACGCAATCAGCTCCACCGATACGCTCATCTCCCGAAGTGCCTTCGTTCCTCCAGGCCATACCGGCTTCATCATCCCTCTTGATCCTCCACACGGAGCAGTGCTGAGCGGCGCGGATGTATCGCTCAGCTTTGTTCCGACTTCTCCCAATCATTGGGGCATCTATAGAGACGCTCCGGAGAGCTTTTGGCAGGCAAACAAGTACTACACCGACATCTCGTTGGGTACTGAGTGGGAGGACATGGCTGGCGTATATGTGGAGATTTGGAGGTTCAGCATTCTCGATACTGGCCTCGATGTCGGAGATTTCGCTACTTGGAGCGACCACACTCCGGAGTACGGGTACGGAGAGTTGATCCATCAGGAGGCAATCGATCTCTCCGAGTCTCCACCTTCACAAGACACTAACTCTACGTCAAAGTGGCTCGACGGCAACACGGGATCTAACCTCGAGGTCCACGCAGGAAGAGAGCTCTTCAAGAAGAAGACGTTTGAGATCACTCCAGGTCAAGACGCAGATTTGCGGGTGGACAGAAGACATTACGCATACGCTATGGTAGTCCGCTTCATCGGAGGGCCTCGGCGTACAGTATCTGCCCGTGCAGTGCCGTTTACTTGGGCAGATCCCCAGACTCCTTTAAGTTCATCTGGAAGAGACCTGTCCTACGTCGAGAACAACATCTGGAGCCTGACTCGCCAACCGACGGTTTCGCAGGTTCCTACGACAGCAGAGTTGACGTCATTTCCGTTTGGAGAGACATCAAATCTCGTAATCTACGGGAAGCGAGTGCTTGGACCAAGGGTCGAGGACAATAGGTGGAACGAAAGCTACCGGACCGAAGTCTCTCCTCAAGTAAAGTTCCGGGGCGCCCGTCTTCGTTGGATTACTGACCGCGCCGGAGACAAGGGTTGGGGCTAAAAAGAAGGGCCCCCTCTCTCGAGGGGGCCCAGGTCAGGCAGTCAGGCTGATGAGAAGGCGCTTCATCTCCTCAAGAGTCGCCTTCTTATCGACGCGATATCCGCCAGCCATGAGGATCTCGAAGATCTCCTGAAGCCCCATTGACTCCAGTCGATCCTCGAGAATCTCGACTACCGCCAACTGACCTCGGTCAGCGACTTGATCTCGTTTCCCGGTCCTGCCTCCTCCGAGTAGCGGAAGGCGAGGTAGCCGTCGATCGCCTCGATCTTCTCGGTGAGGTTCTCGACTGCGGCCGAGAGCTTCTTCAGCACGACATCGCGGGCGTCGCCCGTCTTGCCGATGAGGAGAACCATCTCACGCAGCTCGGAGAGGTCTGCCGAGGGAGCGCCTGCCGAAGCGGCAGCCGGAGTTGCCACCTGACGAGGAACCGGACGACGCACGCCAGCATCGGGCTGACGCGCGGGCTCGGTCGGCTCGGCCGTGCGAACCGGCTGACGCACCGGACGCTTGGGAGCAGGCTCCTCTTCCTCCTCGACCTCCTCTTCTTCGACCGGAGCCGGCTTGGCCGCGGGCTTGGCCGCCGCTTTCGGGGCAGGAGCGGGCTTGGCCGCAGCCGGCGCCGGCTTGGCCGGCTCGGGCTTCGCAGCGGGGGCCGCGGCCTCCTCACCTTCCTCACCACCGCCAAGTTCGGTGGTGAGGGCGTCCACTTCCTCGTCCGTCATCTTCTCGAGCGCGGCGAAGCGAGGATCGCCGCTCTCCTTGATCATCGCGCACAGCTCCTCGGCCGAGAGCTTGAATGAAGCGCCTCCGCGCGGAATGACGCCCAGGGTCTTGCCGAGGGCACGGAGATTGCGCTTGCTTGCCGCCGTTGCGGAGAGAGAACCAGCCATCGTGATGATTCCGTCCTTTAAGTTCTTCTTGGTTGGTATGGCTACTGCGCCGAATTCGTCAATGACACGAAGGCGGGCGCGTGTAACACCCTCGTGCACAGGCTCGTGAAGAGAGCAACCCCCTCCTTCTTCAAGGAGATTGTGGTCGACCTCTGTGCACCTGGTCAGCCGTGCGCAGGTGACGCAAGGCTCCCAGGTCATATCATCTCGTCCTTGAATCTGAGCCAGCAGCCAATGACGATGGCGTCTGGACATCCAAATTTCGTGCATTTGCCGTTGCACCGAGGCAACTGGGTGCGGATGCGCCGCCAGTTACGCTCGATGTGTTTCTCCATCGCGCGCCGTCGTTCCTCCAAAGGGCATGCGACCGCTTTGGCCTCTCCTTCCAGCGTGTCAATCAGTCTCGGGATGCCATTTGCACGACTTATATTCCCGTGACCTTCTTCGCGCAAGAGCTCAATGAGCTCGGATTTGTTGTATTCATCCGACATGGGGAAGTCCAAACGTCTCTACGTCTCGGACCCGTTGAAGAACAATTTCCACTCCGGGATCAGGAGACATCACCTTCGTGAGACGGAGGTCGAAGAAGAGGGAGTCATCGATCACACCAAGTGCGCTCGAAAGACAGTCCTCGATCAACTTACGACGATTTCCCACGTCAGTTTTCTTATAGAGCGTTTTGGCCTTGTTTTTAACCCAGCCCGCGTTCACCAGGGTCTCGAAGCGAAACTTCATTGAGACCGAGTAGATGTGCGTGTGTCGATGCTCCGCTACGAACGATGCGATGTCGTTGAAGTGCTGCCGAAGGACGTGCTGCCCAAAGAGGGTCTGAAAGTCTCGGGCCTCCTTGCTGTAGACCTGTCCTCCTTGCCGGCGATGCACGCGGATCCTGTTCTCTGAGGGAGGCAGGAACGGGACGTCGAGTTCCAGTACATCAGACACGGTAGCTCCTCGCGTTGTGGTCTCTCCGCTTGTTGTCGATCTCCATTTTCTTCGTCTCGATGAGACGAGAGAGGACCTGGCGGTCCCGAGACGCAGCCTTGGACAGCCCCTCAAGCAGCTCGAGGTAGGTCGCTGCTTCGACAAACGCCACATCGGCTTCGATGTAGCGGACGTCTGCCAAGCAGAGGTCATCCTTCTCCTGGGCCGTCCCAGGCTTGCCCTTACGGACAAGTGCCTTGGTCAGCTTCAGGCGCCGCTCGCAGTTGAGAGACTCTGCGCGTGCGACTGTGCAGACGTTCTCAAGGTAGTCTGCATAGTTGCACATCAACGTGTAGATCTCTGCTAATTCGCGCGTCGTAAAGTCCGCCACGTTCGATGGCAGCCTGCCGTCGAACGGGTTGCCGTCCGAGTCAACGGGCCTCTGCGGAATCTCAAGACCGAGCTTCTCGATGCGCTCGAGGGCGCGCTCACTGGCCCCCGAGTACATCTCCTCTCCCTCCTCGAGAGTGACGGTGAAGTCAGTGGGTGCTCTCTTGCTCATGCTCTACCTCAGAACCTGCGGGCAGCAGTAGGAATATGGACACATGGAGCAGTCGTCCTTTGATGCGTCCGCAATCGGAGGCTCTCCAGTTTCGAGTGCCATGTCCACGACGCTGCCCTTGCTCTTCCACCACCGCTTGAAGTACTTCTCGTCATACACCATGACGAACTCCTTCACGTTGTGGGGCCAGGACTTGGACACGTACAGGAAGCTGATGAACGGGACGTCGAGCGCCTTGGCGTAGATCGCAACCGCCTGCGTGATGTGCTCGTCCTTTGGCTTCGTGAGCGTGTCGAACTCCTTGCCAATCGACTTGATCTCAATCAGAACACGCGCGTGCTCAAGCTCGGCAACGCCGTCCGTGTGGCTCCCAAGGACCATCGCCTCATCCAAGTCGACGGTCATCTCGTCCTGGAACTTGCCAGGCAGCGCCTTGTGAAGGGCCCTCTGCACGACATCGTGAATCGCGTGACCCATCGCAAAGGTAATCTGAAGCTCCGGGCTTATGTTCGACTTCGGCTGAAGAGAGCCGTCCACGTCGTAGTACAGCCTTCGCACACACGACGCAGAAGAACTTGCGTGAATGGTGCCCACGCTCCTTTCCGGACTCTTCCAGAGTCCCGTGCCGTGGCAAGCCCGACAGGGCTCGGCTGCGGGCAGAGCCTTCCACTCCGTGTACTGATCGAGGGTCATGCCTTGCTGCGTACCCAGGCGCTTGACGCCCATGTAATACAGGCCACGCATGTTGATGGCCGAGCGCGCTGCCTCGATCTCTTTTGCGTCGAGGCCCTCAAGATCCTTGATTGTTCTAATCATCTTTGAACTTCTCCAAGAGCAGCAGGAACCAATGTTCCGGGACGACGTAGTAGGCTTCTCCGTTTGCCCGGAATTCAACATAGAACAAGGGGATTTGATCCCCTGTCGCCTGTGATGCGACCTTGACTAAGTCCTCCACCTTTAAAGAGTATGACTTGTTATCCGTGTATTTGCACTCCACTCGAAGAAGGTCCGACTTTACGTCGGCCTTGTCGACGGGAGTCTGTCCGGACGCAATGGTTTGACGAGCGCCGAGGTCTCGCGCGACTCGCCTTTCCTGCTTCTCAGCCTGCACTCGCGTGCTCCTGCTTCCGCGCGGATTCTGAGGAACGTACTCCTCAGACTGAACCTCGTGGCGCTGGAAAGCCCGGCCGCAAGTACGGCAACGGATCTTTCCAAGCGACCACGGGGCCAGTGTGATTCCGCCACAGTGCGGGCAGGTCGGTCTCTTACTCACCCGTACGAGCAGCGGATGTTCGCTGCCTTGAGGGTGGCATCCTCAATCGTCTGAAGAAGGTCGTTCTCCACAATAAACTTGGCGGCCCCTTCGAGACCTTGTCCGATCTGGTCACCGTTGTAGCTGTACCATGCGCCCTTCCGCGTCACGACACCGTAGTCCGCCGCAACGGCGATGGAGTGCTGGACGCGGTTGATGCCCGTGTACTTGAAGAGGTAGTCGTAGGAGCCGGAGGCTCCCTCGTGCCCGCCCGCCTTCTGCTTGGTGATCTCCCACCGAACCGTCTTACCTACGGTCAGGTCGCCGTCACGAACCTTCGCCTGCGGGGAGAACTCAATGGTGACCCACCGCGCGTGCTTGAGAGCCCAGCCACCAGCCTCGATGGTCTTGGGAGAGTACTTGTTCGCGCGGTCGGTGTTGTCCCGAACCTGGTTGATACCGATGACGCAGGTGAGGTTCGGGTTGCCCGACTCATCCGGGCCAAGGGCCGCATTGAGCTTGCGCGCGAACTTGGTGTTCAAGAGGGCAGCGCCTCCAACACGGTTGGCCTCCGCAAGCTCTGACTCATCATCGTGCTCCGTGAGGAGTGACCCAAACGAGTCAATGACGACGATGTCGAACTCGCGGCTGGCAATCAGGTCAATCGCAATCTGGAGCGACTCCTCGGCCAAGGACGGAGGAACAGTGACGAACTCTCCGACCTGTTCCCGAAGCTCTGCCTCGTACTCGGCAGGCCACGGTTCGTCGTGAGCCTCGTACTGCTCCCGAAGCTCTGCAATCTCAAGGTCCGACATGGAGACCTTCACGCCGCAAAGACGCGCGTACTCCTTGTCGTACACCATCTCAGTCGAGACTACCGCGACCGAGGTCTTTGCGCCGTGACGCTCCTGGTGAAGACGGATGATCTGATTGACCATCCAGTTCTTCCCCACTCCCTGCTTGCCGGTCAGGAACGTCATGCCGCCGGCAGGCAGCCCGCCACCCAGGGCGATGTCGAGATCGAGGACGCCCGTCGGCAGGCGCTTCATCTTCCAGGGCATCGTGTACTCCCCGGCGGTGAACACCTTGCCGGGGTACTTGCTCTTCAGCTTGTTGATGACGGCGGTGGCGCCATTAGCGGGCGCTTCGGCGGTTGCTGCTTTGCGAGGAGGCATTCTTTTCCCAGGGGCGAGTGCCACAGTTCGGACACATCGGGGTGAGTCCCCGCGTGTCAACCTTGCGTGATCCGCAGGAAGGGCACGAGCCCGGCCCTTCCATCGCGGTCTTTACGTGTTGGTCGTCGAGGACGACAGCGTACTTGTCCATTGGTTCAACTCCGAGCGAAACGCTTTGACGGGGTGGATTCCCAGAACCAGTTTATACGCTGTCTGCCTCTTAGGCTCGTCTACTCCAACGCGAGTCTGGAAGGAGCTGATCTCTCGAATGGTGCTTGTGATCCGGAAGAGCCCTCGGAAGACAACATCTTGCTGCCTTCCGAGGCTTTCGGACATTACGTCCTTGAGCGAGGTGATCACCAATTGAACTGCGGGAAGTGGCAGCCCAGTTCTCTTGGCGATCTCCTTCTCCATCTCTGCCTGGTTCACTTGGCCTCTCCCCAGGAGTGGGCGTCATCCATCGAGATGAGGATGGGGACGTCCATTGGGAAGGGGTTCTCCATGCACCTGCGAATCTCCGGCTTGGCTTCCTCAATGATCTCTGGAATGTCGGGGGCCTCAAATACAAGCTCGTCATGGATCTGCATCAGCATCCGCACCCCGAGCTTGCGCAGGGTCTTACTCATCTCGCAGTTAATCATCGCCTGATTGGCGATGTCTGCGGCAGAACCTTGAATTCTGGAGTTAACCGACTGGCGCTGCGCCTGCATCGCCAACCCACGGTCCTTTGACAAGATATCTGGCAGCCGCCGATACCTTCCCAGAATCGTGCAGACATACAGGTTCTCTTCGCACTCATAGTGAGTGTCCTCGATGAACTCTGCGACCTTCGGGTAGATCGAGAAGTACTTCTCGATCAGTGCCTCGGCCTCCGGGCAAGTATCGTAGACCTGCCCATTTCGGCCATACTTCTTGACCATCTTGAGCCCAAGCTGCCCTCCCAGCTTCTTAGCTCCGATGCCGTACAGCAAGCCGAAGCCGACTGCCTTCATCTGACTACGAAGCTCGAGAAGCTTGAGTTGGTCGGGAGTCGGCTTGTCGGCCTTCTTCGCCTTGGTAATCTCGTCGTAGTCGGCGCCGACGGCCAACGCTCCGGTCATGGAGTGGAGGTCTTTCCCGCTCTTGATCGTGTCGATCATCACTGGATCGCCACTCATATGCGCCATGATGCGCATCTCGAGCTGCTCATAGTCCGCGACGATTAGCCGCATGGGCTGATCTCGCGCAAACTTCGGCAGCGGGACTCCTTCTACCTCTGGCAGGCACCAAGGATCACAAGACCCCCAGAAGCCGGCAACAAAGAACTCCCGAATCCTGCGTCCCCAATCACCACGCGCCGGGATGTTCTGTAGATTTGGTTCTCCGGATGACAGACGCCCGGTGACCGTTCCGGCGACCTTTAGGTCTGTGTGAATGCGTCTCCGTGCGTCCACCGTGCGCGGCAACGCCTCGATGTAGGTACTGTGAAGCTTCTGGAGCACTCGGTGCTCCTGAAGGATCTTCGCACGAGGGTCGCCCCTCTCGGCCCAGTCCTCGATCACCTCTTTCGAGATTGAGGGCTTCTTCACTCCAGATGAACCCCCCGAGGACATCTTCCTCGGGGGCATCCCAAAGGGGTCTACCCATTGGTTGCCTTTCTTCGTGAAGAACAGGTCCACCAACTGTGCTGGACTGTTCGGGTTGACTTCCCATCCCGCCATCGACACGAACTCTCGTTCGAGACGCGAAATATCGGCCTGCATTGGACGGGAGAGCTTGTTGATCTCATCCACGTCAAGCTGGAAGCCGCGCCGCTCCATCATCCACAGGATGCGAACCAAGACCGCAGTTGTGGAGTTGTAGTAGTCCAGGAGTGTGATTCCTGGCTGCAAGTCTTCGCTCGACAGCCTGTCTTCCAGCTCCTCAACAAGCTTGAATGTCGCCCAGGCGTCGAGAGACGCATAGTCTCCGACCATGAGCCGAATCATCTCCAACGGAGGCAACTCACTGGTGGACTTCTTGCCGAGTGTCTCGAGGATGTACTCGTGTGCCTCAAGCAGCGCGTCGGTGTCACCCAGAATCTCTGCGGACTCTTCGCGCTCTTCCTTTGGCACGGGGCCGAGTCCGAGCAGCTCAGAAAAGTCGCTGATGTATCCTCCCTTGCCGCGCGTCGTCGGACAGAGCCCGTACTTGCGCGCGATCTTGAGGACTTGCACCGCCGAGTAGAGCTTCAGTGGATCCTTGCGGCCAGCCGCCAGCTTCTTTGAGACGGACTGCATGTCCTCCAGAGCGTCTGGATCCATGTCTACTTGGCCGATGAGGGCGAGGATCTCCAGCGCATGAGACGCATCGTTGTCTTCCAACGCATCGTGCATGCGACACAGAGTCTCCACCTCCTTGTCCGTCGTTCCGACGGACCCGAAGACCTGTGTGAAGGGGGCCATCTTGAGGCCAAGGTAGTCGGCTGCGCACTGCTTGAGGCCGTGCCGCCCCTGGCGGTTCTCATCGTGTAGCCAGTCCATGGCTACGGTATCAAAGATGTGACCCCGGATTTCGATTCCGTGATTCGCCGCCATGTGCATGTCGAACTTCGCGTTCGTCATGCACTTGTCGATGCGAGGATCCTCCAGCACTGGCTGAAAGACCGGAAGAAGTCTTACGGGAGCACAAAATCTCTTCCCCTCGAAACCAAAGGAGAAGAACTTGATGCGCGCCTCGGTCTTGCTGAGACCAGTGGTTTCAGTGTCAAACCCGACGCAACGCAGCTTCATCATCACGCGAGCCGTGGCCTCCGCATCTTTCTTGTCGGAGATGTACAGTGGCTCTGGGGTATCGACGAATTTGTAGCGCATGTTCTTCTCCACAAAACCGAGGGGCCCACAAGGGGCCCCTCGGAGATGAACTATCCGCGGAAGTTGTTGTACCGCTTCGCGTTGGACACGAAGCCGTTGTCACCTTCACGCAGCCCAAGCAGCTCAGAGTACTCCGCATTCGTCTTCGGGGCCGTGTAGGTCTCGAAGTCGTACTGGACCTTCATCAGGTTCTCGATGTCCTCCGGGTACTTGAACGACCCGTCTTCCTTCTCGGACTCGACGATGGGCTTCTTGTTCTCGAAGGTGTGGTCGCGCATCGAGACTACGTTGTCCACGGCGAGGGAGGGGTAGCCGTTGTTGCCGGTCACCTTCTTGATCTTCGCCGCAACCTCATGGTACTCGTGCGGACGCGGATCCGAGCAGGAGTCACAGTCGTACTCCGCGCGAGGGAAGTTCACCGAGCCGCAGTGGCGGCAGCGAATGTCCTGGTCACCGTAGTTCGCGATCTCCGCGTCGGTCATGTCCGATTCGGAGGCGTCCAGAAGAACGCCCTCGCACTCCGGGCAGACAAACACCGAGGGGAACAGCGTGCCGCCACACTTGCACATGGAGCGCGCCTTCTTGGCGACCTCCTGGATGATCTTGAACTGCGTGGCCGGCAGCTCAAGGAACTTCTTGCGGAAGAAGCCGACGTCCTCCGGGTCTCCGTTCGAGATGAGCTGCCGCTTCTCCCGGACCGTCTTGACCTCGTTCCAGATGTAGACGGGCTGTCCCTTCAGCTTTCCGTCCGCGTAGGTGACGGGCTTGCCGTCCTTTTCGAGCGGGGTGCGGGCGTACACTCCGTAGTGAATCACGTTCACGAAGAACCGATTGGGGGCGCCGTACTTGGGCTCCTCAACATTCGGGTTCTTGGAATCGGCGCACTGCTGAAGGGTGCAGTCCGGGCCACCATTGCCGCGGTAGTAGCCCCAGGATGTGCCTCCGAACTTGTTCTGGAACTGGAGCTTGAACATGGGGGCGCAGTAGTAGGACTGGAGGTTACCGTCCTCGCCCTCGTACTTGCCCGGCGTGATCTGGATCCACGCCGACTCGTCTTTGCCGATCTTCAACTCATCGGACCACTTGGCACTCCAGCCGGCCTTCTTCTGGCGAGGGCCGCCCTTGCCATTACGTCCACGGTTTGCACTCAGGGGGATTGTCTTAGGAGCCATTGTCGTCTTGCCTCACTGATACTTACGGGGGTGCTACACACTTCACGAAGTTCCGCCGAGGTGAGGTCATCGGGCTGATGAATCCCCTCCGGCAAGATGGCAACGTGAACGCGTGAAGCCTGAAGTTTTTGGGCGATCTTCAGAGTCCCAGACTGCCCTGCGTCGTCGTTGTCGAGACACAAGATGATCCGAGGACTCAGACTCTCGACCAACTGTTTTTGGGTATCCGTCATGTAGCTGCCCATCAGAGCAACGACATTCGTGATGCCCGCCTGGCAGAACCACAGGGCAGCCTTGAATCCCTCAACAATGAACACAGGCTTGCGTTCGTGTTGAAGCTCCTCGACCACCTTATCGATTCGCCACAAGTGATCTCCCTTCGAAAATGAAGGGACTCTCAGTCCATACTCCAGAAGTTCGGTAGTATAGACCTTGTACTTTCCGAATTCACTGGACGGCTGCTTGCCTACGATGCCGACCAGTTTCCCTGTCCTATCACGAACAGGGAATGTGATTCTCGACAGTTTCCTGTCGAATCCTACGTCGTTGTCAAAGAGCACCTTCTCGCGGAATCCTTCCCGTACAAGCTGCTCCGGGCACCAGTCGAACACGCCCAATAGCCGCTCTGGGATCTCATCCGCAGGAGCAGTCTTCTTAGCTCGCTTCGCGGGACTTGTCGATACTTTCTTAGCCGAAATCTTGTCAACAACTGCCTTGCTTTCTCCAAGCAGCGTCAGGAACTTTCGGATGTTCCCGCCGCCGCATCCTGCGAAGCAGAACCACAGTCCCGTCTTCACGTTGACAGACAGGCTCGGCTTGCTTTGCCCTACCACCTCTCCGTGAATGGGACAGAAGCCCATGAAGTTGTCCCCGGACCCTGGGCGGAGTCCGGGGACATACTTCTGGAACTCTGGAAGAAAGTCAGGCTCTGAAGGGGTCATCTCTCTTCTTGGGCTTTTTCTTCTCTTCCTTCTTACCTCCGCCGCCCCCGCCCTCGTCACCGTCAGCGCCCTCGGACATCTCCATCTGCGCCTTCAACTCAAGGAACGCCTTCACGTTCGCATGGGCCTGCTGCACGCTGAAGTCTGAGCCGGGAGAAGCATTGATGATGAACGGGGGAATCACTGTCTCTCTACTCTTGCTGAACACAAAAAGAAGGGAGGCTCCTCTCCCCGAAGGGTTTGGTCCCTTGAATACGCGGAACGCGATGTCTGCGTCTTGGCCGATGCCGTCCGCAAACGACAGGTCATCAACGTCGCCAGTGGGCTCTTTGGCATTCGCGCGATTGGCCTGCGTCGTACCAACGACGGGACAACCAACAAACTGAGCCATGCCTTTGAGGTCTTGGCTGATGTGGCTAATCTGCTTCCAGTCAGCCGTTCTTTGCCCGGACCTTCCGTCGCGCATGAGGTAGAAGCCGTCGACTACGATCAGGTCTGGCTGGAACCGCTCGGCAGCCGCAATCAGGTCTTCGACGGTACTACCCGACTTCTTTCCCTTGTCGGACATGAACAGGAGCGCGCGATGGTGCGCACCCACGCTCTCGTCTTCCTCGGTCTCTGCAAGCTCCTCCATCAGCTCAAAGAACTCTTCGGCGTCTTCCTCGGACAGCAAGCCGCGACGGAGGCGGTCGTAGTCCACGTTGCCCAGAATAGACGAGATTCGCGTGAGCATGGCTTCGCGTGAGATCTCCTTCGAGAAGACCATCACACGATGGTTCGTAAGGTACGCATGCGCTGCAATCGCGCACGCGGCCCACGTATTGTGAACGACGAAGTCTTCGACAACGAAGTTCGGATCTTGGCCGTCCTGAATACAGACGTCGTAGCAGGGCTTTCTACCAATCGGTTCAATTGACTTGATTCGCTCCCATCGAATCTGTGTCTGGGCCTCCAGTGCCAACTCGGCAGATCCCCATTCTGTTGCCATCTTCTCGAGGAGTGCGCGGCTGATGCATCCGCTCCTGCGGAAGAGTTTGGAGCGATCCAGCTTCGAGTTGCCCATCCGGGGCCAGAGACGTGCTCCCTTCTTCTCCAGGATCAGTCCCTCCAGTCTGCGAGAGCAGGGAATCCCGTCGTTATTTGGAGAGGTTCCCGTTTCTTTGGCGAGATCCTCGAGTGCCGTGCGCTTACGCATGCAGCTCAAATACGGGCCCAGTACTTTCAACAGGATGCGGTACTGGTCAGGGCCATACACGGAAATCTGCCGCTGCTCTTTTGCAGCATCAACAGAGATTCCGGCCCGGGAGATGCCGAGTCGCATCAAGAGATGCTGGATGTCTCGGGCCAGCTTCGGGCTTGAAGTGTACCAGGCGACTCGAGACGGAGACGCGCTGCGAACGGTCCCATCGGTGTCCAACAGACCGCCCAAGTAAGCCGCGATCGTCTGACGAGAGGATCGGAAAATCCAAGACGGGACTTCTTTCTCAGGCCCTTTCTTTCCGTGCATCCCAAGCTCTCGGAGTAGATCCAAGATCTTGTTCTTGTGGGTATCGTAGGACACGACCCGGTATTCGCCCTCCACGCTCCCACTGTTTACCTTACAGTTGTACGTGAGGGCGATGGACCTAAGCGAGGACACCACGTCGGAATCGTGATTGGTGAATTGAACCTCGCTTCGTGTGTAGTTCCCATCACCCGTCAGGGCGCCCAGAAGCCATCCCAGCTTAGGGTCATGGTTTTCCGAAGACCAATCTGGGACGCTGCGGGCAGTAGCAATCCAACTGCCAACATGCAGGTCTCGAATCCTGTCGTACTTCCCTTCAAAGGAGCCTTCAGGGACCATGAAGTAGTGCTCGGTACTTGTCTCAATGACGCGGCCGCTCTCCGTCGTCACCCGAACGCACTCCTTTTCTCCGCTAACCACGCGCCGGGCTGCTGCCCAGCGCATGCTCATGGTCGCATCTGTGAATGAGGAGACAGTACAGAGGTCTGGAAGGTCCTCAATCGGGATCATGTCGCCGTTGGGCATCATGATGCGTTGTCCCTCTACCACGCATTTCATGTTTGCGGGTCTGCCGTAGATGACAATGAACTCCTCATCCCGCATACCGCCGGTCTTTTGGTTCAAGATCTCCCACGGGTACGGGATGCCGACGACACCGCCAGACTCGGCATGGGTGGAGTACTGCTGTTTTAGGATTGCAACGGAGGACGACAAGAGGATGCCGTCGTCCTCGTGCGCCTCCACATTCATACGCCGGAATTTCGGCAGGAAGGAGTCGAGGATGAGGGAAGGATCTTCTCCATCCACCAACTCGTCCTGCATCTCGTTCAGCATGTGTTGAAGGTCTGCCTGGACCTTCGACGTCCGCACATCCGTGATGAGGGCGTTCAACGAGTTCCGGCTGGGCGCGTAGTCGAAGCTGGGGAACTTCCGCAGGAACCGATCAACGGTCGGCACTTCTCCGCGCTGTTGCGGGTCGTGGTACTCGTCCCACAGCCACTGATACGCGTCTTTTGCAGCTTCCAGTGTAAACCACTCAGCGGTCAACCCCTTCTTCTTGGGCGTGTTGAAGTCACCCGAGTTCAGGATGTTGCTAATCAGCTCAAGTTCCGGATGCGGCATTACAATGGGTCCTCTTCTTCCACAGAATTCTCTGATGCGGAAGTCAGGCCCAGATCTTGTTCGATCTGGACCCGGATCTTCTCAACCAGCTCTAAGAGCTGGAGACCCAGTGTCTCATTCGAGAACTGGGTCTCCCCTCCGGCAACCGCACCCTCAAAGACCTTGTTCTTTAGGCTCAGAAGGTAGGCTACCTTGATCTCAGCGGAAGCAGGAGTGACCTCTACGCGGACGATGTCGATGCGGACATCACTTCCTCGAGAGTTCTCCATACATCACCTCTGCCATGGATTTGGCTTGCTCGAGATGAACGGAGGCAATCTCCTGCGCAGCAGCGGCAGCGAGATCAAGCGTGCCTCGATCCTGGTTGCAGGCAAGGCTGACTGAGACCCTTACCTCGTAACCGTTGCCGTAGTCCTTGTCCGCGAAGGATACCGCACAACTGACGGATGCCTTACCGTCCCCAATCAACTTGGACAACTCGTTCTGTGCCATGCCCGTGTTCTCCGGCGTTACGGGGAAGGACGCGATTCTGCGGTCGTCTCCACTTGAGATGGAGATGTCGATCACTGAAGTTCCTTCGGCAGAGTCACCTTCGCGCTCTGTACCGTCTCCGTGTAGAGGTCCTGGTAGTGGACCTTGATCTCGGGCGGAAGCCGCTCGATCTGGTCGGTGTCCACCTCGGTCTTGAACACCTTGTACTTCGTCAGCAGATCGGTGTGCCCGAGCTCCTCAGCCAACTCCTGAATGTCGTCGACGTTGTAGACCCGCTTCTTGGTGCCCGGGGCCACCTTGATCTTGAAGCCGCCAATGGTGTGCGTGCCTACCCCGGCCTCTCGCAACTCGAGCTTGGCCTTCTCGATCAGACCCGCCTTCTCTGTGCGAAGGGCCTCGAGCTCCTCGAACAACTCCGGTTCGCTGGCCTTCAGGCTCTCTGTGATGTCGGAGAGGCGGTGAGAGATCTCGACAAGGCGCTGGGTGTTTTCCATCAAAGACTCCGAACCAACTTGCGGTGTGTGTCAACAATCTCGAGCGCGTAGCGGAAGTCGCCCAGCGTATCGAATGTGTGCCCCTTCTTCTCCTTGACAAGTGCGGAGTCTCCCTTCCGAAGAAGGAAGCCGCAGTCCAGGACCGGAAGCATGGCGTATCGAACCTCTCGGTCAGTCGAAGGAGACGTGATGGTGATGTCCATCAACTCTCCGCGCTTCTCGAGGATGTTCACATTCTTCCCAACCAGATGCGATGCAGCGGTCTTACCGCCGGCAATGATCAGGATGGGATCAATGGCGTAGATCGTCTGGTGAAGACGATCTCGGCACTCCTTGAGTTCCGTCGCAGACGGAACTCGGTCGTCCTCGGGACGACATAGGACCGCGTTCGTGAGGAAGATTCTCTGGGTCATGTAGTCGGACAGTTTGTCGAAGTACAGATCGTTGTCGTCGACTTGCCGAATCGCGTCGATCTCGTCGTCGGTGGGCCAGACCTTCTCAAAGAGCTGAAGAAGCATCCGGCCCGCAGGTCCCACGAAAGGAAGTCCCTCCGCATCCTCCTCGGCGGCAGGGGCCCCGCCCACATAGACGATGTCCGCCGTGATGCTTCCCGTGCCGAACACCGGCTGAGTGCGACTTGCGCACAGCCGCGGACACCTTGAGCACTTCTTGTACTCGTCATTGAGCGCGCGAAGCGCGCTGAAGCCAATCATTGCATCTCCTATACTGCGTTCCAGTTCCATCTCGTTATGACACGATATCCGCGACGCTGACTTTCACGGATGAGGGAGTGAACCATCCCCTTGCATGCGTCGACGGACTTGTCCATGATGAGAAAGACCCATGGATCCTTCTTTCCGGGAAGCGCGCGCAGGATCCGACCCACGCTCTGTTGGAATGTGATCGCCGAGTGAGACCGCGCGGCGAAGGGCGTCATCAGGATGAGGGTGTCCAGGTCCTTGCGGTTGTACGCGGCAGCTCCGACGCCTACGGAGGCGAACACCAAGTTGCTGCCGTTCAGGCGACCCAGCCGCTCCTCTGACTTCGTTCCGCCGTGAATCACGGTTGAGCCTGGGTTGGCCTTCTGGAACTCCTCGATGTGCTCTGGTCCATGCGAGAGTGCATAGACTGTTCGCCCCCTTCGGAGGCACTCGTCGATGACTTCCTGAATGACGGCGTTGCGATCCTTGTTTTCGGCAAGGGTCTTGTGCAAGCGCCCCACGTTTAGCTGCCCCGTCTTGTCCAGCATCTTCTTCTGTTCTTCTTCTCTGTAAAACACGCCAGTCTCGACGACGAAGATCGTCGGCGTCAGGTCCTGACTGATGTCCGAGTAGAAGACGGGCCCCAGGTGAGAGTAGAAGATGCCTTCGCAACGATCTGTCCGTGTTGGGGTTGCCGTGAGCCCAAGACGAATGCCGGAGCCTACGCTGCTGGCCTTCGAGAAGAAGTCCGCAGCCATGATGTGGCACTCGTCGTAGATGACCAGGCCGAATCGCTGGTAGAAGTCTGCCGGGAGAGTGCCCTCCTCTGCCCGTGCTGCCAACGTCTGAACGGTCGATACACAGATGTCGGCCTCGTATTCAAACCGCTTCCCTTGAATCCAGCCGACTTCTCCAGGGTAGTCAAAGAACTGCCGAAGCTCTCCAATCCAGTTGTCCAGGTGCGCGCGCTGTGGGCTGACGATGAGGGTCGGCACCTTCTCGTGCGCAGCCTTGTTCCAGCCCATGACGGTCTTGCCTTTCCCGCAGGCAAGGTTCAAGATCCCCCTCTTTGCTGCCTTCAGTGCCTCCCACGCTTCGAGCTGATTGTCCCGCAGATCAAAGGTGGGCTTGCGGGAGAGGTTGATCTTTGGGTAGACGCGCTGCTCTTCGACAAGCGGACAGCCGAGCTTGGCAAGTTGCTCATCAGAGAGCGCGTACTTCGGCACCTGGATGTGATGCGGATGCTCGACCACAAGCCCTCGGCTTCCCCGGCTTGGGTCGTCTCCGAAAGTGAGCAGCCCTTCCATCGTCGCGCGGCTCACCTTTGTCTTCGGCAGAAAGAGATGCCGACCTCGGTAAGCCTTACCTTCCTCCAAGATCGGCAGCCTGATCATTCCACCTTTCTCCTCTTCAGAGACGGGTATTTCTTGCGAGGAATTCCTGCAAGTGCCTCCGTCAACGTTTCACTCATCGTCGTGATCGCGTTTAGACCCGCGTTGTAGGCCAGGACGCCTGTGAATGTGTCCGCCGCTTCCGGTTCCTCATACACCTTCGCCTTCACTGACGGACGATACGCGGAGCCCGGAGTGGTACTCGGAGAGTACGTCGTTGTTGTCGGCGCACTTGCTCTCCGCTGTTCTCGCTCCAATGACTGAACCTTGATACGGCATGTACCCTTTACCGGACACTGCCGGCATCTCTCGTCCGTGATATCGTAGTAATCCGGGTCGCCATAACACTCGGGGCGACGCGATGACCCGCTGTCTTCGTGGTCAAACCGATCGGAGAAAGCTCCCATGTGCACTAACCTCCAGTAGGGTGCTACAAGTCTTATGACTGCGTATAATGAGACCTGCACTCGACCTTTCAGGGGATAAAAAGATGCCAGTGGTAGACCAGCACGACGACCTCTGCGATCTGTTCCGCGCTTCTGGGCCGAAGGACGGGCTTGAGTTTCTCAAGACGGCGTCTTGGAAGGAGCGCGATGACCTGTACGATCGGGACTTTGCGCTCATCATCGTCGACAGCCAGGGCAAGGAGCACAGGAAGTTTGCCTGCCACGACGCCGGGAACACCTTCCTGTCTCAGTGGTATCTGCTCAACGCGGAGCACGATCTCCCTGCCGGGGCCGTCAAGGTTGCCGCAGCAAACCTACTGAACGCGGCTGACGATCTCGGGCTTCAGTCCCATCCCGCGCTGTACCTTCTGGCAAACGAGGGCGAGAACCTTCCGGGAGATGGACGTCGCGTGCTGGTGAAGAGCGCGTCAAGCACTCAATATGCCAAGACTGCGTCCTTCGAGCCCTCGCAGATTGCCCGCCCGATGGGCAAGGGGATGTCGCAGCCCCTTGGCGCCCACCAGGTCAAGCAGGCATCGGCCTTTGATGCGATCTCAGAGACGATTCGCAAGTGGGACGACCTGGATCCCTACGATCGTCATGAGGCCGCAGTCGATGTTGTCAAGCTGGCAAGTGCGGTGGGCGCCGTTGTCCCGGATCACATCTTCCGCTACAGCGGGACTACGCTGAGTCCCAGGTTCGAGAAGGTCGCTTCGCGGAGAGCGGAGTACACGGCAAATCCAGAGTACCAGAGCGACTACCTTCGCCTTTCCAAGATGGCAGCGGCGATGGATCCCGATGATGTCGTGGAGACGCTGTTCCTCATGGATGAGAGGGCAGGGCTCCTGAATCGGTACGGCAACAACATCCCGGACCCCGTCCTGGCTGTCTACGGGACAGAGAAACAGGCGGAATACTCCTGGATTCATGGAGGCGATTACGTTACGGAGTCGATGCTCAAGAGGTACTCGGGCAGCACCGCAAGCCACGCCGGACTGGAAGATGTCTTTGAGGACAGCGTAGTTGAGCGATTCCGGCGTGATCCGGTAGGCACTTTCAAGGGCATGCCTCTTGAGCAGCAGATCCTCCTCTCACGGCTCGCCTCGCAGTCCAGGGATACGAACAATGGAGGCTACTGATCTTCAGACCTTCAAGAATGAGAAGACGCACCCGCTTCTTCTTCTTCGATCCTACCTCCGACTCTTCGGTGTCGGTGCGTTGGAGTGGGAGCCGTTTGTCATCAAGCGGTCAGTGGAGAGCCGTCTCAAGATCAACATTCCGCGCGTAGTTCTGATCAAGTTGATGGCGGCGGTGTCTGTCGCCAACCACGATCAGTTTTGGACGAGCTGGGAGACGTTCCACACGGTCTCCCAGGCGCTCGTTGGAAAGATCCCGTCCGTATCTCACATCGACAATCAGTCGGTCTCCGACCTAATGCTCGCAGTGGATGCTGCGAATCGCATCAGATTGGACCTTGGAACGATCGGCGACATCCCAGAGTTCTCTGAGGAGGTGCGTCGATACATGGCGGCGCAGCTTCACGAGTCCGGGATCTGGTATGTGCCTGAGCCGCTGGAGTTCCTCAACCCCCTGATCTCAAAGGTCACGCAGGTCTGCGGTGAGTGCGGAAACGAGGAAGAGCCAAAAGAAGACGGTCTCTGTAGCTACTGCACCGATCGTTACAACACCGACAGCCTTCTGAAGATGGAACCTGATGAGGAGCTAAAAAAGAAGTTCAACGGCTCCAAAGTCAAAGTCGTCACGAAACTCCCGACTGCGGGAGTTCAGAAGGCGCTTGTCCGCGCCCTGTCGGTCGGCGGTCATACGCTTAAAGAGACTGCTGACGACATCTGCGCATCGAAGCTCATGGAGGGCATCGGAGATCTGCTTGAGTTCACTGCTTCATTGCAGGCGACAAAGACGGCAGGAATTGCGGATGTTCCAAAAGCTATTTCGGCACACAACGTTATAAACCCTGATGATCAGGTACAGATCCCTGGGACTCAGAGCAAACAACCATCGTCTCCAATCTTGAAGCACGTTAATCCGGTGTCTGTAGGCGGCGCGGGATTGATCGGCGCCGCGTTGCTGAGAAACCCGGCCCGGGCCGGTAAGTTCTTGACCACAGTTAAGGAGGTCGTAACTAAGCCCATAACGTCAATGGGTCGTGGGCTAAGGACCGGTGCAAGCTACGTAGGAGAAGGAGCCGATGAGTTTGCACGAGGGGCTGCGCAGTCTAAGCGAGTAGAGCTTATGTCGGAAAGTTTGCGCAACTTAGATGAGACGTTGCGTAGTCAAGCAGCGGCCAACAAACCACTTGTTGGTAGAGTTGACCAGTTTAAAGCCCTTGATGAGGTACAAGGCTCCCCAGGAATCGTGGACAGTCTGCGCCGGTCAGGATTTCTTAGTGCTGGAAGGCAAAAGTACCAAAACGTGGCGTTTGACGAAGACTCCGCTAAGAGCCTGCGGTCTTTAATTGATGAAATGGACTCTGCGGCGCAGGCTGGCCAAAATGTTGACTATGGAAAAATCGAGAGCATGTACCGGACTTTAGGCAGGCGGGCTCAAGAACAGGCTGCCGCAGGCACTGCAACAACAAATCGCGGCATGTGGTACTACGGCCCGGGCGAGCGAGTAATGGAAGTTGCGGCGCCTGTTCTGGGAGGAGTCGGTGCTGCCTCTGAGGAGGTTGATCCAGAAACCGGAAAGAAGAGAAGTACCGCAGAAAGACTTGCAAGGGGACTGGCAGTTGCCGGCACTGCGTCGGCAACGGGTCATCTTTTTGGCGGACGAAACCTCGGGCTCAGTAAGTCCAATCTCTTCACCAACACGGGCAGATCAGGCTTCAGTGCCAAAGGCATTGTTCCGGCAGTCGGCGGAATGGCAATTGGAACGACTGCTGAAAATATCGGCGCAGATATTGCTGGCGGCGCTGCAAACTTGCTCGATAGTTCGTTCGGGCAGAAAAAGGACAATCAGTCATGAACGTCGTCACAAGCGAGGTCAACCGCTTCAACCCTCGGCCCGTTACTGCCGAGGGTGGGCGAGGCTTTGGCATCCGCTACCCATCGCCGTTCTTTGACATCTCCCAGCAGTTTCTTCCGGCCAATCAGCACGAACTCCACAAGTGGTGCCGGTACTACTTCCTAACCAATCCAGTGATCAACGCGGCCTGTTCAAAGATGGCCGAGTATCCGGTGACGCCTCTGATCTTTGAGACTGATGATCCAGAGGTCATCAAGCTCTACAAGAAGGTCGAAGACCACCTCAAGCTACGTTCGTTCCAGGTCGAGGTCGGCCTGGACTACTTCGTGTACGGGAACGCGTTTGTCTCCGTGTTCCTTCCCTTTGAGAAGTACCTGATCTGTAGCTCCTGCGGGGCACGCTATCGTGCCAAGACCAACCGCTTTCGCTACAAGTGGCGCGACTCTCGCTTCTACCTGCACAAGTGCGACTGCGGCCACGAGGGCTACGCCAAGCAGCACGATGTGTACATCCGCTCGTTCCGGCAGATTCGACTGGTCCGCTGGAACCCGGAAAACATCGACATCAAGCACAACGAGATCACTGGGCAGACGAAGTACTACTTCCGCCTGCCCAAGAGCGTGATCAACGACATCAAAATGGGGGACTGTGACGAGATCGAGAGCCTGCCTCTTGAGTTCCTCGAGGCCGCGCGCGCAGGCAAGTCACTCCTCTTCTCAGAGGAGAACCTGTACCACCTGAAGCGCCCGACAATCGCGCAGAAGGACCAGGGCTGGGGAACACCCCTCATCTTCCCGCTCCTGAAGGACGCGTTCTACCTTCAGGTAATGAAGAAGGCGAACGAAGCGATCCTTATGGAAAATATCGTCCCGATGCGGATGATCTTCCCAGGACAGAACACCGGAGGTAATGAAGGGCCTTATGGGGCCTACAACCTGACGAACTGGAAGCGTCGGGTCGATGAAGAGATCAACATGTGGAAACGGGATCACAACTACATCCCGGTCCTACCTGTCAACATCGGGTTCCAGCAGATCGGCGGCCAGGGGCGAGCCCTTCTGATGTACCAGGAGATGAGACTCCTGGCCGAACAGATGCTCGCAGGCGCAGGCATTCCGGTGGAGTTCATCTTCGGCGGACTTCAATGGTCCGGGTCCAGCACGTCGCTCCGCGCGCTCGAGAACATGTTCCTCGGCTACAACAAGCAGCGCCATGAGCTAATCAACGTCTTCATTATGCAGAAGATTGCGGCATTCATGGAGTGGCCGCGGGTTTCTTCGCGGTTCGACAAGTTCCGCATGGCCGACGACCTCCAAAGGAGCATGTTCTACCTCCAGCTCAACCAAGCGCAGAAGATCAGCGACCATCGCCTCATGGAGGAACTGGGCGAGGACTTCGATCTTGAATCTGAGCGCATGGGGCGCGAAATCAAGAAGCAGATCCAAGCCAACCGCAAGATGCAGGTTGCCTCTGCCGACATTCAAGGAGAGGCGCAGCTTCGTACCTCACGCTACCAGGCGAAGGCACAGGCCCTTACGCTAAAGGCGCAGGGTCAGGCGCAGATGGAGATGCAGCAGCAGATGCAGCAGGCCCAGCAGCAAATGGGAGTACAAGACCCCGCCGCCGCGCAAGCCGCCACGCAAGCCGCCGCGCAAGCCGCTGCACAGCAGCAGGCGGCCCCGGCTGGCGATGCTGCTCAGCAAACTCCTGGGCTCCCAGAGGGCGCAACTGCCTATGCAGAAAATGCAGGCGCTCCCAACGAATCCGGCATGCCTGCTGCCATGGCAGGCGTTCAGTCGCAGATTCAACCGGGCTCAGGGGGAGTAGACCTGCGGTACGTCGCTCAGCGCGCCGTCGCGTACTTCCGTACGCTAAAGAAAGAACAGGGTGAGCAGGCAATGTATCAGGCGCTTCAGCAGATGCAGACTGAGAACCCACCGCTGTATCAACTGGTTGTTCAGCTAATGAATGACAAGGGATCGCAGGTCAACCCGCTGAACGCGCAGCAAAATCCAGCCCCTAACGGAACTCCGCAGGCAGACCCAGGAAGAGCCATCGGCTGACCTCATCGCACGAGGTAAGCCGGTCTCTTCCTGGGCTGCTCGATCGGAAGACCTTCGTAGAGCGCGGCGAGGATCTCTCGCGCGTTGTCTACGAAGCACTGCTCATGAAACATGGCCTCGCTTCCAAGCGTGGCAAATGCCTCGTCCTCGATGTCCCACTTTCGCGGACGACGAACGACACGGTGCCGAGCAACGCTGATCATCTTGTCGTCTTTCGCGGCCTCTGCGCCACAGTGGTCACATACGAAGGGAAGCATCTGGCACCAGGGAAAGGAAACTTGACTCTATGCCGCAGGCATCACAGTGTCCCGACGTCCAGAACGGCTGGACACTGTGAGGCTTTGCGCAGACAGAGCACATCCATCTTCCTTCTGGGATGGCCGGGCACCCTCGACATTCCATTACTCCGCACCTCTCGCCGATCAGAGGACAGTACTCTTTTAGAGTATCTTCTTCCTGCGTCTTAAATAAAAGTGCTGAAGAGTGAGGACGCGAGGGCAAGCCTCCGAGCTCAGACTGAAGTCTGGCTCGGAGGCGCCCGAATCGTCTACTCCTCGCCAAGCTCGTCCTCGAGGACGTCACTCGACGATTGGATGGCGGCGACGATCGCCGCCATCCAGAAAAACAGCACCATCTTACCAATCGCCGAAGCGATCGGTGTCCTTGAACGGATTTGAGGCTCCTTCGTCGGGGCCGGAATAGTTGCCCATGTGATCTCCTTTGCCGGTGTTATGCTCCGGCTGTTATACTTATGACCTCTATCGGAGACATTTTTAATGTCCAACTTGAACCCGATTGAAAGCTACAATCTCCTGGTGCAGAAGACGAAAGAGGCAATTTCGTCTCACTTTCCGATTGAGGGAAGCAAGCACCGATTGGAGCTTGTGCGCATCGAGGTCGAGGACAGCTCAGCGTCCGGAGCGGCGCAGTTCAATCCTGCAAACTACAACAGTCAGCTTGAAGCTCGGCTGAATGACAGGACATGGGGACCAGACATCGTCGGAGTGTTCCGACTGATCGACAAGGCCACCGGGAAAGTTCTTGATGAGAAGCCCCGGACGCTTGGAAAGATCCCCAAGATCACAACTCGCTACAGCTACATCGTTAACGGCAACGAGATGCAGCTGGACAGCGTATTTCGGCTGAATCCTGGCGCCTACCATGCCGAAGCGCAGAACGGCGATCTTCTGGCAAAGTGGAACGTCGCGGCAGGGAGCAAGGTTGGCTCTTTCGACATCTACATCGAGCGCAAGGATCCGAAGAAGCTTGGCTTGATGACGATGGACGTCAAGAGTAGCGGATCCTCTACTGTCCAGATTCCTGTGTACGCGGTTCTGTCTGCGATGGGTGTCGACGACAGCAAGATCCGAAGTGCGCTTGGCGATAAGATCTTCGAGATTAACCGCGCCAAGAGTTCTCCTACGGACATCCTGAAGTTCCACAAAGCGATCGAGGCACGTAAGGAAGGGGAGAACTACAAGGCCCCCTCTGTAGCGGAAGCAGCCAAGTTCACCAAGGAAGTCTTTGAGGGGGCCGAGGTCAGCCCTCAGACGATGAAGGCCGCATTTGGCAAGGAGTTCGACAAGATCACCGGAGAGGCGTTGCTTCTCTCGGCGAAGAAGCTTGTTGACATTAGCCGTGGCGATGTGCCCGAGGATGACCGGCAGTCCCTTTCAAACAAGAGGCTGTTCGGCGCAGAGGACTATGTCTACGAGGAGCTTACCAAGGGTAAGACTGTCTACGCCCTGACTCGCAAGATCCGAAACAACGTAGACCGCAAGACCTCGATCCAGGACATCATCCCAGCGTCCGCCTCCGGCTACGGAGCTGCCATTCTGAAGCCTTTCAAGGCCGGACAGTTGCCCACCCAGACAAACCCGCTTCAGTTTGTCTCGAACCACACGCGTACGACCATCCTCGGTGCGGAGTTCGGAGGCATCAAGGGAGAGAACGTCAATCTGATGGAAGACAAGTTGATCAATCCGAGCCACCTCGGGTTGCTTGACCCTCTTCAGACTCCAGAAAGCTCGCACACGGGCATCATCCTACACGTCCCACTTGGAGCAAAGAAGGTCGGTCACGACCTCCATGCGCAAGTCGTCAACGTGCGCACAGGCAAGATTGAGCACAAGACGGCGGCCGATCTCGAACATGCTGTCGTTGCGTACCCTGATCAGGCAAAGGTTGAGCGCAAGCCAGACGGGTCGGTAAAGGTCACTCCACTTGCCTCGCACGTCGTGGTCTACGACAGCGACCGGAACACTTCAAAGCGTCCGTGGAAGGAGGTTGACTACATCCTCCCATCGTCCAAGCTGCTATTTGCAGCCAGCGCGAACCTGATCCCGTTCGTCCAAAACGACAACGGCAACCGCGCAATGATGGCGGCCAAGCACCAGGAGCAAGCTGTAGGACTTCGCGAAAGAGAGGCCCCCCTTGTTCAGACCCAGGCTTCCGGTGGAGCGTCCTACGAAGACATCGTAGGCGCGACCGCGGCAATCACCTCGGACGCGGACGGTAAAGTCATCGAGGTCTCTAAGCAGCGCATTGTTGTCGAGGGCGACGATAAGAAGCGGTACACCCACGCGCTGTATGAGAACTTCCCGCTCAACGGCGCGAAGCACATGCTCCACTCGGAGCCCAAGGTCGCAGTAGGAGACAAAGTTCGTAGAGGGCAGCTTCTCGCGGACTCCAACTTCACCAAGGGCGGCAAGCTGGCGCTTGGTACAAATCTGCGTGTCGCGTACATCCCGTACCGTGGGTACAACTTCGAGGACGGCGTCGTCATCTCGGAGTCAGCCGCGCAGAAGTTGATCTCCAGCCATCTGCACTCGGCAGAAGCCGAGATGCACCCGAACGTTGTCGTCAACAAGAAGATGTGGCGTCAGTACGCTGGTCCCGTCAAGGCGACCCCAGAGATCCTTCAGAAGCTCGACGACGATGGAGTGATCCGCGTAGGGCAGAAAGTTGAGCCTGGTGACGTACTGATCGCCAAGCTCCAGAAGCAGGTCATGTCCAAGGATACCGAGGACATCCGTCGCCGGCTAAAGGGAGCCATTCAGGACTACACCGATGCAGGCGTTCGCTGGGATCACGAGTACGGCGGAACCGTAGCTCGCGTGTCGAACAATGGCCGCAAGATCGCCGTGTTCATTCGCACCGAGCAGACCATGGAGGTCGGCGACAAGCTCTCTGGTCGTCACGGAAACAAGGGCATTGTTACTAAGATTCTGCCCGATGACAAGATGCCGAAGGACAAGGACGGTAATCCAGTTCACGTCCTGCTGTCTCCAGCGGGCATTCCTTCGCGTATGAACCCTGGACAGGTGCTCGAGACTGCGGTCAGCAAGGTTGCCCTCAAGACCGGCAAGCCTTTCGTGATCAACAACTTTGAGCCGGGCACTGACTACGCAGCTCTCGTCAAGGAGGAACTCAAGAAGCACAAGATCTCCGATACCGATGAGCTTTTTGATCCGGAGACAGGCGAGAGCCTGGGACAGGTTCTCACGGGCCATCAGTACATCCTGAAGCTGGACCATCAGGCCGAGAAAAAGATCTCTGCTCGTGCTGGCGGCTTCGGCTATGCGTACAAGACCACCGGCGAGGCATCACAGGGATCGGGCCTCGGAGAGGGCGGTCAGCGCATTGGCGGCCTGGACACCTACACCCTGCTTGCCCACGGGGCCAAGCAGAACCTTCGTGAGATGCAGACTTACAAGTCCGACCGCGAACAGGCGGAGGACGTGTGGACACGCATCATGCGTGGAGAGCGTCCGCCTCCTCCGAAAGTTCCGCGCTCAATGGAGCAGTTCACTCACTACCTTCGCGCGATGGGCGTCTACACGGACCGTAAGGGCCGCGAGTACTCGCTCATGCCGATGACGGACAAGCAGACGATTGCCCAGAGTTCGGGAGCCCTTGCATTCCCCGAGAAGACACTCGCAGCCAAGGGCTCTTTGACCAAAGAAGAACGTGGCGGCCTATTCGATAAGGCCAAGACTGGCGGCCTTGAGGGAACCAAGTGGACACACATGGAGTTGGGTGTGCGCATTCCCAACCCCATGTTTGAGGAGCCGATTCGCCTACTCCTCAAGATGCCCAAGCCTGAGTTCCAGAAGCTGTTGACCGAGTCGGGCGCGGTTGGACGGAAGTCCGGCTTTGCCATCATCGAGGAGAAGCTAAGGGACATCGACGTTAACAAGGAACTAAAGGCATCCGAGAAAGAGCTTGCTGAGGCAAGCGAGAACGAGCTGAACGTCGCGTACAAGAGGGTGCGCTACCTTCGGGCGCTGAAAGAACTTGGTATCAAGCCGGTTGATGCGTACACCAACAAGGTCCTGCCTGTTCTTCCCCCCTCTCTGCGCCGCGTAAGCATTGGCTTCGATGGCACACAGATCATCGACCCTGCGAACAAGATGTACGCCATCATTGGGCAGATGGTGAAGCAGCTCGAGCAGGCAGAAAAAGAGAAGATGCCGATTGGAGAGATTCAGAAGGTCCAGGCACAGATCTATGAGACGACCAAGGCGCTGCGTGTCACCGGCATGCAGATGGAAGGCAAGCAGGTCCCTTCCCTCATGGACAAGATGACGGGCCTTCGGCAGCCGAAGCAGTCGTTCTTCCAGTCAGGTGTTCTCGGGAAGCGTCAAGATCTCTCGGGTCGTTCGGTCATCACGCCCGACCCCGAAATGCCGCTTGATGAGGTCGGCGTCCCTCGAGAGATGGCGATGGAGATGTACAAGCCCTTCGTCATCAAGGAGCTGTGGCGCAACATGGGGCGGGCCACGTCTCCGGGCGAGGCGCGTATGATGATCAAGAAGAACCATCCTGCCGCAAATGAGGCACTCGAGAGAGTTGTCCGCGATCGTCCTGCGATGATGAAGCGTGACCCCGCGCTTCACCTGTTCTCAATCTTGGCTTTCCGTCCTCGGCTGATTGAGGGCAAGTCCATCAAGATCCATCCCCTCGTGACTGGAGGCTTCAACGCGGACTTCGACGGTGACACGATGGCCCTCTACGTGCCCATCACGGATGCCGCAGTACAAGAAGCCAAGAACATGATGCCCTCGAAGAACCTCTTCTCTCCGACGAGTGGAGGTCTCATGGTGACTCCGAGCCAGGACTCGGTGCTCGGCATCTTCCAGGCGACGGAATGGGGCAAGCCGGTTTCGGGAGAATTTACGGAAGAACAGGCGATCCAGGCTGTGAAGGCTGGCAAGATTAAGTCGTACAACGTCATCAAAGTCAAGGGGCTAAAGAAACCCACTACGGCTGGTCGGTTGATGATTAATGCGACCCTTCCGCAGCAGTTCAAGGGCGATGAGGATCTCCTCTACGATCCGAGCTTCCGTATGGCGAAAGGCTCCATGAAGCGGTTTGCCACGCGTGTAGCTCGCGCGGAACCAGAAGAGTTCTCAAAGATGATCGACCAGTGGAAGACGATTGGGTTCAACCTTGCCTTCAAGAATGGGTCCAGCGTATCTATCAACGACTTCCACGACGGTTTCAAGCTTCGGGACGAGGTTCTCGTCAAGTACAAGAAGGAAGAGGACTCCATCCTCAAGGGTTCGGGCTCCAAGCAGCAGAAGGATGAGAAGATCATCGCGCTGTACCAAAAGGCGCAGAAGGAGCTGAAGCAGGTTGGGGAGGCCAGGTACAACTCTCGCCTCGACAACCGCATGTGGGACTGGGCACGGTCTGGCGCAAAGGGCGACTGGAACCAGTTCGGTCAGATGGTCATGGGGCCCATGCTGGTGCAGGATCCGATGAATCAGACCGTGCCTTTTGCCATCACCAAGTCCTTTGGAGAGGGACTTCCAGTCTCGCAGTACTATGCGTCGCTGCATGGTGCTCGGAAAGGAACCATCGATCGCGCCTCGGCAACGGCCAAGCCTGGTGCGCTGACCAAGGAGCTCATCAACACCGTCATCGACAACACGATCAAGTCGAAGGACTGCGGAACGATTCGCGGTGCGCTGCTTTCTTCGATGGAGGCAGACATCGAGGGGCGCTTCCTTGCCGGAGAAGTTCCGCTCAAGGGAGGGGAGGCCATTCCCAAGGGAACGCTCATCACTCCGCAGATCCGTTCCAAGATCAAGAACGACGGGCCGAAGAAGATCCTTGTTCGCTCTCCCCTCCACTGCAACGAGGTCAAGGGGATCTGCGCCACTTGCTACGGACTCAGTGAGCGCGGCTCCCTATACCCAATCGGCACAAACGTTGGCATCATCGCAGGCCACGCACTCGGCGAGCCCATCACGCAGATGCAGATGCGCACCTTCCACACCGGAGGTGTCGGAGGGACAAGCGGCGTGGGCGACTACTTCACCGCTGCCGAGGACTTGTTCAAGGTTCCCAAGAAGCTCAAGGGAGCAGCAGTCCTATCTACCGTTGCGGGCAAGGTCGAGAAGATCGAAAACGACGCGCTCGGCGGAAAGATTGTCACCATTGACGGGAAACAGCACGTCGTTCCGTTCACAAGTCCGCTTCTCCCCTCGATCCGAGTTGGAGTTGAAGTCGACAAGGCAGAGGCCCTCTCTGAGGGGAGAAAGAACCCGCACGACATCCTTGCCATCACGAAGAACATGGGCGCGGTTCGCACGCACATCGCGGACAGCCTCAACGAGCTATACGTCGAGACGACCGGCAACGAGCGTCGTAGGAACATCGAGACCGTCATTCGCGCAATGACGGACCTTACTCGGGTAGATGACCCTGGCGACGATCACGCATACTTGCGTGGGCAACTTGTTCCCATGTCGGAGATTGAGCGCAAAAACAAGGAGCTTCGCTCCATGAACAAGCGCGAGATCAAGCACACGCCACAGCTCAAGGCGATGAACAAGATGCCGCTGGCCGGTCAGGAGGACTGGATGGCTCGCCTGAACTTCCAGCGCCTCGAGGAGACCTACGTCGAAGGTGCTGCTCAAAACTGGAAGTCTGACATCCACGGCCATCCGATCGCGGGAATCGCGCACGGAGCCGAGTTCGGATTAGAGCCCCCGGGCGCTGTTAAGCTTCCGAACGCCCCGGGCGTTCCTGATAGAATGGTGAACGTGCCGAAGGCAACTTTGCCTGGAAAGCCTGCCCCAACAACTCCCTCCGAGAGAAAAACCTCTGGTTTTCTTTCCTTTTTCTGAGAGGCCCTCGTGAACAAGATTGCAGCGTATCGGGTTGCTCTTCAACTCGTGGAACAAGAAAAGCGTGCAGAGTTCATCATCAGAAATTTTGGCACTTGCGACGGGCAGATGCCGGAAGCTTATCTTCGAGCATTCGACGCACACATGCAGAAAGAGGCTGTTCTATCGGCGACAGGACGCGGCTTAGCTGCGGTCGGCGACGCAGTCGGAAATGCAGCCGGTGGTCTGGGCAGAATGCTATCGGGAGGGGCTACTGCCGGAGGAGTGCGTGAAACACTCGGCAAGGCGCTGACCCGCGCATCAGATGGAGTTGCTGCCAATAGAGACACGGCGGCTCTTATTGGAGCCGGAACTCTCGGAGCTGGGGCGCTGGGTGCTGGGGCTCTTGGAACTGGATATCTGCTGGGCCGCCCTTCGTCGGACCGCTGAATGACGAGTAAGCCTCTACGGCCATCGCAACCCACAGTCCTTCAGGGCCGAGTTGTTCTCGTCGATTCGGCACGCTGGACCTGTGTGGTCTACTGCGACACGGTAAAGAGGGAGTTTACCAACGTCATCATCCCCTCTCTCTACTCGACTCCGTCGGGGGAGGGGATTCACTACATGCCCGAGGTGGGCGCTCTGTGCTTCGTCTGCGCGCCTTCGGACGGTGCTGGGGCGTTCTTGCTGTTGTCAGCACCTCAGCCCTCCGCTGCCACGCAGGACGGGCAGCCCGGCTCCTATCATTCAGGAAGACCCTACCTCTCCCCAGGAGACATGGCGATCCTGACCCGGGATGGGAATGGGATCATCGCGCGTAGAGGTGGTGTGACTGAGTTCCGCGGGACCGCTCTATCCCGCATCGTCACAAATCCATTCATCAACCAGATCCTAACAATTGCAGAGAATTGGAAAGTCGAGACGTTCGGCGGCTCAATGGAGTGGAAGTCCTATGGCAGAGAGGAAGATGCGTTCGGAGACCTGACGTGTGCGTATACTTTCAGAGCCAGGGAGTACGTCAACTCAGGAGGATGGACAGTCAGCTCTGAGGCTGGATCAATCCGCGACCCCGCAAGCGGAGCACTAAGTCGTCTTGAGCTCGACGGGCCGATCGCAGTCCCGGCACTGGTCGATACTCCAGTCACACTACAGGTGGAGGGAGAACTCGGAGTCCTCACTCCACTGGTCGTCACGATGAAGAAGCCGGCGTCTTTCGATACGGCGGCAGTGGTCTACCGATTCAGCGTGTGTCCAGATGAGAGCGCAGACGAGAGCGCAAGTCGATCGTTTGTGTGCGAAATCGCACGTAAGGGAGACGCGCGAGTAACACTGGATGGGAAAATCCGAATCACAAGTAATTCTGGTTCGGAATCTCAGCCTGTCCTACTGGGCACAGACTTTCTCGGGAAGCTACAAGACTCGCTCACCGAGATTAAGGGTGCCCTGGCGTCTCTCGGCATTCCTGCTACTCCTGCGACAGACGCGCTTCTTAGTGATATCGTAGCGTCTCTCGCTACTCGAAGTCCGTTCCTGTCAACCGTGCTCGAAGCCGATTGATACGAGGTCTGCATGACGTCCCTGTTCCTCAAGCCGGTCAATCCGCATGCGTTCTTCGAGAAGCAGGCGTCGATCGCAGCCATGCCCGATGATGATGCGAAGTGGCCGGCGCACGTTCTGTCAAACCTGCACCTTCAGCTCCCGTTCCTATCTCAGTACGAGATTGACCTTCACATGCAGCGGGTAGAGCCCGAAGCGGGCTTTGCCTTCGGCCATGCTCTTGTGATGGCGAAGAACGATCCCGCTGCGGCCACTGCCTCGAAGAACCCGCAGAACATCGTGCGCATCCCGATCATTGTGGCAGACCGCCAACTTCAGCCATTTCACACCTTCGAACTCGGCGGAAACGTTTACCCACTGACTGCCGAAAGGGTTCAGGCGTCTCTTCTCAACCCTGCCATGTTCCAGGGTCCGGCGGATCAGCCACAGAGGCAGAAGTCCCTGATCGATCAGATGTATCCGCCATACCAACAGCGTCAGGGTTTTGGACGTGTGGTTGGCGACGGCGCATCGTCCATGGGCATCAACAAGCTGAGCTCAGCAGAGTTGCGGACTACTGACGCATTTCAGATGACGCCTTTGCAGCTTGAAAATCTCGCCAACCTTCGTAAAGCAGAGGCCAAGGATCGATTTCTTACGCAACAAGGCTTGGTAGCTCGAACCAAGGATAGCCTTAAGTCAATCATGCTGCCGATGGGTGTTGGTCTATCTCTCGGAGGGTATCGAGGAGCAAAATCCGCCAGAGAGGCAGGGTCCTCCTTGGTAGAAGGTGCGCTCAAGGGCGCAAAAGGCTCTGCTACTATCTCATCGGGAGTCAGTGCTGTCAACATCGGTCTAAAAGAATACGGCCTAATGAGCAGACAGCGCGAACGTGAAAGGCTGGGCCTGCCCAGAGTCGGAACCAGGGAGGAAGGTGTAGAGGAATTCAAGGGGGCCGCTGCTCAGCTTGCATTTGGTTCCGCAAACAGGGTTCCGGCGTCCGTGGTTCTCAAGGGTAGTAAGTTTAAGGTGGCTGCGGGTGTAGCGCCAATGGACCTACAGTACTACGAGATTAGCGGCACTCCTTATACAGTTGGCGTTCCTAAGTCTGTAGCAGCTAATCTCGAGAAGGAAAAGGACCAGACGGCGTTGCGTAAGATCCTCGGACCGCTCATGAAGGCAGAAGTAGACGCTCATCGATCTGGTCGGCCGATTCAGGGCATGTTCTTGCTCTTCTACAAGGACGGAAGCTCGTATAAACTGGTCTCTCCTTCCGGCGGAGGTATGTGATGATTCCGTTTTGGCCAAAGATTGCCGGAGTAGAAGATGCTCCCAACTATCGCCCAACCGCCTCCGATGCTCGCTGTGAGACCTGCTCGTACTTCCGGGCGCTAAATGACGGCGCAGGATACTGCGAGAAGTTCTCGTTTGAGGCGGAACCGGAAAGTGTTTGCGACGACTTCCTTGAGGCAGGTCGCGCCAAGGTAGCTTCCGTGACTTCGCGACTTTCGGAGATCTTCAAGAATCCGGTTACTCATCGCGTTGGGCTGTCCGCTGGAGCGGGGGCGCTGGCAGGTGCCGGAGTCGGCGCAAAGGGCTCTGGCGATGATGCGGTAAGAGAAGGAGCACGGGGAGCGGCTGTTGGAGGTATCGCCGGAGCTGTTCTTGGCGGTATTGGTCCGACGTCTCGACTATCTAAGGCGCGGTCTGCCTTTTCAAAGACTGTACAGACAGAGATGGGAGACCACAAAAAGGCTATCTCTGATCTACAAAAAAGCATCGCAAGCTATGCCTCACAGACGGAGGATCTCAAGAAGGCATACTCCTCGACGATGTCGCAGATCAACGACCTCATGACCAACGATATTCAATCCTTAAAGCAGTCTGTAAGCAATTCACAAACTGCATATCGAGATCTAAGAAAAGCCAAGGGACCAAAAGATCAGAATACGCTAATTGCAAAGGCCTATCTCAATGAGCATTTAAAGGAGCTACGGGCCAAAGAGCAGCAGGTCATGAGTCTTCGGTCTGAACTTCAGAAGATGAAGAAGGACAGGGCGGACATTCTTGAGAGCAAGAACGAGGCCGTCGCGTCAGTGGGAGACAGAAGAGCTAAGATAGAAGAGCTAAGACTACTAACGTTTGAGCCTAATTACAAGGATATTTCCGATGCTAAGGCCCTGGAGAGGTACGGAGTTCCGACTCTTTCTGGCCTTGTAGGGGCTGGACTTGGCTTCGGAGTTTCCCATCGATCCAAGGAACACGAAAAGTTCCGCAAGTCTAAGAACTAACAGGAATTCCAATGAAAACGCCTGCCAGCCTCTGCTCCGCGATTGCCGGTACAATCAACCGGAGCGATTTTGCTCGCTTTGACGATACCTTCGCCGATGCTGACGTTCGTAGAATGATTGAGAAAAACGCTTCTGTTATGGAATGCCTGCGTCGAGTAACATCGAAGCCGATTATTGAGCACGGCGCCCTGGCGAAGATTGCGTCCACTCGGTTTACCCCGGGTACCGATGTTGTTCAGGTACGGCCCCAGGGCTACGGTTACGTCATCAAGGTATCCGCAGCTCCTGCCGGAATGGCGCCACAGGAGACACAGGTCTCCGCGCAACAGGCGCAGCAGGTGCTTCCTCCTGAGATGCTCCAGGCAGCGGATCAGCAGGGGGCTGCGACTGTAACCGGCGTTCAGGCTGAGCCGGACCCTCTGGTTGAACAGATGGCTCCCGTTACGGCCTTCGGACTCTACAAGGTCACCAACGCGGAAACGGGAAAGCAGGTCATCGGGCACGTCATTCCCAATCTGTTCGATCCCATTCAGGGCGGGCCCACCGGGATTGCACTGTTCACAAACGGGTCCGCTTACTCGGCACAGCCGGGTATCTCCGGATCTCTCATCGGCGTTAGCCACAATCTGCCGATTCCCGAGAACCCGGATGTCCGCGGTCTTGGCGTATTCGTCAAGACCAATGGCAAGGCGATCATCTGCACAGTGCCCTACAACATCGTGACCAAGGTAACTGTAGAGGGGAATGGCTATTTCGCCGCCCAGGACATGAATGGGAACGACATCCGCATCATTCCCTCTCCTGGGCTGCTACGCCCAACCGCGTCCTCGACGACGGACATCGCGATTCCTCCAGACTACAAGTTCATGCCGCTCGAGAACCCCATTCAGCTTGCGTCTGGTAACGAGCTGATGAAGGCGGCACAGGCGAACGCCTATGAGACGATGGTGGAGATTCGTGCCTGGGAAGGAGGATGTCGCCTCAGCGGTCCGGTCTTTGAGAAGATTGGATCGGGCGAGCATGACTGGGTAGACGGGGTGTTCTGGCTTGCCGCTGCCGGCATGCCTCAGAACCTCAGCGCCGCGTGTCTCGAGAAGGCAGCGTCCACCGGACAGCCCATTCGCCTCTTCGGGCTACGTCCTCTCTCTTCTCGGGAAGAGGTGTACGAGGATGCTCTAAAGGAAGCGGCAGTCGAGCTGTTGGAGACACAGTTCCCTCAGAGGGTGAACCTTTTGAAGGAGATCTCCGCGATCACGTTCGACAAGAAGGCATCTGCCCTGGTAGACACTGCCTCGGTTGATGCTGTCCTGGCTCTCAACTTCCTCAACCCCGAGAACGTTGAGACGTTCATCGAGTTCCTGCCTCAGCTTGAGGAGGCGTCCACCAAGCTTGCGAGCGTAGTGCTTGCCGCACAGATCGGTCTCCAGAGCATCCCAAAGACTGCGGCTGTTCGGGCGATGTTCGCTCTCGAGGACGTGATCAATGGGCTAAAGAGTCTCAAGACGTACCAGGTCTGAGATGGCCCATCCCGCTGAATTCTTCGTCAAGTATCTCCTCGTAATCGGGGCGGCGTTGTCGTATGACGATGTCAACCTGAACCTGGAGATGCACGGACTCTCGGAGATCTCCGAAGAGGACTTCAAGCGGTGCCGTGAATCTCTGAAGCCTCCTGCGGATTTTCGTCCGTGGGACTCAAAGCATCGCCCGACATCGTCATGGCTGCGCAAGAACAAGCTCTACTCACTGGTGTTCCCAGACAAGCACACCATTGAGATGCGCGAGAAGATCCTCCTCTCTGCCCCGCTGAGAGAGAAGGTCGAGACTCTGGTGATGGCAGGAGTTCCATTCCACGAAGCATCGTCCCAGATAAAGGAGATTGGCTTCGAGGTGTCCGAACTCGCCATCGCCGAGTTCAAGCACTACTTCTGGAACTCCGACATCATGGGTGTCGGCGACTGGGTTGAGTACCTCCGCGGAGACTCGACGAAGAGGACATTCACTCTTCGCGACGCGTACCAACTTGCTGTCCGTGCCGGCCCCGAGGCCGCGTCCTACCGGATGGGCATTCGGCGAGAGCTCGACGGCAAGAAGATCATGATGGAGGTCCGCGCCGAGCTGTACCACACCTTCCTCGAGACTCGGAGCCTTCCGCTCTCCGACAAGAAGGTGGAAATGCTCGGCAACCTTGCGCGTGGTCTTGCGCGCATTGACGAGCGGGTGCAGGCGGGAGATACTGCACTTCAAGAGACGCTTAAGAAGTTCGAGAAGTTCAAGGTGCTTCACGGCACCAAGAAGATCCCAAGCTTGTTAGATCTCTCCCCCACTGGTTCGATCTCAAATCGCTCGCGCGAAGAGATCCTGCTCACGGAGAAGAAGTAATGCCTGCGCTGCGTTCTAAGACTGTCCGCGATGAGAACGCGATGATTGCGTTCTTGGAAGAAGAGAACATTCCCGGCCTTGTGGGCGGACCTGACTACACGGGCAATAGCTCGGGCTGGCTTTCGATCTTCTGCAACGATGCGCACAAAGATCGAGGCACTACTCCAATCTACGGAGCGGTTACTGGAGGCAGCCCAGCCAGTACGGCGAACTACGCCGCTGCCATTGCAGCCGGGCACTACTCAGACAAGATCAACGTTGCCAATGCCTCAAAGATCATCTTCGGCATTGAGGTACTGGCGGCGTCGTCTGCCGACCTCCATCTCAACCTACGTCTTTCAAACCTCGGGGATCCAGATCTCGCCACTGCGTCAGACTGGTTCCGGCAGCTGACTGCTCCGGAGTATTCGTCGTCAAAGTACAACGCTGACGTCGCCGAGTACGTCTTCAAGAGCAGCCTGCTCACTGTCGGTGAGAAGTACACATTCGAGTTCCCCGTTTCGGCAAACTGGGCAAGCTTCGTACTCCATCACGCGCACACCGACGCGCGCTTTCGGCTCTACGCGGACATTGGCTAATGACACCTGACTTCATGAAAGATCCCGCGCGCTCAGAGCCGGGACACGAACTCAAGGTCACCGTTCCTCCCCGCGCAGAGTACCGAGGGAAGAAGTTCAAGGCGGTCATCGTCTCCAAGGGAGACGATCTGATCTACCAGTTCTTCAATGTCCGCCATGCGGACTTCCAGACGCTACTCGCCGAGATCATCGAAGCCCACTTCGGGAAGACCGACGACTTCAGCGCGGCGTATGTCCCGGAGTTTGAGTCTCTCGCAGTCCGCGCAAAGGGGGTCTGTGACACGCCCTTCTTCAACTACCTGCATTACACCGAGAAGTTTCTTGGGCTGGTAGACAGGTGCCTTCAGGAGGCCTGAAACGGGTCGTTTTCGCGAACAGGCCCAAGGCCCTTGATTAGGATAACCGCCTTAAAGTCCCACTTTTCCCAGTGGGACTTTTTGTATACGGCGTCGTTCGCCTCACACCATTCCTTGAGGAGTGACCTAAAAAAAGGGACCTCTTGCTGGTTAATGTGGCGACACAGCCGCAGGTGGAACACCCACTTGAGGGGGTCCACCTGCGGCAACAGATCCCATCCGTACATGTCTCCGAGGAGGCTACGCTGGAAGCTCTTCGCTGCCAGCGGAACCCACCGCAGGCTCGGGGGTGAAGTTGGCGAGGTGGTATCGGCCATGCCCATCAAGCATAACCGGGTACACGTCCCGGAGCTTGTATTGGGTTTGAAGCTCGGGCACCGTACCGGCGATGTACTCTTTGAGTATATCGCCGACGGTGCATCCCGTCTTCTCGGCTTCCTTTCGGATCTCGCCTGCGGCGACCTCCGTCACGAGAGCCGGGACGTTAACCTGCCCGCCTTCGCCAGCCATGTCGACCCACACCCACGCGCGGAGGCCGAACCAGGTGTCGTACGTCACCGAGTGACCCGCCACCTTTCCGACCGTCTCCTTGCCTTTGATGTTGAGCTTGAGCGGGCGCGCGCTCTCGCTGATGCGGAGGCTCTGGCCGAACTTGTCGGCGCGAGCCGCGAGGAACGCCGCGATCTCGCGCGGCTCTTCCGTGACGAGCCGGATGGTCGTCCAGCTCGTGAAGTCCTCCACGTTCATGACGTGGAGAACGAGGGCGAGTGACTGCTCGCCCCTGATCTGCCGGACCTCATATCCGGCGACAACGGTGTTGTGGTTGCTCATTGAAAGAAACCCCCTTATGCTCATCGTGAGCAAAGTTCTTATGACGGAGAAACTGTGAGTTTTTCTAACTCCCTCCTGGCAGGTCCATGGGACTACGCCGCTCCACGAGGAGACACAGTAAAGATCTCCGAGCAGGATCTGCGCAACGCGCAGATCCCTCTGACGCCGTCTCAGTTCATCGAGACGACGATGATGATGCCCAACCCACATACACGGCAGTTGGAGAACTTCTCATTCGCAGAGCGCCGTTACCTTCGACAGATCTACGACATTCAGTCTCCGCGCGTACTTCTCATGTGCGGAAGACAGGTGGAAAAAACGGTTCACGAGGACGAGCTTGTCCTCCTTTCGACCGGCCAACACGTTCCGATCAAGGACGTCCAGCCCGGGGACCGCCTTGTTTGTCTCAACACTGACGAGGTGGCGCCGGGAGTAGAGCTCGGGAGTGGGCACTTAGCCACTTCGTCTGAGGTGACCTGGAAGTCGGCTCGATACAGCAAGCCCTGTGTTCGTGTTCGTACCCGGCAAGGACATGAGGCCACGCTTGCAACGACCCACCCCATCCGCAGATGGGGTGGTTGGCGTGATGCGGGAAATGTACGCGTAGGAGACCGGATCGCAGTCGTGCGGCGTGCGGGGGAGTTCGCCGATTCTGCGCAGCCAGACTCTCGGGTCAAGCTCACGGCGTTCATGCTCGGAGACGGCCATTGTTCTTCATCTGGAATGTCGTTCACGAACGCGACAGATGTAGTACTGTCCGACTTTATCAATGAGTTGGCACTGGAGGGGATGACCTACGGTGTTTCGGACAAACCGGGAACAGAGGCAGTAGCTCTCCGGCTTCCGAAGTACCGCGCCCAGAAGCTCTACGACTGGTTTGAAGAAGACGACCTCCTGGGGAAGACCTCCTACACCAAGTTCATCCCGAAATGGGTCTTTCATCTCTCGCGCCCCCAGACTGCGCTGTTTTTGAATCGACTATGGGCGACTGATGGGCATGTAAAGCAAGACACGACCTCAAAGTGGTCCATCGAGTACTGCTCGATGTCGCACACCATGATTCGACAGATCCAGGCCCTGCTGTGGAAGTTCGGAATTCCGTCTTCCATTCGAAAGAACTGGCCCGCGATCTATAAGAGGCGCGGAGAAGAAAAGGTCGCATTTATTCTTCGTGTGGAGACTCAGGATGGGGTCCGGGCGTTTGTGCGTGAGATCGGCGCTCTGGGGAAGATTGAGCGACAGGACCTCGCCAACTGGGACACCAACTCCAATCGTGACACGTATCCGGAGGAGGTGACTCACATTGTCCGAGACATCTACAACTCGGTGCGGCCCACGAAGGGCGACAGAACCTTGCGTGCCGCCGGAATCGAGCGCCTCCCACGGGCGAAGTACACGCTTACCCGGAAGAAGCTCGAAGAATTCGTCGTCTTTTTTGAGGGAGATGTTCGGTATGACGCAGAGAAAGTAGCCCTACTTCGCGCTCATCTTCGCTCCGATATTTATTGGGACGAAGTTGAGGAGGTTGTGAATGTAGGAGAGCAGTGGTGCTTTGACCTGACAGTGCGTGGACACCACAACTTTGTTGCAGGAGCACTCTTTACGCACAACAGCACCACGCTGGGAAACAAGACGCTCTCTTACGCTTGTCTGATTCCGCACTTCCGCATCCTCTACGTCTCTCCGTCCAGTCAACAGACCAAGGAGTTTTCCAAGACGCGCCTCAAGGAGCCGCTGGAGACTTGCCCTGACCTCAAGACTTGGTTCCCGCAGCATCTGACGGACAACGTCTTTGAGAAGAAGGCGATCAACCGAAGTGAGATCAAACTTCGGTATGCGTTCCTCAATGCAGACAGGTGCCGCGGACTCTCGGCAGACCTGATCTGCATGGACGAGTTTCAGGACTTGCTGCTGGACAACATCCCCGTCATCGAGGAGGCAGCTTCTCACAGCCCGTTCAAGTGGTTCATCTATAGCGGCACTCCAAAGAGCCTGGACAACTCGATCCAAGTCTACTGGGACGCGTACTCTACGCAGAACGAGTGGGCAGTTCCGTGTGAGAGACACGGGCTGCCCAACAACCCCGGGTCGTGGCACTGGAACATCCTGGGGGAGCGAAACATTGGCATCCGTGGCCTCTCTTGCGACAAGTGCGGAGAGGTCATTCGGCCAGATCATCCAATGGCCCAGTGGGTGCGCACGGGAAACCCGAACCCAAAGTTCGATGTGTTCGAGGGCTTCCGCATTCCGCAGTTGATGGTGCCCTGGCTTGAGTGGAGCAACATCCTCACGAAGTACAACCAATACCCTCGAGCCAAGTTCTACAACGAGGTGCTGGGAGCAAGCTTTGACTCCGGGCAGCGCCCGCTGACTCAGGGCGATGTCCAGTCCTGCTGTGATCCCGACTTCTCGTTTAAGGCAGAGAAGCTAAAAGAGATCATGCCCAAAATTCGCGGCAAGCAGGTGTACGCTGGGATTGACTGGGGACAGGACTCAAACAACTCGTACACGATCGTGATGATCGGCGCGTACATCGAAGGGTTCTTTCGCATCATCTTTGCGCACCGATTCTCTGGCGCAGAAGCAGAGCCGAAGCAGCAAATCGAGAAGATCAAGAAGCTTCTTGCGGCCTTTGAGGTCACTCGAGTCGGAGTGGACTACGGCGGAGGATACTGGCCCAACGATGAGCTGCTGAGGCTGTACGGATCACAGCGAGTCGTCCGGTATCAGTACTCGACCCCAAAGACGATCATGCAGTTCGATTCGGCGAAGGGCCGCTTCTTGATTCATCGTTCCGAAGTCATGAGCGCGGTGTTCAACGCCATCAAGCGTCGCTCTGTGTTCCGGTTCCCGAAGTGGTCTGAGTTTGGTAGTCCTTTTGGCTCTGACATGCTTGCGATCTTCTCCGAGTACAACGAGAGGACGCGCATGACGGAGTACAAGAAGTCTCCCAATACGACAGACGACAGCTTTCACGCGCTGCTGCTTTGCTTTGTCGTATCGATGATTGACAATCCGAGGCCGGACATCATCGTTCCAAGTGCTAAAATTGACAAAGAGTTGGATACGGACTGACGCCCTGGCCGAAGCCAGGGCGTCAGTCGACGAATCAGCCGGTCTTGCGGAACAGCTTGGCGGCCTCGTCCGAAGCCGCCCACTCCCGCAGCGCATCCTTCGAGCCCTCGCTGAGGGACTCGACACGAGAGAGCTCGAGCAGGAACTCTTGCGTGTCGTCGATGAAGAGCTTGTCGGCGGCGACAGTGGCGAGGAAGCCCGTTGCCGCCCCGATGCCAATCGCAGTCGGCATGTTGGTAGCGATGATGCCGACGCCGCCATAATGGCCAGCAGCCCAGGTTCCCGCAGCAGCGATGCCCCCGTGCAACGCACGCTTGCCGTTGCGGCCGATGCCCATCTTGTTTTCGATGAGGTTGCTGTAGCTGGTGTACGCGTTCATCTCTTTCTTTGCCATGGCGGTACGACTCTCCGTTGTTTGTGTCTGCTCAATCACGTCATCTGCGACAGGTGCTTCCACCGGTTGCTTCATCTTTCGAATGGGGGTTTTCTTCATGCTACACTTCCCGTGCGCAAAGTAGTTATGACGGTTTTACCTGTTTTTTTAGCGACTCGAATAACGTGGTCTTGACCTCTGTCTCTTCAATCTCTGAAAAGATCTGACTCGTCATCTCCAGGTAGATGAAGATGCTGATTTTTAACCTCCGTCTGCCGTCTGCCAGAAGTCGATGAACTTGCTGCGCCTCAAGTGACGTCTTGTAGTCTTCACGGCCGGCAACCTCAGAGACCATTCGACTACTGAGGCGAAGTAGGGGCTTCCAGGATGTTGCCGAGGTTGCGGCGCAGAGTGTCTGGAGGTCCGACTCATCCATGCGCGCAAAGATGCCTGCCCACGCCTCGAGCTCTTTGATGGAGTAGCTGCCGTGCGGCCGACCATACTGCTCAAGTGCAGCACTCAGTAGGCTTCGTGCATACTCGTCAGTCATTCCGAGTGGCTCGTTCTTGAGGTCGAGCATTTGCTGAATGACACTGACGTGTGCCTCGAGGCGGCGTACAGTTGCACGCAGTGCGCGCATCTCGGCAGCGGTTACCCGAGAAGAGTCTGCCTCGACCAGCAATTCTTGGACCTCTTCCGGGTCGAGAAATCGAGATCTTCCTCTTCTGGCACTTGTAAGTTGCGCCGTCTTGATATAGTTTCGGATGGTTCGTTCCGTCTTGCCGAGAAACCTTGCGGCCTCGGCTATACTCATCGTGTACTTCATCTCCACTCCGGGTCGGCGATGTTCGGAAATCCTGTAACCAAGGAATACCTTCAGGGTCTCGCGCAAGCGGCGACCACGGATTTCTTGTCAAACGGGACGCCCCTGACGGAGGCCGTGGTCAAGCAGGCAAACGCGTGTGGCGCAAACTTGACAGCCGAGCATGTTCGTCGTATCTGCGAGATGACCTACCACGACACATACGAGCGAATGCACAGGCAAGAGGGTACTTCCGCCGATCGGTACATCGTGTTCGATCCTCCGGACGCGGAAGTTGCGGCTGAAGTTCTGCGCGCAGAAAAAGTAGCTTCGGCGCCTAAGCGTACATCTTCTTTCGCTGGTGGACTTATGACAGAAAAGACTGCTTCAGCCGAAGCACCTCGTGCCCCCAAGTTCAGGCCCGCGAATGCGTTTGACCAGGTGATCAAGCAGGCAGACACCGAGCACAGTGCTCCGTTTGCTCAGGCGCAGGGTCTTCACGACTTGAAGCGAATCCACGACGCACTGAAGGAGGCGTCGGCCTCACTTCGCGCGGAGTTGGCGTCGACTGAGGGAGAGATCCTCCACGCACGCCGAGAGCTGTCCAAGGTTGCGTACGCCACTGTGAAAGATGGCATTGCTGTTGAGGACGTACTTCATGCCTGCTTCTCGGGCATGGACTGGAGTGTCGCGTCTCAGCAGACTGCGACAAAGGTGGCGTCCGATCTGTCAGCTTACCTTCTGTCGAAGGAAGGTCGTACTGCGGGTCTGCACCTCTCCAAGACGGCATCGTATGGGGACGTCAACCCGGACCATCCTCTTCCGGCGGCGTTTACCAAGGTCGCCGCGGTTGAGGAGCGGCACATTCACCTTGAGATCGCACTCGGTGAGATCGAGAACGATCTTGAGGGTGCGAATCGTGCGCTGACCTCTATGCTGTTTGGAGAGAAGACGGCCAGTAAGATCTCCCCGTCTGCGTTAAAGTCTGCCGGACGGGTAATTAGCGATCATCCGGTTCTTTCGACCGTCGCTGGAGTCGGACTTGTTGGGGGCGCGATTGCGGCCAAGAAGTCTGGCTTATTGGACCCTAAGAAGGCTCCAGGAGGAAAGTCCAAATGACTGTAAACGTGCCAGCAGAGGCGTACGCAGCCTACGCCCGTGGTGAACTGAGTCAGCATGACCTTTTGCAGCTGGAGAAGATGGCATCTTCGCTAAACAAGGTTGCTGGAATCTCTATGACCCCGGCCAACATGGCCGCGATTGGAGGACTCGCAGTAGCTGCGCCGACTTTGGCGTACGCCGGGTCACAAGTTCCTGGGGCCATTGAGTCAACGATGGGGGCGCTGACCTTCAGCCGTGACCTACGCAGAGTCGTACAAGTAAACCCTCAGTTGGGCTCTCCCGATGATCCGAATCTACGGATGGCATTTAAGACACTGAGAAGCATGAATCCTGAGTACTCTAAGGATCCACTGATTGCCGGCACGATCCTGGACATGGTCATGACGAATCGCATGGATCCAGACGATCCGTCGAGTGCACCGCGCTTTGACCCGGCGTTGCTGTCCAGCATCCAAAATAGGATGAAGGCCCCGCGCGATATCGCCGCAGAGACGGGAGCGCGCGCGGCCACCAGCTCGCTCTTGAGTTCTGACTGATGGAGAAGTACTCTCTATTCTCCGGCAAAGCAGATTCCGGTGCTCCACTCATTCATCGAGTGGAGCCTGGATCGTCTTACGGCCTTGGAGAGACCGATGGTCTTTCCAAGACTGCCTCCGGAGAGCATCTTCCCGAAGTTATCGAGCTCATCGAGTCGATCCAGGCCCAGCCGGGTCGACTCTACCTCGTGAACTCGGCGCTGGGTGCTGGAGAGTACGTCGGGTTCAATCTTCGAGGTGACTGGTTCACCGAAGCTGGGCTTAGAAGAACTCCTCCGGGTTTCGAACAGATCCCTGTTTGGGACGTCGATGCCAGGAGGCGTGCTGCAAACCAGACTGAGGCACTGCCTCGGTGGGGATCTCTGACCTGGGGATACCCCACCTTTTACAACGCGCATCGTTTTCGGCACCACATAAATAAGGATCCGAACAAGGCGTACGGCTTCATTCTCGGAGCCTTCTGGGATGACCGCATGAAGCGCGTCATTCTGGTCTCCGAGTTGATCCGAAGCATGTGCGCGGAACAGGGCGCGCTCGATCTCTACTCAAGAATCGAGAACGGAGAGTTTCCAGACTCGAGTATGGGCAGCAAGGTGCCCTATGATCGCTGTTCGATCTGTGGGTTCATTGCGCGTACTCCCATGGAGTACTGCAAGCACGTTCAGCGCGGAGCAGCCCCTCCCTACGGTATGAAGGCCATGTTGCCGGATGGGAGAGTGTGCGGAGTCTACAACGACTACCCCCGATTCTTCGATGACTCCTTCGTGTTCGTCGGAGCAGAGAGGTCGGCAAAGGTGATGTCCAACGTCACCCCGATGATGTCCGGCTCCAACGCGTACACGCAGACGATCTACCCATTTCAACCAATGGGGATGAAGATCGCATCCGCGTCAGAAGTTCAGGCAGATACACCCCATCTCCATACAGAAAAGGAAGCCGGGTTCTCCAAAGTTGCTGAGATGCTGAAGCGCATCCCGGCTCCGTCGCCCGCGCAGATGAGCCTCCTTCGCAAGGAAGAGGAGAGTCTGCCAATGTTGCCGCGCGATGTCCTCGACGCGCTGGCCCTCAACCCAGGTCCGAACATTCGCGCAGCCGCCCGGCTTGGGTTCATTCTTCGCCCTCGTGAGTTCATGCGGGTTATTTTGCTTCGCAAAGACCCAGATTTAGCAAATGATCTCTACGAGAACAACTGCGTGTTTGCGCCCCGGCCAATCCGTATGGCATCCTCTCCATTCGACGCGACATCGTTCGTGCCGCAGGATGCCATGCAGTCCGTAATGGAGCTACTGAGTCCGTTCCTTGAGCAGCGGTCATTTGCGCCCGCTGCAATTCGGATTCGGATGATTAAAAACTCCTCCGCTCTTCCGCTTCCGCAAGAACAAGAGGTTGAAGGTCTGGACGAGATTGCAGATCTGTACAACATGTATAGACTGGGCCTTGTAGACAAGAAGCCAGATCTGGCAGCGGTTAGCCTTCCTGCCGCGTTTACGGACAACATTGGCGATGATGTAAAAGTCGCTGACGACTCTGTTGCGCTATCAAACATCATGCTACATGTTGCCTACTGGCCGGGTCTTAGATTAGGATTGAGCCAGCAGGCTGAGGGACACGCTCCCGAAGACGCCCCTCCAACCGTTTCCTCACACACCGAGAGATACCATGTCACTCCTCCGGGAGCTTGAAGTACGGGGCGTCACGACCGAGGACCTCGAAAAAGCTGCCGCTGTGCGCCTTTTCGAAAAGGCCGCTGCCGCAGAGGGAGTCAATCTCGATGACCTGAGCCAGGGTCAGGTCCGTTCTCTGTTCACTCAGTTCATTTCCCAACCTTCCACCAAGAAAGAGGCATCCGCCATGGACGAGCAGATTGTTGCACTGTTTGAGAAGACCGCTGCCGCCGAAGGCATCGACCTGGATGAGATGAGCGAGGAAGAGCTCGTTGCTCTTTACGAGCACTACGTCGAGAATGTGCTTCCGGAGCAGATTGAGGGCTCCGAAAAGGAAGCGGCATCCAACGAGGTCGTTAATCTCTTCCAGAAGACGGCATCTGCCGAGGGTATCGATCTCTCGGAGATGGATGAAGAGGACGTCGCCGCGCTCTTCGAGCACTACGTCGAGAACGTGCTTCCGCTGCAACTCGGCGACGAAAGCGCCACGGACAAGGTAGCTGACGCCCAGGAAAAGCTTGCCGAGGCAGAGATTCTGGGTCGCCACATGGCCCGCGCCTACGCCGATGAGATTGACAAGATTGCCGCGGATGATGCCAAGGAAGGCATCATGGACAAGCTCAAGGGATACGGCAGGTCGTACATGAGCGCCATGAAGGGTGAGGGCTTCGAAGCAGGTAAGGATGGTCCGGGCCTCTTCCGGTCCGCGTACGGCAAGTTGGACGGCAAGGATCTTGATCCGGATAAGGTCAAGCGTGCTCGTCAGATCCTCGGCGCTCGCGGCGGCACGGCCGTCGCTGCCACTGGCCTCGCCTACGGCGGCAAGAAGCTGTACGACCGTAGGAAGAAGGGTCAGGAGAAGCGTTCCGGCTTCACCGAGATGGAGGTCGACGCGCTTCTGAAGATCGCAGCAGAGGACCCCAAGGCTGCGGCCGATGCCAAGGAAGGCATCATGGATAAGATCAAGGGGTATGGCAGGTCGTACATGAGTGCCATGAAGGGCGAAGGCTTCGACGCGGGTAAGGACGGTCCAGGTCTCTTCCGGTCCGCCTATGGCAAGTTGGACGGCAAGGACCTTGATCCGGACAAGGTAAAGCGTGCGCGTCAGATCCTCGGCGCTCGCGGCGGCACGGCCGTCGCTGCCACCGGCCTCGCCTACGGCGGCAAGAAGCTGTACGATCGCAGGAAGAAGGGCCAGGAGAAGCGGTCTTCGGCGTATGACTACGACGACGCCGTGAACGAGGTTGCACTTCGGCTGCTTGCGGACGCAGGCTACGACGTCTGATGACGAGCATGGCACCGTCTTTGAATACTCGGAGGCGGTGCCATGCGTGAGACAGTATGGAGTTTTTTCCTGGATGAAATGATCAAACTTTCGTCCAACAGCCAGTCCGACGGACTCCGTGTTCCAGGGACGGCAAATGGAATTACTCCTCCAGGACTCGCGAAGCCTTTCCGTGCATCCGGACAAAATCTCGCCCGCTTTCAGGCTGCTGGTCCCGGGAAACCGATGACGACCGGCACGAGTAGATCAGTCACAAATCCATCTTCAACCATCACTGCGGGTACCACGGGATTCGTCGGTACTCCAGCGCCACCTCCTGTCGAGTAGAGGTCCCCATGAGCAACTACAGAAGCATGATTGATCAGGCCCTCGAGGCTGCTCGTGCCCGGGCCCACTCTCCTGTCGAAACAGAAAAGTCAGCTTCCGCTTTTCGGACCGAGTCCTCGCTGATCAAGGAAGCACAAGAAGTCGCAAGCGCGTTGGAGTTCATCTCTCTGTCTGCCTCTGGCAACGACACCGTCGCCGCCTTTCGCCAGGAGATGATCCGCGACTTCTACAAGAGCGCAACTGCCTCCAGCCCTGCGCAGGGTCCGACCTCCGCTTCTGGCACTCAGGGTGTCGCTCCCTCAGAGGGCAAGACCAAGCTTGCTCCGAGGGGGCTGGTCGGAGGCAACTCTCCCGCACAGAGCACGGTTTCTGCGGCGACCAAGGATGGCGAAAAGGCGCTACTGGAGTCGTTCAAGCAGGCGGGAGGTCAGTCTCTCTACGACGTGCTGATGGGCAACAAGACTGCCGCTGCGGGTGGTCCTGCCGAGCACGATTCCGAGACGATGGCGGGTGTTGGCACTGCCAACGAGAACTCGACGTACCGCAAGACTCTCCACACCAACGAGGGTCCGGTCAATGCCAATCGGCGAGAGCTGAAGAAGAGTACGCGCGCCCGTCTTGCCGAGGCGTTTGCTCATACGAACGATACCCTTGGGGATGCGACTGCTGCTCAGATCTTCCCTCAAGCTGCGGCACGCGGAAATCTGAAGATCGCCAGCAGTGGGCAGGCCGGTCCTACGCGGCTCAACACCCAAAAGATGGAAGAGATGTTCTCTGCGCTCAAGAAAAAGATTTCAGAGATGAGGTCGCGTAAGGCACCTCCTGCTGCCGAACCCGCGCAGGAAGTCCCGTCATTCCTCTCGAAACATAAGGGTAAGCTTCTGGGTGGCACCGCTGCCGCGACTGCGCTCGGCGGAGGGTACTACCTAAAGAAGCGCAAGGACGCTAATCGCCGCACAAAACAGAAATCTTGAAGGCGCCTAACTTGACTGATCCTCTCGGCAGCAGGTCCCTATGTCTCCGTCGTTAGCCCACGGGATGGGCGATCTCTCGAGGTATTTGACGCCGGCTACCGAGGCCGCGGTAGGCGCGGCTTTGGGTGGCGGTGCCGGGTATCTTTCGGAGAAAAAAGACGAAAAGACAGGAAAGCGTAGGGTAGGCGCGCGAACACTTGTAGGCGGAGCAGGCGGGACGCTCGGAGGACTTCTTACTGGAGGAGTCCTCCGAAACAAGAGGTATTACGGGTCGTTATCCCCAGACGACTACCAGGTATACTTTAGGGCTAGACGAGAGGGCTTCGATCCTGATGATGCCCGCGCTGGAATGTTGGAGTCATCGTTGTGGCGTAAGCTGAGCGATATCCGGGGAAGGGTCGGGTATAATCCTCCGTCACGGAGTCAACTCTCCGACGATTTGCGCATCCTGAATAACTTAAAGAGAAGTATCAACGAGGATAAGTTAAAGTTTGCTCCTTTCGGCATCGGATTGCCCTCCCTCGACAAGAAGCTAAGCAGGGTAGAAGAAAGCCTCAAACAGGGAAAGAAACCCCCTTTTGATACAACCAAAGAGGCTGGCGGCGCACTGGGTGGCAATGACTGCCATCCTTCTGCAAGGAGCACCAAAATGGCATCCATTTCAGGTCAGATCAAGGCGCAGTTGGCTGAGCATGCTGCTGGCGGCGCACTTGGCGCAGCTGCCGGATACGCGTCGGAGAAAAAGGACCCAGTGACGGGAAAGCGGAAAGTGGGTCTGAGGACACTCTCCGGTGGCGCTATAGGAGCAGTAGCTGGAGGGGTAGGAGGCCATGCACGCAGGATGAACAAAGCAGGGCTGCCTTTCAACCCCCCGGAGTTTGTCACTGACCCTGCGCAGGTACGGGCCATCAATGCCATGGACGATGGCTTTTATCCGTTTGGAATTGGCTTCAAAGGAGTAAAGGAGGCATCCTTGGCTGAGTACTCCGTCCTCTTTGATGCCATTGATAGTGGCGCCCTCGGCAGTCATGTCAAGGAAGCACTAATTGGGGTTTGCGAAGGCATGAGTTCTTCGCTACAATCGCTCCATGCGAAGATTGCATCTTCGCCAGTGCATACAGAAGAGGAAGCCAGGCAAGCCCGCCTGAATCAACTCTTGAGAAAGTTCTGACCGCGAGGACTGCAATGCTAAAGATCGGTAGTGCAGAACTGGCTGTAGTCTCCGCGAAGAGTGCTACGGTCATTCGCTCGCTGACCGAAAAGGTCGCGAGTCTTGAGCAGGAGAACATCCAGCTCCGCACAAAGCTTGCCTCCATCGCCCGCGACTCTCAGGTAGCTGAGCTCGCGCGGGAGATGGAGGAAAAGGGCTTGAATGCTCACATGACGTTCGAAGAGAAGGTTGCGCATCTCAGGGGTCATGCGCAGCTCGAGAATGTCAGAGAGGCTGTCAAGATGGCGAGTGCGGGTACCATCCGCATTGGTGATCCATCCGATCGCCCGGGTAGATCATCGGCCCTCGACCCCCTCACCTCTTTCTGCCTCACTGGCGAATGAACGGAGACAACCATGGCTGGTCAGTTCGTTACCATCCTGAACCCTGGGTACTCTACCCTCTACACGCGTGACCTGGCCTTCCAGGCGAGCGCGAACGTCGAGGGCAGCGCCTCGATGAACGTGTTCAACCCTGACGTCGCACATCCTCTCCAGGAGGGTGAGTGGCTTCAGATGTCTGGCGGCAAGTTCACGCGCAGCCTCGCCTCTGGCGCAGTCACCGGGTCTGGCGCGGCATCGGCCCTCTCGATCGTAAATGACGCACAGAACGCTGCTGCGTCCCGTCCCTGCTTCCTGTACTTCCAGGAGCGCGGCCGTTACGACGCCCAGCTGACCCGCAAGGCGCACTGCATCACTGGCCCCTCTGGCTTTGAGTTCCGGACGAAGATGATCGTCTGCGACACGGGCGACGAGGGTGAGCAGGTGTACGTGTACATCTGCGAGGATGCCAACGGTCGCCTGGTCTCTGCGCTGGTGTCGGCCTCTGCCGCAGACGCAGCTACGACGGCCCCTGCTCCGACGGCTGGTTCCTGGTACGCCGGGACCATCCTCCAGGTCCACGGCACCAACGACGCCACCGTGCTGTTCCAGCCCGGCTACCAGTTCTGATCCCCCAGCCCCGTAGGAGAACACCATGGACTACTCTGCCGATATGGTGAACTCGGGCTTCATCGAGCGCCTCGAGACTGAGGGACCGACGAAGACCGCCGCCGCCAGCCTGAACTACATCAAGGACCGCCTACGCGAGTCCAGCTTTGCCGACATGATCGTCCCGAACGAGCGTGTTGTGCGTGGCGACCTTCAGCGCAGCACCGAGCACGACACCCTCGTGAAGATCGTCGACATTGAGCCGGGCAGCCGGGCGATGTCCGTCAACTTCCGTGGGCAGCCCACCGCTGAGTACGTGAACGGCAAGCGGTACGCGATCGGCTTCTTCACCATCTCGTCCCTCAAGTTCGAGATCGTTGAGCAGGAGCTGATGGCCTACGAGATGCCGATCACGCGCATCATCGAGGAGAACTCGCTCAAGGACATGGTCGAGGTGAAGGACCGCGAGTTCCTGAACCACGTTGAGTCCTGCATCGACGCCATGCAGGCTGAGGGCAACTCCGGCTCCTCTGCATTCTACGTCGGCACGGGTGTGTCGATCTCGAAGATCAAGGGCGTGCTCGCCACCCAGTCGGGCGGTGGGCAAACGGACTTCGAGACGTACGCGATTCAGCGCGCTGACATCGTGAACATCAAGAAGCTCCTCAAGCGCCAGATCGTCGTCGGCTCGGAGACCATCCGCGCTGGCCGTCTTCGTCCCGCGCTCATGCTCATGACTGAGTCTGACACGGACGATTTCGACCAGTGGACCCACGAGGACTATGGTGATCGTCTCCAGAGCGAGACCGCCCTGGACGGCTACACCTACAACAAGGTCCTCGGCCTCCGCATCATCCGCACCATCAAGAACGACATTCTCCGCGAGGGGAACGTCTACGTCTTCACGGCTCCGGAGTTCTTCGGCCGCAACTACACCCTGAACGATGTGAAGTTCTACATCGACAAGGTGGCGAACCGAATCTTCTGGCAGGCCTGGATGGACGTCGGTATGGGCTTCGGCAACATCGCTGCGGTGGTGAAGCTCGAGCTCTACCCTGGTGACGCTACCCACGCGAGCGGTTCGGCCGTGCGCCCTGTCGAAGAGTCCGCCATCGGCGCACTCAACAACAAGGTCGCCGAGGGTCTGACCTTCCCGAGCATCAACGTCTTCTGATCGTTGAGGCCCTGGCGGTCTTTAGCCCCGGTCCGGTCATCGGGCCGGGGCTTTTCACTTACACAGGAGATGACATGAAGATCGTCATCCAGAACGTCGTCAGAGAGCCGTCTACACTTGAGATTCGTCGCCGCAACCCCGGCAGCGTAATCCCCGCTCCGTTGATCGGAGGTCACAGGCTTCCGCCGCGACGCAGCCGAACTGTCGAGACTGCTGTCCTTGACGACAGAGACTTTCTGACCCTCGCCGAGATGACGCGGTGTGGCGTCCTGCGCGTGTTCTCGGCGTCCCCGTATCAGCAGATTACGGAGGATGCTCTGCGCGCGATGGTAAAGGCATCAGTCCAGCCTGAGCCGCAGGTCCTCGTAGAAGAGGTGCCTCCGCAGATCGTGGAGACTGTGGTTGCTACTGAGGTAGCGACCGAAGTCGTCACGGGTGCCTTGGCGGACGACGTGTCACCAGAGCCAATCGCTGAGCCCGTACCGGAGAGGACATCGCGGGACGAACTCCTCGAGCTCAAGAACGCAGAGCTTCGGACCAAGCTGGCGGAACTCGGCGGTGGCAATGGAACTGGCCTCTCGAAGGCCCAACTTGTTGACGCCATCCTGGAGAGGCTCGCATGATCGTCCACAACATCAGCGACCGGCCCAACACCGAGTCGACTCCTTCCGCGATTTGCGTGGGCACCACGCTCATCCGACCCGGTAAGTTTGCAGACGTGCCGGAGTCGGAAATCACGCCCAAGGTACGCGCTCTCCATGGAACCCACCTGTGGATTGGTCGCACCCTTCCCCCCAAGCTCACGTCGACCAGTCGCTCCGCGCTTCGCAACCTTGCGGTTGCGGCGAACCCGATGACGCCGACTGAGGCCCTCGAGTACTTGCGCTCGCTGGAGCGCGAGGAGCTGCTGGAGCTCTGCCAGCAGGTCTCTCCTTCGCTCAGCTTCGCACGGCAGCCGGGCAAGGCGATGCTTGCGATTCTGCTTTCCCGTGCCCTGTTCAACCCAGAGGTCGCGGTCAGCCCTGAGTCCTTCTTCTGGCTGCGGCGCTGGACCCGGCATGGTAATGAGTACGAGGAGCGTGACTAATGTCCTTCGAGTCTACGACAACCATCCCATCCGCCAGCAAGCGGATGAACGAAGTCGTTGCGGTGATCCGTCTCTACCTTCGGGACTTCCCCGAGCTCAACCGACTCATCTCGGGAGAGGAAACGAGTGATCGAATGATCGCGTGGGCTGTCGTAGACGCGATCGATGACTACAACTCGACCCCGCCCTTTATCGGGAACGTGGGGCTGAAGAACTTTCCGTCTCTCAGCATGCTTCGGGAAGGGGCGGTCATCCGCATCCTTGAGTCTGTTGGACTTCTCCAGCTCCGGAACCAAATGAACTACTCGGACGGCGGCATCTCTGTCTCTGTCTCCGACAAGTCTCAGTTTCTTCTGGGCTGGATTCAGATGCTTCGCAACAGCTATGAGCAGAAAAAACTGCGTGTGAAGTCCTCCCTGAATGTGGAGTACGCATTCGAAGGGGGCGGTGTAGAGTCCGAGTACTTCGTCATCAATGGCGTCTACTTCTCCAACTTCTGAGGCCGGCATGGAAGACTTATTTCTTCATTCGCATTCCGAGATTCCGGACGAAATTTGGAGGGCGGTATCACCGCGTGAGCGCCAACTTGCGGCTGTTCAATTTTGGGCGGATACAACCAAAGTCGCAGCGTCTTCTCCTGTAAAAGAAAAGATTCGTCACGCTCTTCTAAAAGAGAATGGCCCTGAGCTCATTGCAGGGGGCATCATGAGCCTGATTGGCGCAGGCTACTCGGGGTATCAGTCAAAGAAAACCAAGTCGGGCTTGAGCAAGGAACAGGCTGAACTGGCTGCGGATGCGGCTCGCTTGAGGGAGGTCGAGAGACAGGAAGGCAAGCCCTCCAAGTTGTCTCGTGCAGTTCTGGACCTCAGACAGCGTATTGCAAAGATGCGCGCGGATAACCCATACGCAGCCGCTGGCTTGTCGGCTATTGGGGCAGGCCTTCTTTCTGCGGGACTAACTCGTCGTGCACTAAAGAAGGCAACCAATGCTGCAAATTAGAAATGAGCGTGTTGTCTCCTTCTCTCTGAACCACAATGACGTGTTTTGGGAGATTGAGCCGACGACGGAGGACATTCAGCAGTATGAGTTCTACGTGGAACGCTCGGAGGCCGAGGCGGGACCATGGGACTCTATCGCTGGGCCGCTCATTGATCAGTACTTCATTCGAGACAATAGCGTTCACGCAATTACTACCAATGCGAGAACTCTGTACTACCGAATTCGCTGCCGACACGTCCCAACGGACCGCAGCATCTACTCCGATACGTTTGACAAGGAAGGTGCTCCGAACATCCTCGCCACGGAGATGATTCGACTCGAACGCGTCTTGTTCGAGGAGTTCGTGGGAGTCAAGTGTTGGCTGTTTCCACGTAGGTCATTTGGTCAGCGGTGCCCCTCCTGCTACGACACAGTTCTTGGAAAGACCATAGACGCACGCTGTCCTACGTGCTGGGGTACAGGATTTAGCGGCGGATATCACTACCCGACATCCTTCTGGGCGCAGATTGACGCAATGCCTGAGACTGAGCAAGTTATGGTCGAAGATCATCGCCGGGTTCAGATGGCACAGCTTCGGTGCGGCCCGAGCCCTGGCATCAAGCCTCTTGACTTGATCGTTGATAACCAGAACCGTAGGTACAGAGTCGTTGAGTCCGGTGGAACAACGATGTCCGGCTCCCTGGTTCGCGCCGAGATCAAAATGGCATTGATCCAGAAAGGATCGATTGAGGACAAGATCCCCCTCAAGGTAGATACTTCCACAGTGGTGCTCGTCCCTCCTCGGAACTACCAACATGCACACACGCAGGAAGCCTCCAAGGCAACGACCGTCGACGTATTTGGGATGTACGGGGTGAAACTATGAGTGAAAAGAAACCCGAAAAGAAGGAAAGCATCGTCAAGATCGTCGGTCTTCCTACTCTGGCAGCAGGAGCTGGCTCCCTGATTGGAGGTATCGGAGGAGGCGCGCTAACGCGCCGCCTCCTCGATACGCCCGGCATCTCCTCCCGGCTCGCAAAGATGAGCCCGGAGAGAAAGGCTGAAGTTCTAAAGCACCTTCAATCTCTCGGAGCCGGAGCGGCCGGAGCTGCATCTGCGGTCGGAAGTTACGCGCTTTCCGAGTACATCAGGGATAGAATGGACAAGCGCCGCGAGATTGAGGAGAAGAGTCGTAAGTGAGCTTCGCGCATACCAGACGCACAGCACTCGAGATCGGCAGAGGTGACGACCCTGCCGTCTTTGCCATGCGTTTGTATGTGCAGTACCTTCAAGGACTCTTTAACTGGATGCCCAAGGGCACCTTCCATTGGGAGCCCGATGATGAAGTTACGGAGATCATGATCCGGGGCCAGGCTCCCCTAAATACGGAAGTAGTTGGCAAGCGGCCGGCAATCACTGTCGTGATGGGCCCGTACCAGTTCGCCGGCATCGGCATCGACAACTTGTTGTCCTACAACCCCAATACTGGGGCCCGGAAGCGCACCGACCTGCTGGCTGGTCACCTTGTTGTCTACACGCTCGCGGACTCTGACATCACCGCGATGCGTCTTGCACATCTCGTCGCACACCACACTCGGGTGAATCAGCGACTGTTGGAGAGCCCTGGTGGCTTTTACTCTATCGCACGGCCCTCCCCGACTGTAAACTCACCGAGTCCTCCGGGTCAGCTTGTCATGGGAGATCCCGGGCAGCTGATCATGTGTCAGGTTAACATTCCGTTCCAGCTTCAGTGGACGTGGGAAACCACGCCGAAACAATCCCCTCAGTTTAGATCGCTTGATCTAATCACCGGCTCGAGAAGAGCCTCTGAGTACGAGTTCCGAGAGGATGAGACCATCTCTTCAATAAGATTGGCGATGAACACCGACGATGTCCGCGTACGTCGTCTTGGTGGTGGTAGAATCGTCAACCGAAGCAACGGTATCCAGACCTCACACAGACCAGTTACCGAAGTCATTCACAGCGGGATCGAAGATTTCCAAATCTCGGGTCTCGAAGCCTTCCAGGACGACCAGGAGTAATCTCCCATGGCAAGTGAAAATCGCCCCGGTGTGATCGTTGTTCAGGAGCTTCGTGAGACTCCTGCCGCGGTTGCGACTCCGACCCTCAACCCGGTTGTCGTGGCTCCGTGCTACCAGATCGTCCGGGCCCTGGACAACTCTGGCGGCGTGAACAGCGACGCCGAGTACACGACGCAGCGGTACACGCAAGCTGCGCTGGCGATCACTCAGGCAGAGTTCCCCGACCCGCGTGACAACATCGACGAGATCAACGTCGACGAAGCGCAGGTTGGCGCGCGCCTCCTCTACGCGGGTGCGATGACCACGCTTCCGCGCGGAAGCCACGGCAGCACGGGCTCCGCCTTCCTTGCGGCGCTCAACGACGCGCGCAGCGCGCTGGTTGTCTTCGACTCTGGTGGAGGATCCTTTGTCTTCGGCAGCACTACGGTTCTGCTCAACATCAAGGCGAACTCGCCGAGCAACGCCAACCCGACTGTGATCCCTTTCAGCGGAACGATGAGCGCAGAAGCCGTCGCCCTCGCGCTTAGCTCGGTTCCTGGAATCACCGCTACTGCGTTTAGTGACCTTTCCGATTTCGATGAAGATCTGAGCAGTGACGCAGGTGTCGTTGTTCAGAGCCGAGCCTACGGGGCGTCGTCGTCCCTGTTCATTACCGGAAGTGCCCTCCCCGCACTCACCGCAGGGGAGGGGTCGCCACTTGCCTCTGCCACAACCTACCGCGTAGAAGGCTCGGGATTCCGAGGTCAGGATGACCTGGACGGAGACTTGACTACTCCCTGGGTTGAGTTCCATGTCGGGGATCTTCCTTCCGGTCCTTTCTTCCTTCGCGGTAAGGATGGGAGACTGTTTGCCGGAACGGCATCTGCTCCGGTATTCACCGGCTCCGGTGCCACCATTCCGCTGAAGGCGGCAACTGCAACCACTCCGGGCGATGAGTTCTGGGCAGACGGAACTCAGGTCGGCGGCGCGGTGGTTACCGCTGTCGAGTCGTCCCGCTTCAAGCTGGGAGTGCTTGACTCTGCGCGCTCGACTTTCGATGCGGACGGAAACATCACCTCGTCCGTCTACTCGACCATCGAGGTCAGCACGCCTTCTGCCGGTGTTCCCTTCGCTCCCGTGTTTGCCTACTTCATCGCAAACAACCTGGTGTGGGGCTCTGTGACTCCGGCTCCAGTTGCAGCGGAGCTTGTCGGAGACGACACTGACGCGATTGCGGCCCTTCCGGCACAGCTGATGGGCGCAGAGTTCTCGGCAACAATTCCCGCGCTCACTGGCGGAACCATCTCCTTCCGGATTGTAGAGGACGGTGTCACACTGGATGACGTGACGCATACGTTCACTGCCGCTGTGGGGGCAGATCTTACAGAAGCACGCGACAGCCTGAACGACAACGCAGATCTCGCAGGTCTCGTGTTCTCGCTCGGCACGGTCGGGTCAGACAAGATCCTACTGATCAAGACCGTCAAGACCGGCGCGGACCAAAGCGTGACCATCCTTCCGGGTGGGTCGGCCGCCGTCCACACCATCTTCGGCCTTGCAGCCGGTGACAGTGCAACTGGCGTCGACGTAGAGTACGCGGAGCGTGCCTCCGTAGCTACGACTGTCGTAGACCACGCGTTGGCAACTTCGGTGACATTCACCTTTGCCGTGACTCATGACGATGTTTCGCTGCCCTCATGGACCGCGACAGTCCCGGGAGCAGAAGCAAGCCTTGCAGACTTTGCTGAAACTCTTGCAGGATCGGCAGCGGTCGGCGGTGTGTACAAGATCTACTTCAAGAACGACTCGCAGCTGACCCACCTGATCGACATGACAATCGACGGCGGAAACTTAGTGTTTACGCTAGTTCGGGGCGGCGACACAAATGACCTCACGGTCTCGGTTCCCGCCGTCACCCGTGTTGCATTTGAAGGCGGCAGTGGAACCGGTACTGGGGCTGGCGACGACATCCTCAAGGGCACTCGCATCGAGTTCACCCTCGACAGCAACCCGCACGTTTACGAAGTGGACTTCACTTCGAACTCTCTGCGAGAGGCCGTTGATGCGATCAACGAGACCGTCGGCGGTGCGGTAGACGTCGCCAGCGAGGACGACCTCGCGCTCGTCCTCACTTCCGCGTTTGCGGGCGCAGCCTCCTCCGTCAATGTCGACGAGGACAGCAGCGCGTACGATGTGCTGTTCGGTTCGTCATCTGCAACTGGCGAGGGCCGCCCCAATCCCAGCTTCTACGTGGACGGCGAGGGCATCGCGCACATCAGCCCGCATGCGCTCCGCAACCGCAGCACCGGCGCTCCTCTGGACCTGTCGGCAAGCGGGGCAAGGGTCTACATCGAGTATGTCGGCCTCCGGCTCGACGTGACGGCGGCGGCGCGAAACCCTGCGCTGCTGACCTTCCAAGATGTAGACACGATGGATGCTGCGATCGGCCCCATCTCCACCGAGAACCCGCTGGCTCTGGCCTGCTTCCTCATGCTCCAGAACGCGCCGTCTCAGTCGGTCTCGGCGCTGGGTGTGAGCGCAGTCAACGACGCCGCGCCGATGGGCACGACCACAGCGCACCTGTCCGCGCTGACGTTCCTCGAGAGCAAGGATGTCTACGCCATCGCTCCGATGACGGATGACCCCTTCGTTCAGCAGCTCTACTCGCTCCATGCGGACAGCATGTCTGCTCCGGAGCAGCGGGGCGAGCGCATCGCGCTGCTGTGGCAGGGCGTGCCCACTCGTAGGATGGATACCTCCATCCTGGCGGGCAACGATGCCGAGGTCAACGGCTCGACAAACAGCATCACCCTCGGCTCTACGCCGATCGAGGGCCTTGCTGCGCTCGGCCTGAACCCTGCGGAACTCGACTTCAGCGACAACGTGTTCCTGGAGCTCGTCGTCTCCGTCCTCGGGGAGACGAACGTCTACAAGTTCTCCGTCTCCGCAGTGAACGGAACGGCGCTCACGCTCCGCAGCACGTTCGCCTCGGATGAGAACACAGACGGCTTCTACGACACGCCCGCCCTCAACTGGACGGATGACGAGAACCTCTCTGGCATGCAGTACGTGCTCAAGCAGCGCGGCAGCAAGCTTCTGATCCCGGGTACGACGCTGACGGACAAGGCTGCCGTTGCAGCGACCGCTGCTGCGCAGGGTGAGGCGTACAACAGCCGCCGCACCTTCCTCGTGTTCAGCGGCAACGTGGACACCAGCATCGACGGCATCGTGACTCCGGTCCCGGGCTACTACACCTGCGCCGCGATCGCCGCGATGATCGCGGAACAGAGCCCGCAGCAGCCCTTCACCCAGGTCTCGATGACTGGCTTCTCGAAGGTGTACGGGACAGATGACACCTTCAGCGAGAACCAGATGGACACCATTGCTGATGGTGGCCGGTACATCCTGATCAACCAGGGTGGTCGAATCGCATCCCGCCATCAGAGGTCGACCAAGAGCACGTCGATCGAAGCGCGCGAGCTCAGCATCACGAAGTCGATCGACTTCCTTGCCAAGGGTCTTCGGGCCACGAACCGCGTCTTCATCGGCCGGTTCGTGATCAACCCCGGGTTCATCGATCAGCTGGTCATGGCGAACGAGGGCTTCCTTGCCCGCTCCGTACAGGCCGGTGTCGTGAACGGGGCCGCCCTCAACAGCGTGCTTCAGGACAGCTCTGCTCCTGATACAGTGCTGATTGAGGTGACGGTGCAGCCCGCTTACCCGTGCAACAAGATCCGCGTCACCATCGTCTCCTGAACCCCCATCTCCTGATTGGAGGACATCATGCCCGCTGCACCTACCTCAAAGGCCGTCCTTGCCGTTCCTTCCGTTGGCGAGCGTTGGCACCAGAAGCGCCTTCACCGCCGTCTCGATGACCGTGACTCGGTCCTCGAGGCCGCTCTCCAGACCATCGAAGAGTGGGATCCCGCGGTCTACCCGTCCATCTCCAAGGTTGCCGGCTTTGCCTACAACAAGGCGTCTGGCGCGTCGGACGTAGTGATTTCGGTAGTCGGTGCTGACTTCACTGCCGAATCCGTAATCACCGTCACTCTTGGAGGTACTTCTGTTACTCCAACCAGGAATGTCGGAGCACAGACCCTCACCCTTCCGGGGGCCGCAGTCAATGCCATCACGGATGATGCTGCCAACGCAATCGGCACCCAGCTCATGCTGATGGTCCGCATCGATGGCGTGCTTCTCCCGCCTGTCGCGATGACGGTCCTTCTGGCCTGATTCTTCTTCACCCTTAGAGGGCAGCACTCATGGCATCTCTTTCACAATGGTCCCCCTACGAAGATTTCGTACAGGGCGGAATGGTCGACGGCCGGTTCATGAGCGGTGCGTACACCGTCATCTGCGCTGGTCCTCCTCGACTTGCCAATGTGGGCGGTCCCGAGTTCCTCGGTGCTGCCCTCACCGCCGGCTCTACGGCTGAAGACATGCTGGCCTACCCCATCGGGGTCGTCCAGAACTTCAACCTGAGCCACAACATGCAGGTCAACCGGATCTTCGAGCTTGGCTCCGTCCGCAGCTACCACATCCCCGGCCGGGTGATGGGGCAGATCGGACTGGGCCGCGTGCTCTACCACGGTCCGTCACTCCTACGTGTTCTGTACGCCTACTACCAGGACATCATCCCGCCGACGTTCGTGAACCCCGTGTTCTCCAACATTGGCGCGGCGACTGTCGCAAACCCGCACGATGTCATCATCCCTCCGGGGTATGAGAACATCTTCCTCAACCTGGCTTCCGACCTCTTCACGCAGCCCATCGGGCTGCTGACGTTGATGAAGGATAGCAACGAGGATACCCTCGGGGCGGGATACTTCGAGTCCTGCTACATCCCCAACCACTCGATTGCCACTGACGCGATGGGCACCCTCATCCAAGAACAGTGCGCGATCCAGTTCGAGCGGATGGTTCCTGTGAACACGCAGGTCGTCGGGCTCATCACAGGTTGAGGAGAGAACATGGATAAGATCGCAGCCTACAACTACGTCCTTTCTGCTCATCCCCTCTGGGTATCGGACGAGGATCTCATCAAGTCTGCTTCGGCTGATGAAGTTGAGGTCTACGAGTACCTTGTCAAGGTGGCGGAATACGGATCGGAAGAGGAGATCCATCAAGCTCTCCGCGAGGCATACGCGGCTGGGCTTGACAAGGAAGGCGGCCTCATGGCCCGTGGGCTGACTGCCCTGGGTGGCGCGCTAAACCGTGTCGGTCTGACTGGCCTGGGCAGGAGGGCCTCGGTTGCTGGCGTGCGGTCGGCACAAAACATGCTGAACACGGGTAGCCTCCGTGCGCTCCAAAACGAGGACGTTCTTAGAAACGTAATTGGCCGCGGTAACGCTCAGGTCAGGGCAGCCTTGCCAACCCGGAGACCTGCTGTAGTTGATACGCGTTCTGCGAGCGAGCTTCTACCCGCGAGATCTTCCGGAGCTGCTCCGATGGGACGCTCAAATCTGGTTCGCGGAGAAAGGCCCACTATGGGACGCATGTCCTTCGGGCCGGCATTCGCGTTCTGAGGCTTCTGTGAACTCCCTGCTGTGGCACTTCTTTTCCGATGAGTTGGTGAAGCTTGCTGGGGGCGACCCCAGCAAGCAGCACAACTACTATCTGCGAAACCGGAACAAGATTTTGCAGCAGCAGAAGCAGTATCGTGTGAAGAACAGCGCGATGATCTCTAAGAAGCAGAAGGCGTATCGTTCCAAGCTAAAGTCTGGGATGATTCGCCAGCGTCAGCGCATCTCTACCGGAACCTCCTACACCTACGGCGGGTATCGCTAATGCTTCCGAAGGTTCGAGGACTTCGTATGCCCAGACTTGCGACCCCTCGCCTGGGCTTGTCCACCAAGGGTAAGCCGGTAAAAAACCCATTTGGCGCAAATAAGGTCACGGTCAAGGAGGGCTCCCTCTCCGAAGGCAGGACCCTACGAGAATTCTTGCAGGCTCGGCAGGAGGAGAAGACGGCCGGTCTTATGGTGGCCAAAGGCGGTGCAAACGCCGCTGCAAGCGTTGCGCGGGCACAGCGCGCTCTTCCGGCGGGGCTCAAGGTTCCGCAGAAGGCAACCATGGGTCCGCGAAGGCTTATGAATGTCCCAGATGCACTCCAAGACATGGGGCTACCCCGAACGGCTACAAGTAGCTCAGTGAGTGTAGCGCAGCCGGCTCGGGCTACCGCTGCCCCGCCGACCCCTCCTACAACAGTCCCCGGTACTGCCGATGGGATTCTGTCCAAGACCGTTCGGTATACTCCAATGGGAGTCGCCGGAGGCCTTACTGCATATGGAGGCCTTCGCGGATGGGGCGAGGGTCAGGCAGAGGTGATGAGATCCCAGCAGCAGGGCTTCAATCCTCAGACCGTATATTAGCTAAAAGTTCCGGCAGCGTAAAAGCCTGAGACCGGGAAGATCTCTCCGCGACGTAGATCTCTCTGGTCTCAGGCTTCACTGGCGACGATGACCGCGGCTCGTACACTGCTTCGTCGCGAATGCACATGTCCAGGACCTGCTGAAGCACCTCAGTAGGAGTCACCTTCACTCCCAGCTTCTCTGAAAGCTGACGCGCGGTGCGCTCGAGGTATGCCTTCTGGTCGTTGCGAATCGTCATGCTTGGCATGTACCACCTAAAAGGGGCCGAGGCCCCAGAATGGTTAGCTCTTCAGATGAGCTTCGATGATGACCTTTACCGCGTTTGTAAGCGCGGCGGGAAGGTCTTCAATGTTCCTGACCAGTCCATAGCGCCCTGCGCCGAAGACTTTGTTGAAGAGATCGACGTGCCCTCCGATGGCAAGGGTTGTGAGCACGACTCCCTCGCGGCGGATCTCTTTCATCACCGCCGCAAGGTCTTCGAGCGCGGAGCCCGTAGACTTTCTTCCGCGGAGGTGAGTGGGCAGACCGTCAGTCATCAGGATGACTGCGCGATCTCCCGTTCCCTGCTTCTGCCACTCAATGGCGGTGTCCAGTGCGCGGACCATGTTGGTGAGGCTCATGTACATCCCAGGCACGGAGCACACCGATCCGATCTTCGTGAAGAAGTACAGGTCGGTTGAGAAGGTCCAGAGGTTCAGGTCGACTTTGAGTCCCTTGCAGGAGAACTCGACATCGGCGATCGCCTGGTCGAGGATCTCAAGCCCACTGCCGGCCATTGACCCACTGACGTCAGCGAGGATGAGGAGCTGCATCCCGCCGACCTCATGCTTGCGCTGGAACAGGGGCATTGAGCCCAAGTTTCCGGCTGCCTTCGCCTGAATGATCTTCTGAACATTCACCCGCGTACCGGAGGCACTCGAGATCCGCTCTTGCTCGAGTCGAACCTGCTCGAGATACCGCCGAACGTTGCCTGCGTTCTTGCTGGGCTTCGGCAGCTTGAAGGGAGGAGTGACGTGCGTTGCCCGGATTCCACAAGAGACTGCGGCACCCGACAACTGCTCCGTGCTCTGCTCCTTCTCCGACTTGCGGTTCTTGCCGAGTTCAGCCTTTGCCGCAGCAATCCGCTCGTTCATCTTCTCTGCGCCGGCCTGCACCATCTTCTGAAAGCTGGTGACTCCGTCCTGATCCGGGTCGTCATCACTCGCGGTCATCAGCTTGCGAATCTGCCGCATTGTTGCAGCGGAGACCCGAGAGCCGACCAAGTTCTTGTTTGACTGATCTGGCAGTACATCTGGAGCGCCAATCCCCTGCTCCGAGGGCTTGTTCGATGGGTTGGGCGGTGCTGAGCTTGGAGGTGCCACCGCATTTCCAAGAGCTGCCAGTGCGTTGAGCCCTCGCTGCTGCGGACTGTTTTGGTTCAACGAACTATTCGGCGGGTTCTGCCGCAGAAGCTCGTCGGCAATGTCGTCTACCAGTCGCGCCGTGATCGCAAGGCAGGCGGAGTTGTCCACCAACTCCACCATGGCCCGCGCCTTGTCCATGTGCGGGCGGCAGGCTTTGAACTCGGGAGGGGCTCCGTCTGTCTCAAAGCCTGCGGCTGCGCGCATGAGATAGGGGACGAGGTCTTTCCGGGCCTCGTCCTCACGCTGGTACTGCGCGATGTCTTTCCATCTCTGCGAAAGGAGGGACGCGCCTCCGAAGTAGATCTCTCCCCAGATGCTACAGCATCTCCAGTCCTCGAGGACGTTCCACAGCGTCTGAACGATTTTCGTGAGCTTTCCCTTGTAAGGGGTCGCATCGGGGGACGTGATCGGGATCTTCGCGCGATTCAGCAGCCGCTCAACCGCCTTCGTTACGAACTCCTTTGTGAGGTCGAGGTCCGTCTCCCCGAAAAGATGGGACAGCTCATGCTCACAGATGAGGTACGCCTCGGGATCTACGAACGGAACTCGCACGAACGTCTTGCAGTCCGTGCAGCCTCCGTTGGGGTCATCTTGTAGCGCCACCTCTGTGCCCAGCATCTTGTTGAAGGTCTCAACAAGGTTCTGCATCCGCTCTACATTTTCCTCTACGGAAGATGCCGCCATCGCACCGAGGTTCAGAGGAGGCCGAGTCATTCGCTCTCCAGTCGGAAGATCTCACAGGCGATCGCCCAAGCCACGGGCTTGCGCCGGTAGGCCATGAGCACCCGATGGTCCATCGGAGGCGGCGGCACATCGCTGTCGAGGTACTCGTTGACTTCCTCCAGGTAGTGCTCCTTGGCATCCTGGAGGCACTCGTTCTCGAGCTCCTCCTGAGTCCGAGTGCTGTTCAGCACCGCGCGACGCAGAAGCACTGCGGCCTCGCGCTCGACCTCAATCTCGATGTACTGGACCAGGCTGGAGTACTTCGACTTGCGGCCGCGAGTCGTCATCCACTTCAGCATGCTGTCGTAGCTCTCAAACTTTTCCATAGAGGGCGACCTCCTGAAGATTGATGTTGAACATGGACTGTACGCGGGCTTCGATGGCCTGCTTGTGCTCGGGATCAAACTTGTTGACCAGGAGCTTGAGCGCCCGAGGAAGACCGATGCGGTGAATCTTACGAATGGTGTGGACCAGGTCGCGTGTTGAGAGCGCGTACTCCCACTGGTACGCCCGGCTCTCTTCCGCGAAGGTGAGAAGACGCGCCGCGATTCGACGCTCCTCCACATCCGGCTTGTTGGGGAACGTCAGCTCGAGCAGTTCCTTCTCCTTGGCCTGACTCATGTAGCCAACCTCGATGAAGTCGAAGCGGCTGCGGAGCGCCTCGTTCAACTGGTAGGTGCCGGCGTAGCCGGGGTTCATGGTGCCCAGTACCCAAAGCTGTGCATCGGGGCTGAGCGTGAACTTCCTTCCGAGGTGCGGGCACTCCACCGATTTCCGGTAGTCCGCAACGGAGAAGACCATCGACTGCACCTGCGGGCGCAGCGTGTTGATTTCTTCCAGGACGAGGACGCAGCCACCCTCGCTGTTGGCCGTTTCGATGGCCAGAGGGAGTGCCCCCAGCGTGAAGTGGACGTCGTTGCCCTCCATGCCGAAGGACCCGAGAAGCTGGGTCTCGTCAGTCCCGCTGTTGCAGTTCTCGCGGACCATCGCAATCTCAGCAGCCGCACACCACTGTTCAATCGCCAACGTCTTGCCAGAGCCCTTCGGGCCCTTGAGAATGAGAGCCTCTCCCCATGCCAGTTCTTCGACCAGACCAAGGAGGCCAGTATCCACGTAGTTCGGGTCAGTGCTCGGGATCAGTTGGCCTGGAGGCATCTTTACGATCTTCATTACAGCTCCTATGGCTCTCGCCACAAGACTTATGACATCTTCTGAGTTTTTTATCGCCATGCTCTTGCTCTCGTTGGAACCCCTGCATATAGTCATGCCAGGAGTACAACACATGACCCCGCGCGACCCGTTTGTGTACCAGCCGCCGAACGAGGACACAGCCCCGCGCTACGAGCTTCTTCGTGCGCACGAGGCCGCAGTTCGACACGTTTTCCGGAATGTGGTGGAGCCTCTCGTAGACCCAAACGTGGTGATGGTTGGCGCAGGCCGCCTCCCGATTCAGGAAGACTTCTCCAAGATCAACGCGGCGACCAAGGAGATGTACGACCGCATCCTCGCCATTTGCCCGGAATCAGTCGACAAGGAGACTGCGCTCACGAAGGTTCGCGAAGCCCGCATGTGGGCAAATGAGGCTTTGGTGGCGTCTCGTGTCGGAGATGCGTTCACTCCTCGCCACAACCTCCAGCTCGCCTACGATGCCCTGACTTCCGCGCGAATGTGGGCTTGTGCATCTGTGGCATTGTCGAATCCCGACTTCTTGCCGATCCTGTCGAAGTAGGGTAACTACCAACTGCTCCCCTCTCCGGGCGTCGGGCTTTCACCCCATCGAGCCTCGGTCCATCCCCCGGCGTCCGGGGAGGGGCGTCACCTATCAGGTGAACAATGAAGGGCAACGAAGTTGACCTTACCGGCTTGTCTCAGGAACAGCTGTTCCAGGGCATCGCGGATATGGTGATCTCGCTCTTGCAGAGTCACCGTGTTGCCTTGCTTGTCAGCCGAGACGATGGAGTCATTACGTTCCTCAACCCCATTCTGCTGCGGGACCTGCCAGCAGAAGCACTTGCAAACGCGCTCCTCGAGTCCTGGCCCGAAGACAAAGTCGCCGAGATGCTGGAGCACGTCTATGGGTAAGCTCATAGAATTCCCGACATCGGCGGAGATCAGCGTGATGCCAGGTCACGCGGTAGACCTTCGACGGGTCGTTCAGTTGGTTCGAGAGCTCGTGGATGTCTACGGCTCCGATACCGAAAAGATGTGGGATCATTTCGATGATGAGGTCGCTACCCGCATTCAGGGCTACGACGGGTACGACGTAGAGGAGACGAAGCTCGGCAAGATTGTGACGGTCATGACTGACACCGTCGTCGGCCGATGCCAGTTCTCGATTCTGGTGTACAAAGAGCTACTTACTAAAAAGTAGTATTTTCTGTCAAAATCCTAATGCCCCACAGCCATAGGAGGCCCAGGGCATGAGCCTGTTCGATAACCAGACCGTCAACATTCCCGTAGACCAGATCGTTGTCGGTCTGAACATCAAGAACATCCGCACCGTGTTCCCTCAAGAGGGAATGGAACAGTTGGCGGACAGCATTCGTCGCGACGGCTTGATGCAGCCGCTCGTCATCATGGAGTCCGAGGACGAGAACGGAGATCCCGTCAACGAGCTGATTGCCGGCGAGCGCCGGCTGCGCGCGATCAAGATGATCCGTGCGCAAGATCCGGATTTCATGAAGTCCGGTGTTCCCTGCATCATGTTCGAAGGGAACATCCACGAAGCCAAGTACATGAACGCGGTCGAGAACGTCGAGCGCGAGAACATCGATGACGTGGACCTGTCCGCGTGGGTTCACGGGCGCGTTGCGGAGGGCGTCACGCAGACCGAAGTGGGTGAGCGTCTTCACCGCTCGACCTCCTGGGTCAACTTCCGCATCGTGTTCCACGAGCGTGCGGCGGACGACGTCAAGGCCGCAGTCCGTGAGGGGCTGATCTCCTTCTCGGCCGCGTACCAGCTCGCAAAGAACCTCTCTCAGGCCGAGCAGATCAAGTGGATCGAAAAGGCCCGCAAGCTCAACGAGAAGATCTCGGTCGAGTCCGCGGCCAATGCAGGAGACCCCGACAAGAGCAAGAAGCCCTCGGCAGCCGCGCGCAAGAAGATGCTGAAGCGCGCCGATGATCTCGAGGCCAATGGCAGCCTTCTCGGACGCGGCGTCTCCCTCGCGCTGCGCTGGGTCGACGGCTACCTCGAGGACGAGGAGATGTCCGAGATGATCGCGTTCGAAGAGGAGAAGTGATGGACGAACTCCTTGGACAACTCGTGATCACCTACAAGAAGGTTGGCAGCCGCATCGGGATCTTCGAGGTGGTCCAGGGGGACGGGTACATCCGGCTCGCGTTGCTCGGGTACCTGTAAACTAAGAGCCCCGTCTTACGACGGGGCTCTTTTTTAGCACCTTATGGAGACTTCGGTCTGTTAGCCAGGAACTCGTCTACCCGCCTCTTGGCCTCAACACGGGCGTCATCACGGGCTGCTCTGCTCAGTCGTGCATCAATGAGAGATCCACCGGCAGGTATGTTAAGTCCTTTGTATTCCCCGGATAGTCTCTCAACTTCACCGGCCCTCCACCTCGGAGCGCCTTCTCTCAAAAGGTTTAAAACCGGAGCTGAGTCCAGGGCGTCCATTCCACCTAAAAGTCCTCTAACTTCATCAGGGGTGAGTCGGTTCTTTACTCCAAGTAGTCCCAGTTCATATCTCAGGTAATCTTCACGATGCTTATCAATGGCATCGTGTAAGAACTTTGTTCGTAACGGAATGTTGTTTCGAGTGGGATCAGGAGGGGGAAGATCGAATGGAGGTTTAAACGGCGGCTCAGAGGGCATACTAAATCTTCGTACTGCCTCTCCTCCCACGCCTCCAAGTGCTCCGCCGGTGATCGCCCCAATAACTGCACGCTTCTTTCTCTTTTCTTTGTCATCGGTGGATAAATATCCACCGATGCCACCAAGGGCGCCCCCAATGGCGGCCCCTCCGGCGGGCAAAAGCGAAGAAGGCGCGAACGCAGTTTTCTGCCACAGCGGATGCTGAGAAAGAAGCAAGTGATACGCCGCGGTTTTGTTCATTTTTAGCTTCCCTTCGCGCAGTCGATCGAGATCATCTTGGTCCGGAACTCGTAGTGACTCGGGGCAGTTTGCCCGTTGTTGTTGGTCTCCAGCGACATCTGGATCCTATCATTCGAGATGTCGACGTTCTCGATCGTGAGCCCTTGGCCGTAGGAAGCGGGGCCAGGAGGACTGCCAGTCACGAAGCGACGCAGGAATGAGGAGTTGATTGTTCCGCTTCGATCCTGAATGCAGGTTCCACTGACATGAATGTTTCGCTGCGTCGGGCTTCCACTTGTCGCAGGGCCAAAGAGGACCGTGATCTGCGCCACGACCTCACTGTTGTTTGCAACTCCGAGTCCGGCGGCATCTCCAAGATTGCCACTGATGAACAGTCCGGCCGTGACACCCGCTGAGTCCGAGATGTTCACTCCGAGCGACAGCTGCGCGACTGGGCTGCCAATCTTGGCGACAACGCCGCTGATGACGATGTGAGTTCTTGAGCCGATGCTGTTGGGAACTTGCCGGCGCGTCCCAAGCTTGACCGAGAACGTCCCGGTCATGTCGGCGACCGCGAGGTCTGACTCGTGGGCAGATCCAACGAGGACACCTCCAGAGCTTCCGAGGCCCATGCCGACGGTGAGGTCTCCCTCGACCTCGACATCGCCCGTGAATGTCACCTCCTCGGCGGCTTCGAGATCAGGGCATTCGCAGGGCGTAGAGAAGCCCCAAGTCTCCGTTCCATCGTTGTAGGTCAGAACTGCGCCGTCAGTCACCCCATCGATGTCAACATCTTCCAGTTCCCCAAGTGCGAATGAGACTTCGGGGATCGGAGTGGTGACCTTGAGCCAGCGGCCAACTGCGGAGTCGTAGGTCGGCGCGACGGACAGGTCTCCGTCATCAGCGGTCGTGTCCCCATACTTGAACGAGTAGATCTGATTGACGCTACGCACCAGGACGATCTGCCCGTTGTCGACGTCTCGGGCCGGAAGCGTTCGCAGGGTTGCAATGTCAGTCACTGGATCCTGAACCAGATCTCCAGTCACGATGCCCGCACGACGACGGAAGATTCGGCGGCTCATACCGGCACCACAAGGCCAAGCCAGGCATCAAGAGTTGGAGTACCTGTTCCCGAGACTGCCGTCACCTGTAGCGCAACCCGACTGAGTCCCTGCACCTCGATGGTGGCCAGATCGTTCGCGTTGACGTTGAGCGCCTCGCCCTTGTGCCACTTGCCACTGATTGGGGTGAACCACCAGATCTGAACAGAGAACACAGGGTTCGTGCCAGCCACCTCAAAGAAGAGATGGATGAACTCGTTGCGCTGAAGGAGGACGCCATCACCAGGAAGTGTCGGCGCCGAGGTTGCGGCGGTGACTCCGCTCAAGATCCGTCGGGAGGCCGCCGTGGCTCCAGGGATCGCCGAGCGAACATTGACCTTCGTTGCCATGAAGTCTCCAGAAGTGCCCAATCATAGCGCGACAAGAAGCGTCGTGCACCCTGCTGATCTCAAGCGGAAATGATGGAAATAGTGTTTCCGATGGAAGAGCGGTTTTCCAGTAAACCGGGCCTCGCGCCGGCCAGATCAGGGTCAGGTTGACAAGGATTCCTTGCTACTTTAACATATACCTGTCCCCATCGGGGGCCGATTTTCCAAACCACAGGAAAGCACCAACAATGGCTCGCCTTCGTCGTACCTTCGGTAAGTCCGTCAAGACTGTAAAACTGGTCTCTGCCCTCCTGCGGACGCAGGTTGGCCCTGACGAAGCGCCCTCGGCGCTGCTTCAGCATCTCAGCGCGCAGCAAGGCGCTGACCTGAACGAGATCGAGCTCGCCCAAGACATCGCGCTGCTTGCGGCCGACATCATGGACGAGCTGGCAGATGCCGTCGAGCGCGGCCGAGTTCAGGACGCCGCGGCAACTGTCGCCGCGCTAATCCTGGCTTCGATTCCCGAGATTCAGATGTCTGCGCGTTCCGCCGAGTGACGCATAGGCGGACCTTTCTGCATCTCATCGCGGAAGAAGTAAAGAGCCTCCGGACTCAGAATGGAGGCAGTCTTGGGTTGCCCGAGGTGCTTTAGGAACTCTGGCAGCCCATCCGGGTAGAGATCCTCTACGGTGGTAGTCTGCATCCTTCTTCCCAGTTCGTTCTTTTCCTCGGCTGTCAGAGGCTGGATCACCCCAGATTTACTCTGCCGTATTCTGTGCTGCGCTGCGATAGGCTCAAACTCATCCAGCTCTTCTAATTTTCTCTGTATCGCTGCTCGACTGGGAGGATGTGCTGCAAACTCCTCAGTGTAGTCCCCTCCCGGAAACTCGTATGCAGCGGTTTGACGTATCGGTCGTCCGTAATTATCCTGTCGTGGCGTCGTACGGACGTCGAGCACGACAGTTGAGTTCCTCGTCGGGTCGTAAACGACTCCAAAGGCCGCTGGATTTGGGCCATGCACCGGTCCTCTGCTTTCCTCGATCTTGTGTAACTTTTTTCTAAGCTCTGGATCTCTGAGAAGGAAATTCCCGTAGGGCATTTCGTGGACCCCAGGAAAGTCTGGATTCAAACTACGAATATTAGGGTACTTAGTGAAGAAAGGATCGTCGGTACCCATTGTGCCATAGTCCTCTTGAATGCCGTAAAATCTTGTATTTAAGAAAGAACGCAACGATTCAGCCGGCTGCTTCGACACAGCCGATGCGCCTACATCCGTGATATTCGGTGCTTCAGGAGGAATATCGCCTTTATGTACGGAACTGGGAGGTGTAGGTTCGGCCCCATTCACTCCTCTGCGCATTAGGAAGGGCAACAATGCGCCACCAGTCGCCCCAACACTCCCTCCGATGAGTGCCCGCTTCTTACGTGTTTTCTCATCTTCCGAAGACAGGTAGCCGGCGCCAGCCCCGAGAGCCCCGCCACCCAACGCGCCGGCGACGTGGTACATCGGCGCTGCCGCATTCTTACGCATCTGTGCCTTGGCCTTTGTGATCTTCCCGTCTTTGGTGCGAATTTTCTCTCGAAGAGTTGCTCCGTTCACGCGCACCTTTCGATCCACCGCTCCGCGACTTCTTCCATTTACGGAGCTGAACGAGGACGAAACGGACTCTTCACGATACATGGAACACCAGCTAAAAGAGGGCCGAGACCCTCAGTATAATCGACCCCGTCCCATAGTGGGAACAGATGTCAAATTGAGAGTTCAATCGAGGCTTCCTGCTGGAGTAACTCCATCAGCATCTCGTATCGAACCTCTACATCTTTGCCGAGCAGGCCGTTGATCGTCTCTTCGGTGACGTCAACGTCCTCCTCTGCAACAGTCACCCGCTCGAGGACGCGCGTTCTCGGGTCCATGGTGGTCTGCCACAGCATTTGCGGCGGCATCTCTCCAAGGCCCTTGAACCGAGTGACCTGCAAGTGACTGCGCGGATGCTCCTCTTGTACCTTCGCCAGCCTCCGGTCATCTCTGACCCACAGCGTCTTCTTGCCGATGTCCACTCGATAGAGCGGAGGCACCGCGAGGTAGATCCTTCCGTCGAGGATGAGGTCAGGTAGGAAGCGGAAGAAGAACGTCAGCGCCAGAACCGCGATGTGATCACCGTCGCTGTCGGCGTCCATCAGCAGGATGATCTTCCCATAGCGCAGTTTTCGGATGTCGAACGAAGCGCCAACTCCGCACCCAAGTGCGTCGATGATGTTCTTGATCTCCTCGTTCTGGACAACCTTTGAGAGCGGAAGGCTTTCGGTGTTCATGATCTTGCCGCGCAGCGCGAGGATGGCCTGCGTCTTGCGATCGCGTGCCATCTTCGCAGAGCCTCCTGCGGAGTCTCCTTCCACGAGGAACAGCTCAGTGGTCTCGCGGTCGCTCGAGCTGCAATCCGACAGCTTGCCCGGCAAGCGCAACCTGTTGACGGGACCAGACCGAGTCACTGCGTCGCTTGCTGCGCGAGCAGCGGCCCTGGCCTGTGCAGCCTTGACGATGCGCTTCACCAGCTCCGTCGTCTGTCGCTGGTTGGCGTTCAGCCAATCACGGAAGGGCCCGCGGATGGCAGACTCGACCGTCTTGACAACCTCGGGGTTGTTGAGCCGATCCTTCGTTTGCCCTTGAAACTGCGGCTCCCCCACGAACACCGAGATGAGGGCGAGGAGGCCCTCCCGAATGTCCGCAGGAGTGATCTTCAGCTTCTTGGGCACCTCCTTGTGGTCCTCAAGGAGATCCTTGAGAACAGAGACGACGACAGCATCCAGTCCCTTCTCGTGCGTCCCTCCGTCTCTCGTCGGGATGGCATTGGCGAACGATCGAATCTCCGTACTGGTCCCGCCTGTCCAGGTGAGCGCAACCTGCACCCGAGGCTCAGCGGTGCTGATGACGAACGGGAAGTCCGTCACCGGCTCCGACCCATCCTTCTCGAGAATCTCGGCAAGGTAATCGGCCAGCCCGCCCGAGAACACGAAGATCTCTTCCTCCGTACCGGAGAACAGCGTGAAGGACACGCCGGGCGTCAGGTAGGCGCGGACCTTCATCCTCGCGCGAACGAGGTCTGGGTCGAAGACCTGTTCTCCGAAGATGTCCGGATCGGGTCTGAAGCTTACGGTTGTTCCGCGTGTGGCCTTGCAGGCGACAAGGCGAAGCTTGCCAACCGGGTCGCCGCGAGAGAACTCTCGAGTAGCCTCCTTCCCATCTCTACGAGATGAGACCGTAAGGCTTTCGGACAGGGCGTTGACCACGCTGCTGCCGACGCCGTGGAGGCCGCCCGAGTTCTTGTAGGCTCCGTCCCCGAACTTACCTCCTGCGTGCAACGTCGTGAAGATGACGTCGAGCGCAGAGGTTTTGGTCTTCGGGTGAATGTCGAATGGAATGCCGCGGCCGTCATCAACGACCTCGGCAAAGTCGTCCTCGATCTCGACGCTGATGTTCTTGGCATGGCCCGCGATGGCCTCGTCAACCGAGTTGTCGAGGATCTCCCAGAGGAGGTGATGAAAGCCAGCGGCGTCCGTACCTCCGATGTACATCCCTGGGCGTTTGCGAACCGCAGCAAGTCCCTCGAGGATCTCAATGCTGCTGGCGTCGTAGCTCATGTCTCGACCAGGTACATCTGCTCGTAGAGCCCGCGTCCGGTATCCGTGATGGAGATGCAGATCTCTCCGTCCACCAAGAGGGCAACGAGCAGGCCCTCCTCGACCATGTCTCCGATTGCGTCGTCCATTGCAGGCATCGCCCCTGGGTGCGCCTTGAGGTGAGCGCGGACCTCGTCCGCCGTCATGAAGTTGGTAACCACGTCGTCCATCGTATTCCCTGCCAGTAGTAAGACAGGAGGCACCCTGTCCCTTTGCTTATGACGCCAACTTGAGTAATCTACACAGGGCCTCCGGAGTTCGCTCCGCTCCGTCGAGGCCGGGCCCGGAGGGACTGCTCCCACCCTCCGGGCCCATTTTTCATGCCCCCTCGTTGAGGCGCGCGATCTCGGCTTCTGCGCGCTCCAGCGACTCGCCCAACTCTTTCACGTTCTCGTGAAGTGAGTCGATCTCGTCGATCATTCGGCGAATCTCGCGAATCGCCTCATCGGTGTGGAAGACATCCAGCTCCTCGTAGATTGCCTCGAGGTCCACTGAGAGCGTGCGTGCTTCGCTGGTGTTGTTGATCAGATCTTGGACTCGATGTGAGATTACGCCGTGCTCCTCCGCAAACCATCGGAGCTTCAGTAGCAGCGGCACCACGTCTTCTGCGTCTCGAACCTCGTCCAGGAGTTCTTCCAGGCTACTCTTCATCTGCTACCTCCAGTCTGCACGGCATGACGTACACCGAGCAGTCCACTGTCGTGTCCTGCGTTTCGATGTCAACGTGAAAGTGAATAACTCCTAACGGGGTTTCTTGTCCAACCTTGATAACCTGAGAAGCGTCTTCTCCATCGTAGATGTCATCGAAGATCTTGCCGACGGCGATGAGGTTGTTGATCCTCACTCCGGTTGTCGGCAACTCGATCCCGCGCGGGCTTCGTACGACGTGTGACGCGCGAAGGGCCTCGTTGATGTCTCTCCACTGATACGAGTTTTCGTCGAACGGCTCGAACTCCAAGGGGCCTTTGCCCTTGCTCCGAATGTACTTTCGCACCTCCTTCTCAGGAATGAGGATGTCGTGCAGGCCATCAAGGGCAGTCGTATCGGTCAATAGCGAGCTATCGAAGAAAATCTGAATCGCGGCAATCTTGCACGCCGTCTCCATCTGAACTACCTCGTCTTCCGGGTCGAACTGAATGTGCAGGCCCAGATGGACCTTGTTGCCCAGCACTGGATCTCCCATGTCCCAAATCCGACTGATTGCCCTGGCGATATTTAGTGGAATCACGTAATTACCTCCTGTCTATCTGAGTTATTGCACGTTTCTGTGGAACTTGTAATCTAAAAAAGGCAGCCATAGGCTGCCCGAAACCCGTGAGGGTTTACTTGACGAGGTAGGTCTTGATCGGCGGGTTCCCGATGATCACCGGCCGGATCCACCGCCGAATCTTGTACAGCGGACGACGGTCTTCACGTTCGCGCATTTCGATGCGGACCTGTGAGCCGACGTTCTCTTCCAAGACCCAGTAGTGAGCCCAGTGACCCCGGATGATGCGATCTCGCTGCTCCCCAGGCTTCGCTTTGGTGCCCTTCGCCGTCTCAGAGGAGGAGTACCTCTTCCCGAGGCGAATCACGGAGTACTCGGAGTAGGACTCTCCGCGCCTCTCCGCGCGCGCGACCTTCTTCGGGCTCTTGGGCTTCTTCGGCACCACCTTCTCGTGCGAGAGGTAGTCCGATTGCAGCGCCATGAGGAAGTTGATCACGGTCTTCCGCGCGAGATCGGATCCCGGAGTGTACTCCTCCTGCTTCCGCTCGGGGTCCTCAGTGAAGATCCAGAACGAGAGGAGCGCGTCATCTCGCGTGACCACCTCGTAGCTGTGCCCGTAGGCCATCACGTTTCGGACGGCCGGCTTCGAGCGGCTCTCACCGACCACGAGCACGAGCACTGCGCGCTCGAGCACGTCACCGGCTTGGCCGCTGTCCATCGCCTCCTGGAACGCCTCTGCGACGATGTTCCTTTCGGTGCTGTGCAGTTCGTGGAGCTGCACGTTCTTCCGACTCAGCTTCTCGAAGAGCTTGTTGCGGGAGGGGATCCAGTCCTCCGCAATGTAGAAGCCCTCGACCTTGTGCATGCCCGTCTCCTCGTTCCAGATCTCGAAGATCGGCGGGACGCCGACCCAGATCGCCGGATGAGGAAGTCGAAGCCCGCGCAGGCCGGGATCATCGGGAGGGTCCGTAGCCAGCATGGCGGCTGCCAGCGCGGGATCCAGTTCCCAGTAGATCGGGTGCTTGCTGAGCAGTCCGAGGATGTAGGGCATCTCTCGGACCGATGCCCGCTCGCCCGTGGTGGGGTTCAGGGGAACCGCCTCCTGGGCCAGAAGCGTTGACATGGGGAGGTCCGGCCTCTCCTTGCGGACTTCCTCCATCTTGTGAAGCAGGAACTCCACACCTACTCTTGCTCCGGAGGCTCCGAGCATGATTTCGGGATGACGCATGTGGGTACAACCTCGTATATTTTGGGTGAATCCCATTCTTCGCACCAGATCTCTGCGCGGCAATCTTCCGCGATGAGATCGGGCAGCACATCGTTGACAAACAGTTCCATCATGGACACCGGATGGTGCCCCACGTCCTTTGCACTACACACCACCTCCCAGATGCCATCCTTCGACACCCAGGACCTCTGCTCTCCCCAGTCGCCAAACCCAAAGACTGCGCCACGCGGAATGAAGTTCCTTCTTCCATAAGCAAGGAAGTCTGGGCTGATGTTGTCGAGGTGATCCGTCACGACGTCCCAGAAGTCTTTGTGTAGTTGGCTGCGATGCCCATTCGCAGAGCGAATCGCCTTCGTTGCTTCAGGGGTGAGCTTGGCCTTGAACCGCAGTGCCGTGTACGTTCCCATCACTCCTCCTTCCTCTGCTGAATCCTCTCGCTCACCCACTTCTTCTTGCTCATCTCCGGGTCGTAGACCCAGATGTACCAGTCCTTCGTGTGTGCCTTGCGCAGGCAGTTGTACGGCACGGAGGGCACTCGGTTCTCCGCACGCAGCTGTCGCCACGCGCGCTGAGCCGAGGCCCACGCGACTTCGCGCGTGAACTCGGTCTTGAGGTAGGCGATCCCGATGGCAGGATGGAAGTCAGCGCCGTACTCAGAGAGTCCAATGATCGCGCGCACCTTTCGGCCCCATTCCGAGTCATGGTGATCTCGCCAAATGAGGCGCGAACCCGGCTTGGGACGAAGAGGGACCACACTTTCCGTCTTCACATCTTTCTCTTCGATGTCATCCGTCTTCGGGCTTGCCATGAGAGAAAGGATCTCCTTCTGAAGATCCATGAGCTTTTCGAGGATTCGCACCAACTCCGTCTGCATGCTATCTTCCCTCCCACATAGAACCTTATGTCGCAAAAGTAAGGTAATTTGAGACCACCAACCTCCCACGGAGACCTCCATGGACCAAGCAACACCCGCTCCTGAGTCTACTCCTCCCGCCCCCGCTCCGGCTGTCGAGCCTGCGCCTGCCGCAGAAGCCCCTGCTCCTGCTGCTCCCGCCGAGGCGGCCCCTGCCCCTGAAGCTGCGCAGGAAGTCGCGCTGACCGACGAGAAGGCCGAGGCCGTCTCGACGCTGGCTGGGGGCGACCTGCTCACCGGCTTCCTCATTCTCGGCGCGCTGCTGCTCTCGGGTTTCCTGGGCCGGAAGCTGTGGAAGAAGGCTCGTTCTTGAGCTAAAAAGACGGTCCCCAGGAACTCCTGGGGACCGTCACATCACAGGTCTTCCTTCTTGACCGTGATGAGGGGCTGTTCTGACGAGGACGCGTAGACTTCGTCGTTCCAGACAGTCATCGCAACTCGCTCGGCCCCTTTGTTGTCTCCGTTCATCCTGAGCCTGGCGATCTCAGTCTCTGCCAGTCGCTTCCGCGCCACCTTGAACATGTCGTAGACAACGCGGAACTTCTCCGGGACCTCCGCACTGTAGATCCCGAAGCTCTGGTTTCGATCCAAATCGAAGACTCGCTTCTTGAGCAGGACAAGGAGATTCTCCACGTCCCGCTGCTTATCGGGATCGTACCGAGAGTTTTCCCGCATGGTGAGGGCCCATGCGAACTCCTCAAGCTGTCCGAGCCCCACCGTACGCTCGTAGAACTCGAGTGCCTCGGCCAGGAGTCGAAGCTGTCGATGGGACATGCGGAGATCCCAGTCCGGTCCGCCGTCCGTCAACTCAGGACCGCGTGACTGAGGCGCTCTGTCCCGGCACACCTGGAGCCGGAGCGGCATCACAATGTGAATCATAGAATGGTAGTCAACCGGCGGGATCCACTTGGACCGAGGCATCTCGAGCAGTGTGTTGCAGAGATCCGACGCCTCGGGATCCTGCACGCTCCACGCGTAATCGTTGGATCCCTTCCAGATCCACCTCATTTCGCCGCTCAGGTCGTGAACCGTCATCTGCCACCGCCCTGCGGCAGAGTGGAACCGTACGGTATGCGACTCCCCGTCGATCATGACCTTCCCAACGCCGTTACTTGCCGTCGAGCCGGAGATTGGAACCGTCCACTGAATGTCCATCATGTGTTCCAGAAGTTTCGGTAGTGCATCTCGGTCTGGCTGATCCTCAGCATCAGCCGAGGCCCTCCCATTGTTGAGGGGACTGCGCGATGTAGATACGCGCCGCTGTACTCCCACACCGTTCCGGCGTGAAGAATGAAGCCTCCCTGCCCTTCTGTCGGGCAGCCGCCGATCGTTAGCAACCTGTGGACCTCTTCGGGCTGCTCCCGGCCGTCTTTGTGCCAGCGGCCGTGCCCGAAGCACCCACCGGGCGCAAGGTGTCGGAAGGTATAGGAGACCCTGGGTTCGCGGATGCCTGCCGCCATCCGAAGGATCAGCTCCTTCAGTGGTGTCAGGCTGTCGGTTGCGTACTCCAGGCTTGCGTACTTGAGCTGCCCGATGGGCAGCCCTTCCAGGCTCGGGTGAGCCTGGAAGAGCTGGGCGGGTACCATCAGTCGCAGCAGTAATCTTTTTGGGTCACGCAGAGGTCGCCCTTCGTGTTCACGTAGAACTTCCCCTCGCAGTTCGTGACGTCGAATTGCCGCGGGGAGTCACTTGCCCAGCGGATCTTGGCGCTCGGCACAGCATCGGCGATGTCGTCCCAGAAGATTTGAACCAGGCTGAGGAGCGCGCTGTCCTGCTCGTGAAGAGGGACGCGCTCTTCCGGCACGGCGATCCCCATCCTTTCGAGCTCGTCGCTGTCGATGTAGGCGTCAAGGACGACACCGTCGTCCGTGACGAAGTGCGTGCCGTCGTCGTGCCACCCCGGTCCGAATCCGAAGTAGGACCATCCGTGCGTGCACGGGTCGCCATCGTTGAAGGACGGCGTGTAGCCCCGGTAGACCAGTGTCGACCCCGGGGTGGACAGCCGCTCCTTCAGGCAATCCAGGACGGCGCCCAGGGTTTCTTCGCGCGATTCCATGAACTTCTTCAGAAGGTCAACGCTGTTCATTTGGCCACCTCGATGGAAAAAGTCATATCTTTCGGTTCGTACGAAGTCATATCAGTGACAATCGTGCGCTCGACCGCATCAAATCTCACCTGTCCATGGGTTCGGATGTCTCCGTCATACCAATTTCCGAATTTTGCGTACACGACCTGAGCTGCCATGTCGCACAGCAGCTGTCGCAGGGTGCAATCTCTCTCGATCACCGACGTTCCGACGTATCCGAATCCGCCCTCTTCCAATGGGCCCCAGTGTCGATGAAGGGACTGCATCTGGTGCAGCGACTCCAGCACAGCCTCCGGCATAGACGAGGGGCCATCGAACTCCGTGCTTCCGCTGTCCCCTCCTCCGTAGAAGACGACCGTGGCAGCCGGTACATCCGCCGCCAACAGCGCCGCGAAGATGGTCGAGGCATTGTGCTTGACCACCGCCAGTTGACGTTCCTCGATTACCGCCAGTTCAAGTTTGTCGGACATTCAATCTCCTATTGCTGTCCATCGGGCTTATGACTTCTTCTCCAGCGCCTTTTTGATGAGAGTTTCCAGGTCCATCGCCTTTTTGACGGCGGTCTCTCCCAAAGGCACACCCTGCCCCATCTCGTAGGCGTCCTTGACCCACTCGTCGAGGTCTTCCCTGTGAACATCCTCGGGAACCTCGATGATCCGAGTTCCGGAGAGTTCCGAGAACGTCTCTCCATCATTCAGAACGATGACGAACATGCGGTACTCCGAGGACCTCGAGGAAACTGCGAATCTCACGATCGCTCATGTCGAGTCCGCTGAGAGCGTGGCGAAAGTCATCCTCGTCCACTCTCTTCACCAACTCACGCAATGCCTGCACTTCCGTCAGGCTGAATGTGTGTGCTCCGTACTGATACTCGACCCATGCTTGCGCCGACAGCGGTACCCACGCCATCACGATCTTGAAGATCGCATTCGCGTACTGCCTCGCTTCCCACTGGGCATGTGGATCCAGCCTCAACTTGAGGAAGTGAAACAGGTTGTGCAGGCTCATCGTCGTCTGCCACTGCGTGTACGTCGACAGCGGCAGCTGAATCCGCGCAGTCTCGCGGGCCATGTCGGCATCGAGGAACTGCTTGTACGTGCGGAAAGACTCCTGCGACTCGTCGGTCATCTGAAGCAGCAGAGCGTCGGCCTCTTCGGGCGGGTATGCCTCCGCCCTTCCCTGCTTGTTCTTCTTGCTCTGGTAGCAGAGGTTGCGAGGCTCGGGGACGTAGAACTCTTCGGGCAGCTCGGAGTAGCGCCCCGAGATTTCGTTGATGCTCTGCGTCCGGTGCCGAACGAACTGCCTTGCGACGAAGATTGGCATCTTCATGTCGAGCGTGATGACACACTGCTCGAATGGGGTGGTGTGCCGATGCTTCATCAGGTAGCGAATGAGGTGCTCGGTGTCCCTCTTGGCACGAGTTCCCTTCTGGTACGAGACGCGCGCCGCGCGCTCTACCGTCTCGTCGTCTCCCATGACATCGACCACGAACACATGTCCGTGATCGAGAACCGGGAAGCGATTCTTGTAGCCGAACTCTTCGAGGAGTTGATCTCTCAGCATGGCTTGACTCCGCTCTTGGCCTGACGGATGGCCTCCTGGAGGTACCACACGGCCTTCTCCAAATCCTCAATGAGCTTCTCTGGGTCCTTCTTTCCGGCCCGGCTGATGTACTTCACCGCGTTGCCCAGGCAGAAGCCAGATCCCACGCCCGAATGACCTTGATGGTCTCGTATGGATTGTTCGCCCCTCCATAGTGGGAGGGATTATGGACGTTCGACACTGCTGCTCCTCGGGTCCTGCGGACCGTCAACGTACTGAACGGGCACCCCGTGCTGTTGCAGGTAGTGCACCCCGTCGGCGCTTCCGGCGTATCCTCCCTTCACACAGAGCACCCTCTTGACGCCTGCGTGATGGATCAGCTTCGCGCACATCAAGCAGGGCTCGCCCGTAACGATGAGCCAGGCACCCGCAGTTGATCGCCCATCTGCGGCGGCGTTGGCGATGGCGTTGGACTCCGCATGGTGGCAGCCGATCTGGAGTTCGGTTCCAGACTTGATGGGAGGACGAAGAAGAGTATCCGAGTACTTTTTCGCTCTCTCAAGGGCGCTCACATAGCCTCCCTGGGCGCTCACATAGCCTCCCTGGCTGTCCAAAGCCCTGTCACTCCAGGTGATGTTCTCCCTGTAGACCTCGGCTCCAGCCACAACGACCGAGACCGCAGTGGCCGTATAGCGATCTCCAGGCGAGTAGCTGAAGGTCAGGTCTTCCTCACGAACTCCGTCGCGCAGGCAGACCTGACCTCCGCAGAGGCGGCCGCCGCCTCGCGGACCACCATTGTATCCATCCGAGATGATGGTGTTCCTTTCGGGATTGATCAGCACCGCGCCGAACTTACGGCGCGTGCACGAGCTCATCTTCGCAATCGTCAGGCAGTGCTCGATTCTCGCTGCCAGATGCTTCTCGTTCATCTTGTTCCTCTTGAGTAAGCTGGTACAGGCCGGGGACGAATTCGTAGGTTTTGACTGTACGACCAAAAATGTCGCGCCATTGGCGCACCCGTTCACGGGAGACTTCGAACTTCTCGGCGATGTATTCGCCGCTCAGCTGCTGATGGAACATGTCCAGAAGCAGCTTGAAGTTCTCGCGCCCTCGCATCTTGATGAAATTCTTCGCCGTTCTTTGGGTGCGAATATCCATCTATACTACCTCCGTCAAGAGGTTATGTCATCGAAATAGTACAATTTAAAAAACTGCCGTGTCCCGTAGGGACAGGGCAGTTGAGCCGTCAGTTCAGCCCCAGCTGTCCGCTGAGGTTGAAGACGGGCGAGGTCTCGGGAACCGTCATCTCCTTGAACTCCTCCGAGATCGCCGTCCCCTCGAAGGGGTAGAGGCGACACCGGTTCAGGCCGGCACCGTCCACCGAGACGTAGAGCGCGCGGCGCGCGCTCTCCATGTCCTGGATGCGGCCATTGACCGCCAGGAGGTCCTGCTCCGACCCCTCAGCGAACGTGACCTCTGCCACGTAGATCACGAAGCACGGACCGAGGTCCACCGAGAGCGACCGGACGATGTCCTGTCGCATGTTCGGAGGGAACACGGCCTCGGGGACGCCCATGACCTCTCCGGAGTCCCCGGGGAGAAGGAAGAAGATCATCCCGGGGAACCGGGTGGCGGTCTCCTTCTCCTTTTCCCAGATGCTCTTGGCGCGCGCGACGATCGTCTCGAACCACTCGACCGCGGTGGTGTGGGTGTGCGGCTTCCCCGTCTCTTCGCAGACGATGGGAGCCATGGCAACCATGGCCTTGAACGTATCCATCTCAACCTCCAGCTCCAGCAAGAAGTGGAATCATGCAGGGGCCAATGAAGCATCCGCCGACCAAGAGGACGAGGAGCAACATGGCCGCCTGTAGGCAACCGTTCACGGTGCCTGCCAACTTTTCTGACTCACTCTTTCCCACGAGTCATCTCCTTCTGGACTGCAAAGCCCAGAATGTGAAGGATGATTAAAACAACCACAATGATGAAAATTCCAGTGCTGTCTGAGCATTCCCCGAGACACATGAGAGGGCCCCCTTTCGGAGGCCCTCTCTATCCGACTACTCGGCCTGGTCGGTCCAGTACAGCGAGTCCGGGTCGAGTTGCCCGGGAATCGGGTACTCGCCCTTGAGCTCGCGGGCGATCTCGCCCAATCGGGCGAAGAGAACCTCGAAGGTCTCCCCGCCGCGAGCCTGCTTGAGCAGGGTCTCGTACCTCTGGAGGGCGTCAGCGTGGTCCCCATCCTGTGCCCATACTCCTACCCAGAACTCGAGTTCCTCCTGGAGCCGGGTGAGTCGTTCTTTTCTCTGCCACTCCCACGCGTAACTCGCGTCACGCAGGAAGGCGGCGGCGAGCCGGTGGGCGGATGCTTCGGGGATCTTCGTCCCCACGGAGTCCAGGAGCTGGAACTCCGCAGCGACTTTGTCGGCGAATCTCGACAACTTACTCATCTACACCTCCATCAATACTATGACCTGCTTACGGTCTGTTTTTAATGTCGTCAGGTGTCGCTGGGAATCCACCAGGTGGCGTCCGATGGATCCACCAGATCCTCACCGTCATCGTCTACGGTAACGGTGTCCCCGTCAGTGAAGATCTTGGGCGGCTTGCGATATCCGAACCGATTGGGAGGATCTGGCTGGAGTTCGTCGTCCGGAATGTCCACCGTCTTGACGAAACTACAGTGGGTTTCCCAGTCTGGCTCGTCCCACTCTTTGATCGAACCGTCCGCAACCGCGCGGGCAATCCGCTCGATCTCTGACGCGGACGTTCCCTCCGGAAAGTATGCTGTTACGTCCATCACTTTTTCGAAGCTAATCGTGCACTGAACCATCTTCATTGGGCTCTCCTAAAGTTGTCACTACCGCATCAGGCGCGCATCCACGCCATGTTTGTCCGCAACACGAAACGTGCGTTTCAGGCTCGCAATGAACTGCTGGAAGGTCTCGCGCTCGTACCACTTTACCGTGTACGTCAGATAGGCGTAGCACCTGGACAGGTCTGTCTGGTCACTGATCGTGCCGAAATGAGTCGTGGCGAAGTCCGCGGTCTCCAGAAACCCTCGCATGACGGGACCGCGGCTTTCCGGAAAGAATCCGTACAGATGGGCCTCCTTCCAGATCGACCATGCCCGATGGGCCGCAATGTCCTCTATGGGAAGGTCGGTGCGCGTGAGCTTCTCACCCTTGGAATAGACGGCAAACTTTCCTTCCCACCAGACGTATCTGGAACCTCCAGGCTCATTTACTTCTTCCAGGAAGTGGAAACGGCCGTCATCGGCCGTGGGAGGCGCGGAAGAAGATACCTTGCTGATGTGGCGGTACTCAATGGTGCCATTATCGAGTTCCCTCTTCCAGAACCCATTGAAGCTTTCGAGGCCCCACTTACGGGAGTATTCCTGGGACGGAGGCGGAACAGGAAATACAGACATGGGTAGGCGAACTTGAATGTAGGACCGGGGCCCGCACAAATGGAGCCTCCGGCTCTTCATGAGCACCTTGCGAATGGTGCGGCCGTTTGGTCGCATACGACCTCCTACTGTGAGCGCAGGTCGGGCGGGGCGAGGCAGGGCGGCGTCATCGGGCACCCACGGCGCGGTGCTCGCCGCGCTCGATGGCCTCGGCTTCCTCGGCGATGGCGAAGGGCACGGCGCCGAACTCGTCGGCGACGGCGGCAGATTTGCGCAGGTAGGCCACCACGGCGGCGCGCTCCTCGTCGAGCTTCGCGGCCCACTGTGCGGCCTCGGCGCGGGCCTCCGCGCACTCCGCTTCGAGGGCGCGCACGCGGGCTTCGAGCCGGGCGCGGTCGTCGCTGTCCACCGGCCCCGTCCCCGTGCTGCCGAAGCCGCCGGCCCCGCGCGCGGTGGCGGGCAGGGAGTTGGCCGGGACCATCTGCACCGCCGGCACGGGGCAAACCACGAGCTGCGCGATGCGGTCGCCGTCGTGAACGAAGTCGTGTGCAACGCCGTGGTTGATGAGGATGACCCCCAGCTCCCCGCGGTAGTCCGAGTCGATGGTGCCCGGGCTGTTCAGGACGGTGATCCCCCGTTTCCAGGCGAGCCCCGACCGGGGGCGAATCTGCCCCTCGAAGCCGGGCGGCAGGGCGAGGTAAACTCCGGTGCGAATGCGCCGCCACTCCCCGGGCGGGATGCGGATGCTGGCGCCGTCCGGGAGGTACGCGTGGAGGTCCATGCCGGCGGCGCCGGCGGTTGCGCGGGTCGGCGCGTGGGCGCCGGGGGCGAGGGTGTAGGTGATGCGGATGGTCATGGTGCGATCTCCAGAGCAGCGAGGAGGTCCGCCATCTGGGCGGCGCGCTCGGCGGCGTAGGCGGCGGCGGCGGCGTCGGCGGCGTCGTAGGCGGCCCAGGCGGCGGCGTAGGCGGCGTCGGCGGCGGCGGCGCGGGCTGCGGCGCGGGCTGCGGCGCGGGCGGCGCGGGCTGCGGCGGCGACGGCGGCGGCGGCGGCGTCGGCGCGGGCGTAGCCCTCCGCCCTCGTCGCCGCGCACTGCGCTACCAGCACCGCCACGGCGGCGGCGCGAGCGCGGGGCCGTGCAGCCCGGAGGCTCCAGATGGCATCGGCCGTCGATGTCGAGGGCAGCGACCACCAGACGCGCACGTCCACGGCGTCGGTGTCGGCCACGTCGGGCAGGACGGCCCGGAGGTCCGCGATGCGCGCGTCGAGGTCGCAGGCGCTGGCGCGGCGAAGGTCGCGGATGGAGAGGGTGAGGCGGGGGGTCACGGCGCCACCTCCAGAGCCGCCAGCAGGTCTGCACGTTGGGCGGCGCGCTCGGCGGCGTAGGCGGCGGCGGCGGCGTCGGCGGCGGCGTCGCGGGAGGGCTCTCGGGCAATCCATCCCAACTCGTAGTTCATGGCGGTGATGCCGCCCTCGTCGTGGACGTAGAAAGCAGGGCGCACGGTCACTCCTGATGCGAGGGATTGCGAAGAATGGGATCCATGTCCGAGCAGTTCCAGCACTCTTCATCGTCCAGAATGGCCCTACAAGTACCGCAGACGCTGTACTTCTCCCCCTTGCCACTCTTGGCCTTTGAGTCTTCCTCCGGGAGTCCTCCAAAGTAATCGAGGTAATCCTCCTCATCTTCCGGAGGGCTGAGCAGTGAACGGCGCTCGATGTCCGGGAGGTCCATCCCAAACAGGTGTTCGAGGTCGCGCCTCGTACAGAACCCGCAGATGGCGTCGTACGCCTCCACGATCGATCCTCTGAACAGGATCTCCTGAATGGAATGGTCGAGAACGTAGACTTTCTCAGACCAGAGGTCCGTCTTGTCCGAATTATGGGAGCGAACGACCGACAAGTTGTTCGGGTCGACGTGGTACGAGTCATCGACCCAGGAAGGAATCTTCATACTACCTCCAGTAAGGGTGCTGATCTTGTTATGTCGCAAATATCCAGCTAATTTACTGAGAAAAGAGACGCCGGCGCAAAGCGCCGGCGTCTCATCTCGAAGTTACTCAAATCTGAAGATCGCTGATGAACTTATCAAGCCCTGGGTGCGCGTGTCCGCAGTCGGGACACGCGGCATCACCCACACTCAAGATTCCACCCACACAAAGACGATTGCCTTGTCGAAGCCCTCGCCATGCACCCTGGGGTAGCGCAGGTCCTCGCAGAACTCGAGCCCGTTGATCTCGCCAGAATGGAAATGTGGATGGTCCGCCTCGGCCGGGTCGTACTCGTCATCGAACGGCTTCCCGAGCGTCTTGATTTCCAAGTCTCGAATTTGTCCGACGGTCCAAGCTACGCCCACGCTACCAGGAGGGGTCCCCACCTGAAAGCCGGGGATGTGGCAGGTCTTGCCCACAAAGGACTCCAGCGGCGCTCCGCCAAGGACGAGAGAATACAGGTTGACGACTTTTCTCCCGTCGGGGAGGAAGGCTTCGATCAGATCTTGGTTCGTCATGCCTCACTCCAGGAAAGTCAGTTCGATCTCCGCCACGAACTTGTCGAGGCCGGGATGGACTGCATATGTGGAGAACAGGAACATGTCGTTTACGAACCGCCGGTAGACAACTTGCTGCACCTTCACATTCACGGGCCAACTCACGGATGCGTTCACGGCGTAGTTCACGGATGAACGTATGGCATCGTCCACGGATTCGCGTAGGTGACGTGGGTCCTTAATCATCTCGTTCCCCAGGTCGTATGCACGTTCTTGATGAATTGGTCGAGATTGTGGTGACAGGAATCCTTCTGAGCATCCCACAACACGGCCAAGTGCATGTCTTCGTGTATGGTAGACACCTCCCAGACTACACCAATCCCCACTTGGCCACCCACGAAGTCGCTTACAGCCTCCGACATGGCCGTGTGCAATGGGCCTCGTAGCGCCTCGTATATGTTGTCGAACATGGATCTGGGACTCAGCGTTTTCATCCAACACCCCATTTTTGTTCGACTTCGTTGATGAACTTGTCAAGGTTCGGGTGTGTGGGGCTGACACGGACGGCCTCGGACACGACCCAGTACACGGTCCTGGACACGTTCCGCCGCAAGGCTCCTTCCACGGCCCAGCCCACGGCCACGTCTACGGCCCAGTACACGGCCCAGTACACGGTCCCGGACACGGCCAAGTGCATGGCCTTGGGGCTCAGCATGTTGTTCATGCTACATCCCAGTTCTGTTCGGTTTCGTTGATGAATTTGTCGACATTGGGGTGCAGAGTCTCGTTGACCCGAACGACGCCCAACACGGCCCAGCTCATGGTCTCGTACACGGCACGGCACATGGCATCGTACACGGCATCGTGCACGGCCCGCCATACGGCATAGTTAACGCGCTCGTACAGGACCTCCTGCACGGCCCATCTTATTTTTGAAGGGCTCATCAGGCTGTTCATGTGACACTCCATCTCTGCTCGGTTTCGTTGACGAATTTGTCAAGGTTCGTATGTGGAGAACTGACAATGACGGCATCGTGCACGGCCACGTACATGACACGGCACGCGGTCCGGTCCACGACATCGTGCATAGCATCCCATATGGCGTCGAACACGTCCCAGTTCGCGACTTTGCTCACGGCATCTCGCACGACAATGTACACGGCGTCGTTCACGCCCAAGCGCACGGACTTGGGACTCGGATCGTGGTTCATGCAACACTCCAATTCTGTTCGGTTTCTTCGATGAATTTGTCGATATTGGGGTGCAGAAGATGATTTCGGAGGACTTGCCACAGGGCATCGTGCGCAGCATCGTGCACGGCCCGCTGCACGGCACGGGCCACGTCCTCGTACACGACATCGTACACGTCCTCGTACGCGGCGTAGCAAGTGACGTAGTACGTGGCATCTTGCATCCACACGTACACGAGCCACTGTATGTCCGAAGGGCTCATCAGGCTGTTCATGTCGCACTCCAATTCTGCTCGGTTTCTTCGACGAATTTGTCAATGACCGTGTGGTCCGATTTGTGCGCGTCATAGAACGCGGCATAGAACACGGACCAGCCCACGACATCGTGCACGGGCAAGTTCACGGAGTCGCGCGTGACATTGTGCACGGCCCAGCCCACGGCATCGTACATGGCCGCGTGCACGGCCACGTACACGGTATCGTTCACACCTCGCTCCATGCCCGAAGGGCTCATCGGGTTGTGCATGCTGCACTCCATTTCTGTTCGATTTCGTCGATGAACCGATCGAGGCTCGGATGGTCTGATTTGCGCATGGCCCGTTCTTCGCCCCAACACAGGGCAGCACCCACGGCGTCGTGCACTCTATCGGCTATGCCGTACCCGGTGTCTACCCATACGGGAGAGATTGGGTGGGCCGACCTCATGGCGCTTTGAACGGCGTCCTGTACGGTGAATTCTACGAACCACCAGAAGCGCACGCGCATGGTGCAAGGGCTGTCATTGAGCATGTGGCACTCCGGCTGGGATAGCCCGCCAGCCTTGTACGTCGTAAAAAGAAAGCCGCGCAGGCCCCCGAAGGGGCCTGCGCGGCAATGGGAGGGATCAGTCCTGGTTCAGGGTCCGTCCGCCGCCGGGCTGCGGCTTCAGCTGCCGTCGGATCTCCCAGTATCCTTCGCCGTCGGTGACCTCCGGGATCACATGCGACTCGTGGGGCTTCAGGGCCCGCACATGACGGATCTCCACGGGAACCGAGTTCACGAGGAGGGTCATGCGGGGATTGCCGTCCTGGCGCAGGAACGTCACGTCGGCGTCCGGGGAGAACACCGCGATGTGGGGGTTGTCGGACGGAGCGACGACCATCTCCCCCGAGTTGGTGTGGGCGACCGGCTTGAAGCTGCCGGGAACCTTCCCGCTCCGGTATCGGATGAGGATGTCACCTTGCGAGGTGGGGCGCCGGTTCAGAAGATGACCGTACGCGGGGTTCTGGGTGTAGTTCTCGGTGGCAGTCATGGCACTTCTCGTTGGAGTGGGGGAATACGCCCGGAGGCATGCGCCTCCGGGCATCTATCGAATCAGGAGCGGTACCCGAGGCCCTCGTACTCCTCGACCGGGATGTCATAGGACATGGCCCCCGCCTCCACCGCCGTCTGCGCTTCCGGCATGGCCGGGAGTGCGATCGTGCGGCCGGTGCCGCACTGGGCGATGAGGAACCGAGCGGGGGCGGTCCGTGAACCGTTGCCCACCGGGAAGGCGACCTCGACCAGCTTCCCGAACTTGGGGTCCGGGTGCTCGTCGATGACTCGGGGGTCGAGCGCCCCGAGGACGGCGTCCCACCCCAGGATTTCGCACCCGGCGGTGCGGCGGTCGGCGTTGTTGTTGTTCAGGACCTCGAGGGCCCGCTTCCGCACCTGCTCCGGCGTGGTGGGCTTGTTCATGATCCAATCGGCAGGGACCTGAAGTCCCTCCCAGTAATAGAGGCTCGTCCCGAGCGGGTGATTCGGGTCGTACTCGCCGTTCTCGTCTCGGCCCCACGCGATCGCGGGCCCGTCCGGGTTGTGGAGGACGTGGGAAGTGCCCGCGTCGAGGAGGTGCAGGCGCGAGGGCCGGTCGGCGATGAACGCGAAGTTCGGGCCGTAGTACACACCGCCACAGACTTGTGTGAACTCCTCTAAGATGCGCCAGGCTTCCGCCTGAT